TCATTCCCGTTCACGTACCGTCAGACCCTTCTAACCACATCGGTTATTATGTTCTATTAGATAAGAATGGTAACCCTATTACGCGGGCTAAGGATGCTAAATATTTCACCAACCTTAAACAACGGGTGAAAAAAGAGAATGAAGGAACCTCTGAGCTTATCGAGCAGGTTAGACAGGGCATGTACGGTAACCGTAATACGGTTGCTGAAGCGTCTGAAAATGAGATCATTAACGCCTATACGTCGTTAATAGAAAACGATCTTGTAGCACGTCTAGAAGCCGGTATCTATAACGATAACGCAGCGCTATCGTGTCCGGAAGAAGTAGGGCGTATCATGCTAGCGCGTGCTTTATCTAAAATGCATACGCAGGTGTTGTTTGTACCCGCTGAGTTAATGACGTATGTGGCGTTTGATTACAACGATAACGGTACGGGTCGTTCGTTAATTGAAGGTTCTAAGATTATTGCGTCGTTACGTGCTATGACGATGTTTGCCAATACCATGGCAGGTATTAAGAACTCTAATAGCCGAACTAAACTTAACATTACCCTAGATGAAGATGATCCTGATCCAGCTAATACCGTTGAAAAGATCATGCATAACTTCACTAAGAACCATCAGTTGTCTTATCCGCTAGGCACCATTGACCCATCGGACATTACAGGTTACCTGCAACGTTCTTCGGTCGATATCAACGTAGAGGGTCACCCTGCGTATCCAAGTACAAAGACCAACATTGAAGATGGTCAACGTAGTGTTATTAATGTCGATACTGACTTAGAAGAAACATTACGTAACCGTCACTTCATGTCGATGCATATTGCGCCTGAGATTGTAGATTCTACATTGGATGTTGAATTTGCTACTAATGTGGTAGGGTCTAACTTACTATTAGCTAAGCGCGTGATCATCTATCAAGATACGTTATGTGATCACCTATCTGACTTTATTCGTAAGTTTACTAATAACTCATCAGTGCTGATGGCTCAGATATCAGAGCTTATTGATGAATCAGGTATTAGCAAGAAACTTAAACAAGGCAATAAAGATGTAACAGACGATGGGACGTTTGATACGAAAGAGTCATTAATCACGGAGATCATTGATTCAATTACCATTAGTCTGCCCACGCCTGATACTGCGAAATTAGCAAATCAAGGTGCGTCTTTTGAAGAGTTTAATAGCTTACTTGAAGCAGCGCTACCTGCCTATGTTGACTCTGAGATGTTTGACGGTATGTTAGATTCAGATCTTGAAGAAGGCATAGAAGGCACTATAGCGGCATTGCGCGGTTACTTCCAGCGACAATGGTTACGTAAGAATAACATCATGCCTGAATTAGAAGGAATGGTATCTGAAGGATCTAATGAAAGCTTTGATATTGTCAATATACATAAAGACCATGCCAAGGCTATCTTAGACCCCATGCAGAAACTATTACGGATGATGCGTAAGGAAGGACAAAAGGCACAAAGTAACTTGGATGCTGATCGTGATGAGATGACCAAGGCTTCCGAAGAGAAAGATCAAATGATCCAAACACTGCAAGAAGAACTTGAAGCATTAAAAGCTAAGCTTGGAGGTAATGAGGAAGAGGAGGAACCTGTAGATGATAATACAGACATCCCTGAAGACCTAGAAAGTGAAGAAGAATCAGAAACACCACCTAGCGAAGAACCGGGTGCTGAGGACGATCTACCACCACTTTAAGGCATAACTTGTAGGGTAGCTTAGACTACCCTACTTTATGCCGTCACAGACGCATACAGAAGCACTATTGGTTCTTTTTATTACGACGTCTTTGTTTTCTTGCTTCTTTAGCTTTCTTACGACCACGAAGACGTTTATTACGCGCTGCTTCGTCTTCACAACGAATCTTACCGCGTTTACTTGGTGAGGGTATTACCGTATCGGCAGAGAAACTAGCAGCCATAGCTGCTGTTAACAATCCATTCATACGGGGTTTAGAAAACATAATTAACGTTCCTTATTTTTATTATCGAAGACAAAAAAAGGAGAGGGCAATAACCCCCTCTCCAAATGTCTGGCCCTAACACCAGACGCCCTTTTAAAGGGGTGAGGTCGTAGACGCTTATTCGCGCCACAGGCCTAATGCATAGTAGTCTTTACTTAACCAACCCGGTAGAACCTTTAGGCGGTATCCATCAATAGTATCGATGAAGTAATGACGTACGTGTAGATCTTTAGTACGTGCATAGAGATCTTGCAGTACTTTAAACTCTACAGGGTTAACAGATTGTTTCACCGATGCGATAGGTTGATCTTTATCGACTTTAAGTTCCATTGACTTAAGCGTCCACGGTACTTGAGTGATAGAGATTACATCAGTAAGGAAAACAACAGCGTAGTCTTCAGTGGTTAGATCTAGTGTGTCTGGGTCTTCTACATTTTCAAAGAATCCAGATAACTCAGTATCTTCAGCCACCTCTACGATGTTATCTTTAAGGCGATCTGCCTTATACGTTTCTTTCAGATAGTTACTTACTTCCGGTGCACTTACCGCAGAGAATAACAATGGAATCAGATCATTGATTTTATCTGCAAATAGCTTACGTACACTTTCACCATGCTCATTGGCGATTTCGGTAAGCAGTTCCGCATAATCACTTAACTCATCAATAGTCCAACTTACCGACATAGAGTAGTTAAGTGCATCATTGATCATACCAATCGCACGCTTGGTGATTTGACCGCAGAAACGCTCAGGCATATCTAGGTTAGACATAACAGAGATGAATTGATCCATAGTCTCTGCCTTTGCAAGATCATCAGCACCTTTGCGGTCTATACGATAAGCGATAGGTTTAAGGTGACGGTATTGGAATTCCAAAATGGCATCTTCAGGGATCTTGATACGTTTGCTGTTTAAAGCTTGGCGTAAGTAGAATTCTGCTTGCTGATCAGAGTGCGCATCAATCAGGTTAGTAAACTGTACAGCTGGAGTCACTTCGCCCTCCTCAGTCTCATCATCTAAGATGGTGGCAGTTGCATTGATGTAGTGATAGTCTTTCCAACCATCACCTTGAACAGAGCCACTAGGTGCTCCAAGCGATTGTGTCTTAAGGGCTGCGTCTAATTCGTGTTGTTCGTAATCCATGAATTCACCTTTCTCTTGTATGACTTCGACGAGGTAACCATCTTTGTGTGGTAAGTAAATACGCTCGTGCGTGTTAGGGTTGTAAGTTAAATTAAATGGCAATAAGGGCTTTAGTGCCATATGGTCTGGTAAGTCGTTATAGAATAACGGGGCTTCATAAGCAGGAGTAGTGTCGTTATCAAAGCTAACGGTATCAGCAGTTTTAACATCAGGGATATCCCACGCCGCACTCCGTCTATTTTCACTACCTGTACTCCATGATGTTTTGACAGCATTATCGTTAGTTGGCGCTGTCTTACCTACATCCACTTCCTGATAATCATGCAGGCCACCTCGTCTGCCCGTATCTAGTACCGACCGGTGCTGGTTAGGTTGAGGTGTGTTAAACATGCCACGCATATTACCACCATTACCGTTGAAGGTATTAGGCTGGTTAAACCCCATCTGAGTACCGCCCTGCCACTGGGTTTGTCGTGGTTGATAGTTATTACCCCCACCGTAACCACCTTGGTTGTAACCGCCCTGATTACCGCCCCACGCAGGTTGTTGATTGCGTTGTTGGAACTGTAAGATCTGTTGCTTAATCTGCTCAAACTCACCTAGGGTGCTGTTAACAGAGTTAACGATATTAGGATCTTGAACTAGCTGCTGTAGTGGCTGGTACGTAACCGCATTAATTGAAGCATAGATGCCTGTCATCTTTTGTGCAACCATAGCCGCAGCTGAATCAACATTATTACCATGCGTGTTAGCAGCAAGTACCATTTCTAAGAAACCGCCAGCAGAGACAAGTAACTCATCATACTGCTGGTTGTTATACATGTTGCTTGCCATCTGATTAAACAAGAACGTACGTAGCGGATTACGCGGTGCTTGTTCTTGTAACTGATGACGTAGATGTCCATCTAACATCTTAAAGGCTTCTGGCCCTAGCTGCATGGGGAAACCGTTAGGGGGGTTTCTGCCAGGAACCGAGTACGGCAATCCATGGATAAAGAATTGCTGATTTGGAGCGTTAGCGTCAAAGGGTAAATTACCGGGGTACATAAGAGACCTCGTTGTTATTTGTCAAATATTTAAAAGTGATGATAGTGCTATGTGCGTGCAATCTTCGCCTGCACACTTTCTATCAGATCTGTGAAGCGCGGATCAGGAATCATCTCACCTTCAGGTGTTACGTTTAGATATGGATTAATCTGACCGTGACCTGTTGGACAAGAACTTGGCTGATTCCCATAACTACATACTTCAGCCAACGAAGCGTGCAGTAGTCGTGATGGTTTAGTCTTCGTCCCGCTGCGAGAGCCAGTCGCATCAGTCTGAGGTACCACCTTGTTAGTCATCTTGAACATGAGATTATCACCGGCCGTAGAGAGAGAACTTACCTCACCATGTCCTGTGTTTATCTTACGTATAGTATCAAACTTCAGATACTTGTCCATAAGCTTTTCTATGTCCTTGACAGCTAGGGTTTTGTTTTTGTTAGAGTTTAACTTAAAGGTAAAATTAAATATTGCCTTTATCACATCTAGTAATATATATCTCAAGGTTGTTAGCTTCTTACCATACAGGTTAGAGACATCCGTTGTGATGATAATTTCATTCATGGTTTCGATAATATAAGCAAATAAAGCATACGTGTCTTTACACTCTATCCCCTCACGTTCTAGGTTCATTTGAACCAGGCCATCAATGTAATAATCTAGACTTACTAAATGCGCATCGATATCTTCTAACAGCCTACCTTCATTTACTTTACTCTTAAAGATAACATGCCCCATCAATACACGCCATAGACGCGTATCATCGATATACTCTGGGCGAATACGTTGAGTAAAATGATCTGCAAGGTAGAATAACGTGGCGAGTAAGTTGTCAGATAGCCTACTACGCTGCTCACGTCGACAGGCAACACGCAGCTGCGTAGGTTGATAACCCTTACCTTTAACGCTGATAGGTTGTAGATGTAAACTCTCTACAATAATCCAATCTGATTTAGGATGTGACTGCTCGGTGATGGTGTTACGATCACCTACTACAACATCCATACCGCAGAAGCGTTTGAAGGTTTCTGTCACGCCATACTTACAAAACAGATAATGACCTAAGGTACTTACCATATTGAGACGTAGACCGCCCATGTAAATAATCTTAGAACCTTTATCTTTTTGACGCAGATGATAAATGGTACTCCATGGAATACTTAGAGTTTCTTTAACACCATCAATGACTAGGTTGTGTGTGACCCGTTCAAAGGTAAGTTTGTCACGTGTTAATGCAACGAATAGTTTCCCATCGTCTACTGAGAATAGATTATCAACCATAACTGGATTAATAACATATTTAGAACCGTTCACGCGTATAACACCACCTGGTCCTACAAAAGGCAACTGCATAGAGCGCGGATAAAGCTTTTGACCATGGTAGCTAAAATTATACTGAAGCATGTAGAAGTCACTTGGCGCAAGATTGAACTCAGCGCGCGATGATCGCTTACGTGTCATGTAAGCATACTGCTGCTCCGGTGTTGCTCTTTTGTACTCTCCATCGTACGTAAATCCCTCTGGAAAGCTTCGTGCTGCACATTTCCACACATGGTCGATGTATTGCTCGACTTCACGCATCTGCTCTACTACTAACCCTTTCGCCAGTATAGGGTTAAACTTAGGCACATGTTGCTCGTGTATGTGTTTAAATAAATATTGATCCATAGATCATCCTCCGATCAGTTATGTCGCAATTCGGACATAATGACACTTCCTTTAAAGCATCACCATAGGGTAGGTGTCCTCTGTATTTCTTGACGTTTAGTCACGCATCTTAGCCATCGCCGCCAGCGCAATGCCGATGCCCGTTACTAACGCCCCACCTATTTTAAGTACCTCTACCCCTACACTTCTTTCATCTTTAACACGATCCAATCGTGCTTTTCTTTCCATCTCCTCCATTTTTCGTTGATGGTCACGTTCTTTACGTACCTCTTCCTGTTGCTTAATACGTTCCTCTTGTTCTTTAGCTTTAATATCCGCGCGTGCTTTATCAAGTTGGTAACGTTTCTCTAACTGCACTAACGCATCACCATGCGTGATGCATTCTTGCATGCTGTAATACAGCATAGGTGTTTCAAAGTTAGTACCATCTAGACATGCTAGGGTATCGTATCTAACTCTAGAAGGTCCACCTATAAAGACCGCATCAGTTTCTGATACCGCTCCCCGTGTATGCGATGACCGAGATACCCATACGCCGTCTTCCATGTTTTCCGAACGCGTGGGTTTAATCTCCATTGCATCGCCATGTATATTGATATACAGGCTGTTATACCGACCCGCATTATCAACTAACATTACGGTAAAGTTGCTACGCGGTGCTTCTTTTTGATTCTTTTGATATTGATTATAGATACTCGCCGCTGTGCGTGCAGCGTAAGGATGTATAACGTCAGTACCTTCAAATCCAATAGCAACATCTAAATTGGTGATATACAGACCGTTAGGTTGTGTTTGTATCGCCTTACCGCCAATAACGTATCGGACGGTAAACTGTAATCCTGATCGGTGTTTCTCAATATGATCTCCCCCGGTTATGGCTTCAATGACTCGGTGTTGTTCGATGTTGTGGTTTTCAGTATCTTCTTCAACATCAAGCATTAACTGATTAATAAATTCATCCACACGATCATAAGCCACGAGGAACTGTTGTTCAATAACCAACTTACCTACGTGCTGCTGGGGCATGTTCATGTGTCTGTCCTCCATAGCAAGAGGAAATAAGATATTGTTACGATGTGCTAAGTACAGCACCTTACCTGTATAGTTGTAATAGCTTTCCGTAATACGTAACGCAGCTTGACGCGGTGGCGTGTACGAGGTTTCCTTGTATGCTTCTATATTTCTTATACGTGTAAAGTGCCCCTTGGTTGTTCTTTTATCCATCTGGCGTGATCTCTTTAACGGTTCCTATCGATAGTCTTAGCGCAAGACCATACTAGTAATGTAGGTGTGAAGTGTCGTCGAGACGGCATAGACGGCATAACACTCAGGAACCTTAAGTCCCTGAGTGCTACTTAACCACGCTAAGTGATCTTTTAATCGGTAATGAAACCGGCATTGTCTTTTTTTAAATTGTAAATACGCAAGCGCATTTTTAACCAGATTGTTAATGAATCAGGTCAGGGAGGCGAACCTCCCTTGGGTATTACTAGCTACGTGTTGGTACACCACCGATGTAGTCAGTGAAGACTTTATCGATGTTAGACACGTTGATCACACCCATTACAGGTAGGTGTGGTACGTGAAGGTCACGTGGCTGTACTTGAGTTTCTTTGGTAGTAGCATTGTCACGTGATACTTGCGCTGTGCTAGTAAGCTCAGGCATGTAGAAGTGAGTACCAAAACCAAGCGCATCAGGTTTACCTGATGCACCACGGCCGAAACCAAGAACGATCTTACCAGACATACGAGCATCAGGTGAAGATACAACTTCAAAGTCCATACCGATAGATGCAGTACGCTCATCACCAGAAACCATGATGTGCTGAGCGATAACGTGATCTGTACCGATGATCAGCTTAGGCTTAACGCTAGTGCCGCCAGTTTCCATCTCAAGCGCTGCTGCGTAGTTAGAACGATCCATCATCTTGTATGCAATTTGACGGATAGCGTCAACTAGGATAGCAGAGAAATCAGATGCTTTCTCATGCGACTTAGTTGAGTTGATAACTGTAGCTGCATCGATAGTTTCTTCTTGGAAGTAAGGCTTCACTAGAAGACGACCGATACCTTGTACTTGAGGTGCAGTACCTGTTGCCGTTGCACGAGCTACTGTAGAACGTAGGCTATCTACGTAGTTAAGTAGAGTGGTAACCGCGTTGTTAGAGGTACGAGTACGTGCAGTAGTAACTAGCGCACGTAGATCAGACGCCTGGTCGCTTGAGCCGTGGATAGGCTGAGGCGCAGAGATAGGCGCACCTAGTGGTACAGTGTAACGCTCTTTAACTTCAGTACGATCGATCAAGATACCACGAGTACGGCGGTTAGCGTTAGTTAGACGTGCGTCTAGCTTATAACCGATCACTTCCATAGAGAAGCTGTCGATAGCTGCTTTACCATCACCTTGAGTAGTAGAGATCTGTGCACCAGACGCATCTACTAGGCCGTTAACGCGAAGTGGTGAAGCATTGATTTCAAGCGCACCCGTTTCAACGTTAAGCGTACCATTAAGCTTCATGTCTAGTGAAGCAACGTAGTCGTTAAGACCAGCAAGCGCATCTGCTTTGCTCTGATCAACAGCTTTAGTGTCAGAAGCAAGTAGAACAGCGTTGTTAGCAAACGTTAGTGCCATTTCACGGCTATCGCCTTCAGCAGTAGGCTGGAACGTAGTGCGTGGAAGGCCTTTAACTTGAATTTCAAGAACGTCAGACTCACCAGTAGCAGGATCAGCTTGGTTAGCTGCATCGCGAACCAACACGTAAACTGTCTTAAGCTCAACACGACCGTCGATAGAATCAGTGCTGTCGATTTGTGAGTTGATGCGGTTAGGACCAGTTGCAAGTGATACAAGATCCATTTGTGCGTCAACACGTAGTGCTGAAGTCTTGAACTCGTCACCGTCAACTTTAACGTCAGCAGGTGCTAGTACGTCAGTGTCTACGAAGAACTCAGCACGGCTGTCATCAGCAAGATAAACAGGCACTAGGTCAGTAGTTTGGTTTTCAAGGATTGACGCATCTTGAACTGCGTCAACAAGGTTAACTTTACCAAAGTTAGTAATAGAACCTGTAGCAGAACGCGTTACTTCGTTGAATACCATTGTACGTTGTACAGATACTTCAGCGCCAGCATTGTCAGGCGACATTACGTACGTTGGGAAGAATGCTTCAGCAAACGGGTCTTGTACCGCAGCTAGCGCGTTGAACACGATTGAATGAGGAGCAAACTTACGTAGCTCAGATTCGTCAAATGCTTCGCTAGACGGAGAAAGGCGGAAGTCCATTGAACCCGCTGAACCGAAAGCTGGTAGGCTGGTGTTGCCTTCAACGCTTACAGACATTGCACGCTGTGCGTAAACTGCTGGGTTACCGTTAGCAAGTGCGGCAATTGCAGCAGCTTCAAGGCCAACCTGAGTAACAGCAAAACCTTCACCTAGGTTCTCTTCAAGGATGTGCTTGATTTCATTTGAATTACTTTCAAAAGACATCTCTAGATCAGAACGTGCGTTATCGTCAAGTGACTCAAGCGCAATAAGGTTGTTAGTAAGAGTTGTGTTAGACAAATCAGCACCCTGACCCTGCAGAAGCGCGGAGATGCTTTGTTTAGCGGCACCTAAACCGGTTGCCTTTTTCTTGATGCTTAATAGGGACATTATCGTACCTTTCCTTTCATTAACGTGGATTATTAAGAAGCGTGTGTCTCATACAGTGTGTGACACAGGTTTGCTTCTACAGGTTAAAAATGCGGATGACTACGCTGCGTGGCGCAGCTGCATCGCAACGTAGCTGGTATACAGTGGCGTCTTAAGTATAGCGCCATGGTCATAGCGTATCTGAAGAATCTTAAATAGTTCCTCATATAAATCCATAACCACTACAGGTTCTTTACTAGGCTCGATGCACAGGCCTATGGTATCCGTGCCGATCAGGCAGGGTGTCATAGAGATAGTATCGTTTTGACTTCCTAATGTTTGACCGTACAACAGAATCTGTTGCCGTCCTACCATACCTTGATGCTGTTGAAGTTTAATTCTTACTGCATCGCTAGGAACATCTGGCAGGCCTTTTACATCAGCATGTGGATAGCTTGCAGCTAATGCATTTAACCATCCCAGACCACCGTTACCCAGTTCACTTAACGTACTATAAATAGATGCTTGGTAGAACTGAACATCTTCGGGAGATAGTATAGACGACAATTTCTCAATATCCAGCACGCTGGTGAGAGGCTCACCCAAACGCGCTAAGGTTTCTTTTAGCCAATGGGGTACAATGACATAATTCATAACGGGCCTTTACTAGTAGTTGCGTGTGATTCATCTATACAATAGGAAACCTCATGGACTCAAAACTATTGCTCGTTAAGGCGATAATGTTACTGTATCGCGAAGGGCAACTAGAAGATAACAATGGTCAGTCTGGACCTATTATCAAAGAAGTAATTGAAGCACTTAAGCCAACCTTTAACAGTGCGGTATCAGGTTCCTCGAAAGATACACTAGTAGCATTACGTGACACGCTTCTATATATGCTAGAAGAACCACCTGGCTATAAACACGATAGAGACACCATCATTCAACGCTTACGTGTTAACATCATTGACGACGAGTCATTGTTTAAAGCCGTTGAATTAGGAATGATAGAATTAGAATCAGAAGAACGCATTCAGCAGGTCTGTTACGACCACGTCAGGACGTTACGTCAGTTCCTATCAAGAAACACCATTAAAAACATTATTAAACAAGCCTCTCAAGATGTTCACTTTAATGAAGAATCGGTAAATTGGAAGACGTTTGCTGCGGATCTAGTAGATCAACTTGAGCCTTTTGCAAGTAACCTAGTCGAAAACGCGCAAGGGTTAGTGACCGAGTTAGATATTGATAACATTGAAGCCGTTGAAAAGGTAATGAAAGACGGTAATGAGTCTAACTCAACTGAAGGGATCATGAAGTTAGGTTGGCAGGGTGTTAATAGAATGACAGGTGACCATGGCGGTATACGACGTGGTGACTTTGTACTAATAGGTGCACTTCAGCATAACTTTAAATCAGGGATGCTACTTAACATCCCTAAACACGTAGCGTTGTATAATCGCCCATACATGCTAGACCCTAAAAAGAAACCGTTAATTATCTATATCTCTTTAGAAAACAAGATTGAAGATAACATCTTGATCATGTACAAGAACCTTAAAGAGAATGAAACCGGTGAAGCATGCGATGTAAGTAACATCAACATACAAGAAGCAGCGGCTTATCTTCGTGAAGTCTTAGGTAAGAATGGTTACCACTTTAAGTTCTTACGTTTTGACCCGACTGAATTTACTTATCGTGATCTGTTTGAATTACTTGACCGTTACCAAGCTGAAGGTTACGAGATCCATATGGTATCGGTGGATTACCTTAACATGATGAGTAAGCAAGGATGTAACTCAGGTATTAACGAAGCACACCGCATACGTGAGTTGTTTAGACGTGTTCGTAACTACTGTAACCCTAAAGGCATCACGCTGTTAACCGCGCACCAGTTAAGTTCAGATGCTAAGCAACTAGTGCGGATGGGAAGTTCTGACTTTGTTAAAGAGGTAGCTAACAAAGGCTATTACGACTCATCTAAAGGTATCGACCAAGAAGTGGACTTAGAGATTACCATACACATCGAAAAACCAGGTGACGGCCATAGCTATCTCACCATGATGCGAGGCAAGCATCGTAAGTCAGGTAAAATCACCCCTGATAAAGACTTATTCTGTGTGTATCGTTTTGAACCCATCGGGGATATACCTGATGATGTACATGGAAGTGATTTGTCAAGAAGAAGTGTTGGTGGTGGTGTTAATAGTCAACCAGGCGCTGCTGAAGGCGCGTGGTGGGACATGCCAAAAGGTGACCATGCCGCATAAAAGCCTAACCACCTAGCCGTGAGGCCGGGTGGTTAGCTTATGCCGTCTAGATAAAGCTAGCTAATACTGCTTGACTCATTTCGTTGTATTTATCGCATGCTAATATATCAGGATGGGAGAACATGCCTTTCTTTTTACAATACGCAATCATACGCTCTTGTTTATCTTCAAAGTAACCATTTAACGCAGCACCTAGACGAAGATAATCGACATAATCGATAGCCTGTTTAGCATCATCGCTTTCTTTTCGTCGCCAGCGTTCAACAGCGTAGATGATAGGTTGTTCAAATTCCCACTGTTTAAGGATCTGACCCCCTAAGATAGGTGATAGGCGGCTAGCGGTTTCATTTAAAAAAGCAGGCTGAGCAAATTCAGCAGGGTTAGTTTCTGCTTCATTTAGTATAGCCAACATACCGATGTTGTGGACTAGGCAGGCCAGGAATAACGTTTCTTCCCTGACGTGTTTTTGCTTATCGCAGACCGCATAGGCACCAATGGCACACGAGGTCATCGTAACGGTATCCATCCATACCTCATGCATCTTTATTTGAATCTGTTTATTTTGAGAATCAAATAACTGCTCCATGGCCATACCTATTGCTAGGTTTTTAAGCTTAACAAGCCCTATACGTTTACAGGCTTCGTGGATATCAGTAATGGTAGAGACACCACGTACTAAAGCAGTATTAGAGTAGCGTAGTATTCTAGTGGTTAATGCAGCGTCAGTAGCGATCACCTGACTAACATCTACAATAGTTGAATCTTCTTTCTCCGCTGTCTGCTTTACACGTAGTGCGATATCAGGCAAAGTAGGTAGCGTTAGCTTGTTATGGTTGATCTTATCGAGGATTGATAAAGTTAACGCGTTATGTTTCATGGTTAAACAAACTCCATTGTTGAAGAACTTAGCAACAACCGGCTAAGGTCGTTAGGGATGTAGCTCCCATAGAAATACTGAGTTATAAGTGACTTACTTGCGAGCTTATTATCCGCTAACGCCTTAAATTGAGCAAATTGATAACTGTGATTCATCACCACCCCTAGCTGAGATCGCTCGTGTAGGGGCGTATTTTCTTGATGCTCTTCTAAGGCCCGTCGTAGTGGACGTATATGTGTCCAGTTGATTTGGTGAATAAGGATATCTTGAATCTTTTCTTTAAAGCAGTTAATCCAGATACTTAAGACATTAAAATTCACATCAACGGACTGAATAGCGGCGTGCAGTGTGTGCTGGCTCTGAGACCGCCACGTATCCATCAAACGCACTCTAACGTCATCCTGACGCTCGCAGAACAAACGATACACCACAACACTACATAAGACATCTAATACGCCTAGAAGACCACCTAAACGGCGTGTAGGATGATCTTTACCTAAGGTGTTTAAATACCGATAGCGTAGTTAACATTATAGCTAAGTAAACGCTTAAACCTACTCTCGCTAGCACTACGTTTAACGTCATAATCCACTTCTGTAAACTGCTGTACGAGTAAAAGAGGAAGTAGGTCATCAAGGGTAGATTTACCTAACTGACCTATTATAGCCTGCATGCTCTGCTTGCCTACATCAATCTTGCTATACTTTCCACTGCGCTGTTCTTTAACAATAAACTTCAATACCCCGTCTGTCAATATATCAGACTGACCGATGGCATTAACCAGTTTCTTATAGTCGACGTTAGGATGGTATAGTGTATCAATGAGATCTGGCAAGGCACGCCCAATAGCATGGAGTGGGCGTTCGGTTAATTGAATCTCTATATCTTTTTTAAGCTCGCGATGATATAGTTCGCTGGCTTTAACCTGCCACTCTACCTGTTTTGCGTTGGCCCGTATTTTATCCTCTTGCCTTACACGTTCTACATCTAGCAGCGTTCGATTAGCGTTCGCAACAATAGGTTCTTTAATACCGCGCTTTATTACAGTATCTATATCAGGCGTATAGCCTGCCGATATAGAGGAAGCGAGGTTAAGATCAAACAAATGTGCACGGCATCGCTGCGTCATCAAGTGCTTGACTAATGAAAATTGACTAACCTGCTCTTCAGTAAGTCGGGTTGGGTCTAATAGAAATTTAACAGCCTGCATGGTTTGTGGTCCTTCATCGTCATAAGGTGAGGACCTATTGGTCCTCACTGCTTATTAATAAATTACGCAACGTAATGATGTCATCTAGACATCGGTTAAGTGGATCGGCGGGGAAGTGTATAGCATCTTTCTCATCGTCATGATCTAAAAGCTCTTTAGCCGAATTAGCATGATCGATAAAAAGATCCAACATGGCCTCGGCAGCATCTAGCTTATCTTCAATGCTATTAGTTTCCTCTAACAATCTTTGAAGATAGCCACCGTATTGATCCAAATTAACCACCCAGTAAACAATACCTGTACGAATATCTTGCTGTTTATTTACCTCCAGGTAATTAAACGCTGTTTCGCCCCGATATAGCTCATGTCTGTCGCGGTTTCTTTTCTTATCGATATCTATCACTACATCAAAATGGTTGCGACGTGTAGGTTTAAGACCTACTTTGTCAAACACGCCCATGATGACATCAATTAACCGCATGTAAGTGTTATAGAACAACTTATAGCGTTTAAAGGTAACGTAGTGTAGTTCTTTATTCACATAAGACTTAACTGCCTTATCTACCTCACCATAGACACGTGTCGATTGGTTAGGATTTTCTACTGCTTCGGTGAAGCATTGATCGCGTTGATTAGTTAAAATACCTCTTATGGATATCGCACACTGCTTCCTTTCATTCAAACGCTCGATCAACGCACCGATATTAGCTTTAGTGTAGCTAATGGTGAGCAATCGTCTCATACCAGTGTCCTATGATGTTTAAACGCTCCCTACCAGTTTAGAGATACAATCATAGCATGAGTATCTTCTAAGCTCACCTTTGCTGATTGAGCTAGTTTCCTTGCATTACGCTTTACCTGTTCATCGCTGTAGCGAGTTTGACTATCCCACGCCCACTGTAGTAGTGCTTGACGTTGTTTAGGTCGACATTCTCTATCCTTTAAATTACAATTAGCGTTAATCTGTCCCTGATGTCTTGCTACAAAGCTACGCCAGCGTTTAATCTCTAATTCATCTTTCTCACCTAAACGGCGACCTAGATAATAGAGACAATACCAATTCCACCAACCCAGAGGGTAGTCGGGGTCTGTCCAGCCTTTACGTTCCCATTCCTTTAACGATTGACGAGACTTGACGCCATAGTAATTCAGACTTGCGTCGGGTTCTTGCGAGCGAGGTATTACGTTCTTATGTTTGTACCAGGCTTTGGGTAGTCCTTTGATCGCAACGTTATAATGGCAATCCATGAACACACCCATCTCTAGCATCTCCCAAGGCGTAAAGCTAGGACCAAATGTTGGATCCCAGGTTATTGTATTACTCATGATGATTCCATATTTTCTTATTAAAGACAAAAAAGAACAGGATCCGAAGATCCCGTGGGCTATTTACTTACATTATCAGAATAGTAGGTTAGTGCGTCAGCACACTGCATGTTATAAGGTATTTGGAAACTAACTTGATGCGTCCCACCTTTCCATGTATTAACACGTGGTCCTACTTCTTCATTGAATGTTATTTCTGCACGATAGATACGCCAGGAGATAAATCGCGCCCATCTTAAACATAATGGCGCTACACGAATATAATACGTACGCACATGACACTGCACCATGTTCAAATTAGCCTGATCGTGGTATTTCATGTTATTCGCTTGCTTTAACGTCACCTCAGTATAAGGTTCTAAGCAGCGTATCTGCCAAGGCATATCATACCCGCGATACCCTTTACGTCCAAGGTAGAATGACACAGAATCCGCATGAAAGAATACCCCATACCAGATATCTTCCTCATTATTATCCAATGCCTCAACGCACCATCTTGCACTAAGTTTAATGGTGATGTTAATCAGGTATAAGAATAACGTAACACTATTATCGCCCTCACCGTAGCTAAGGTTTTGCTTGGTGGTTCGACTTAAAAGGAAATGGATACTCCTATCTACCTTAGGAATATTCCACTTCACTGTCAACATACCTAGGCTAAACACACCGCTGGCTTTTAGTCGTTTTAATGCAGCTAACATAATACACGTCCTGTTATTGAAGTTAAAAAAAGAAGGTCATAATAAACCTTCTTTATGTTAATACTGACTTACTTTGTAAGATCTAAACCCAGGTTACGCACTAAACGTATCCCTTTAGAAGTCATCCCGTAGGCCATGAAACGCCCATGGCGTTCTTTATCTAGATAACCAAGGTTAACCAGTTTGTTTAACATACGTGCTATAGCAGAGTAGCTCCAACGATTACCCCCGCGTCTATAATAGCTCATAAAGAAACCTTCTACCTCACCTACATAGACTAATGGATATTTACCACTATGATTACTATTGACAATGGATAACGCTAGCATAGCGGGGAGGCTTAAGTTAGACAACCTAAGCTTCACCATGATCTCTAACGGGCTTAGTTGGACATCGTGCTTGTCTTTAAACAGCTGAATAACTTCAGCGCTTTGCTGTTGAACTTCATCGCGTTGGGGTTTAGTCTTTATTGTTTTCATCGCTACGCTTCCTTGCTGTATTTTATCATATCACATATAGCCTTACCTAGATTGTATCGCACGCTATTGTTAATACTTGCATCCGATAACTGACCACGCATTAAAGAACCGTACATGCGGGTTATCTGCACAGGCATATTGGCTACTACGACTGCGCTATCGCCATGTGGATAACGATCAAATAAGATCACGTTACCGTTGGGAGTGTTAGTAACATGGACGAGACGTTGTTTGCTGTCTAATCCAATTATCTGGATATTATCTGATAAACTACCATCATCGACACCGCCATCTAAATATCCTGAGCCGTTATCCCAACTGTCTGGAATCTTATCGCAGACATACAAGTTTTCATCAACTACCTCGTTGTCATCAAGTCCTGTTAGCAGTTCTTTAATAGCTTTAGCTAGACGTCCTTCATTGTCTTCTATTATTGCATTGATATTACTAGGGGTTGCTTTAGTTAAGTTCATGTTAGTTTCCTTAATTTAAAAGACCAAGCCTTTATTGACCTGGTCGTATAAGTGTTTATTTAGTTTTGAAATTACCCATACCGTCATGGCTAGCTAGGGTAAGGTTATCAAAGATAGTAGATTCAACGATGGTATCATCATCTACATGGTAGAACTCTTTAAACTGACGAGATTTAACCACCTCACCATCTTTAACAGTAAGACGTACTCTGGCTGATGCACTGAGTTGAATTAACGTACCTGGACGAGCTAGACTGATTTCTATCATTCTTTCTTTAATATCAACTACGTCACTGTCTATGCCAATTTCTTCAATAGACCACGCACTACCTGCTTCACTTATAAACCAGTACGGATATTTATAGGACGTATTTTCACTTGACTCAGATTCTGTAGTGTCGTCTACTTTTATCTCATCGTTTACCTTTACCGTTACTTGATCTTTACCCATGCGCTCTTTAAGCGCCACCATGCGTCTGGTAGAAGACAAGTCTTTAGATTGCACTAGTTGTTTTAGATTCATAGCCACGTCCACTAGCGAGTTAAGTATACCCATGTAGTCTTTCAATAGATCTACACCATATGCCATAAGCTCAGAAAAGACCACATCGTCAATCGATATAGATAGCGTAACTTCAACATCGTCTTTAACACGTAACATGTAAGCAATGTTGCTAAGGCTGTTAGCTACCTTTACGTCGACTGTGATGCTCTCTTTAAGCATCTCTATAAGTAAATCGCCTTTCACTTTAGCGTGTTCTTCTGTATTGACTTTAGCTACTAAGGGTTTAAGTAACTCGATGGCCTGTGTTGCGTTTTCACGATAAGCAGCTACTTCAACACGTGACAGGGTGAAGGTTTGTGTAATTTGCATGATGTTATACCTTTTAAAGTTTAAAGAATGTTACCTTATTGTAATCATTCACTACAGTAATATAGAGGTATAATGTTGTCGAAACGGCATAAAGTGGGCAGGTTGCCCTGCCCTTGCTAATAGTAGCAGCCTATAGCTTGCTGCCGGTAATACCTGTCTGACCCTGATACTTACCCCCTCTATCACCATAGGTAACGTTAGGGCGTTGTTTAGAGGCCTTAAACTCTATCTGTGCAATACCTACTCCAGCATAGATCCGCATCGGTAGATTAGTGCAGTTAGTGATCTCTACTACTAAGTGACCTTCCCAACCCGCTTCCAGAGGCGTGATCAGGCTAAACATCCCTAACCTGGCCCAAGTGCTTTTATTAGAACACGTGGCCATTACGTTGTCTGGTATATGGAAGTATTCTACTGTACGCGATAGTAGCAATCCACCAGGCGGTAGGATGACGCTATCGGCCTTTACCTCTTCAACAAACTCACGTTCATCAAAGTTCATGATATCAATGATACGTCCGTCGTTAGGTTTACTAAAGAGTTTAAACTCAGGCGCTAAACGGATATCGTACCCAAAACTACTAAGTCCATAGCTAGGTATGCGTTGGCCTTTATCGTTAGTATTAATGCTTTTACTAATAAAGGGTTCAATCATGGGTTGTTGATGATTGTTAATCATTACGCCATCTAGATTAATTTGACATAAGTCGGTACATAACGCTTCTATTGCAAAGTCAGGTATTAACATGCGTTATCTCCATTTACCATCCCCACACATTCTAGCTTAAGCATGATGCTAAACGGGTCGATGCCAGTCTCAAATTTAGTATGCTTAGGTGGAGCGTGTTTATCCATGTGGTCTACCCAGTCCTGATAGTCCTTTAACGCGCTCTGTACAAGCATGTTAAGTTCTTTATCAATGACGGCTATCTCATCAGACATAGCGGTAATGGCGCGCTCTGCATGCCAGGCAGCGCCTTCTACAGATGGTTTCTCTTCAAACCTTAAGCTAGTAAGGTACTGTGTTATACCTGAACGTAGGTTATCGGTACCAACAAACTCACATTTCATTTCTTGCGTGATAGCGTGACCTGGAACGTCAACATCAAAATAAACATTGTGTCCCATGACTTTAATTAGTATTTGAAAAACTGGCGTTGTCATTAATAGCATCCTTTAATAATAGATCTTTGGGCTTGTAGGATTAATGATCTATGTAAATAAAGAAAGACGGCATAAGGGATGTAAGGTTTCCCCTACATCCCACTAGCTAACTTAATCCTACAGTAAGGTCAAAGAACTCGTCTTTAGCCGACACTATTACCTGGTCACCATCTACAGTATACCCGTTAAATAGCTGATTCTCTACCATCAATAATACTTTAACGCTTGAAAACTTACGTACTTGTTTTCCATCCTTGCTTTTTACTATTGCGGGTAGATCGTTGTAATTCTCAATACCTTCAAACATAGAGGATTCCTTACACTATTTATAAACTACGACGCCATCTCAGCTGAAATAGGCGCGTGGTGATCATAACCAAAGACTTCAAAATCTTTATCCGTCATGTGGTTAACCACGTAATCCCAATCCGTTATACGATCACTTAACACGATTGTGGGTGGGTCATATGGATCGCGACTTAGTTGTTCAGTTACCTGCTCGAAATGATTATCGTAGATGTGGAAGTTATTATGGTCGTGTTTAACCCAACCTGGTTTATGACCAGTTATCTTAGCCATAACGGCTAAAAATACATAACACTGCATCATGTTCCAATTCATACCCAAAAATCCATCTGTGGATCGTTGCGTAGACGTCATATGGAGCGTATCACCTAACAAGGTAAACGTATGGCTATACATGCATGGTCTTAATGCCCCTAGTTCAAATAGACCTGGGTTCCAAAAGGTAACAATCTCACCACGATCATCGATACCAGCTTTAAGGTTAGTATAGACCTTTTTAAATAGATCCATCGTGTAACCGTCATGGGTTGGCCAGTTCTTAGCAACACCACCATACACCACACCAATATCATCTGTGCCTTTACGGTGTGGATTATCTAACCACGCACGTGTTTCGTTAGCGTTAATGTCCCAGCTATCTGTCCCTAGGTCTCTAAACTGCGCCGCGCTACTAAACCCACGGAAATAACCACAGAGTTCTCTTATAGCTTTACGCCAATAGCTTTTACGCGTGGTCACTAGTGGAAACTCACCACCCCCTACATTGTAATATAGCACAGCGCCTGTTACCGTACGACAAACCTTACCGGTGCGGTCATTATGTATATCATAACCATGTTTCATGGTGTGTCTTAGTAGATCTAGATACTGTACTTCTGCAGTAGGTAGATGCTTTGGTATAATCATTACATGTCTCCCATATCGTTAAAATAGTCACGTAGTTCCATCAATAACCTGCCTAAGTGGTTTTCTCCTTTCCCATCTCGATTAGATACACCCCAATGCTTATCTCCATGCCAGTTACCTTCAACCAATGCCGCGTTACCCGTTGCTAGTAACTTACGCTTAAGATCTGGGTTTAGGTTAAATTTAAGCAGCAGTATTTCCCACATTGTCATTAGTTTAATAGCGTCCCAATCATCACGCAGCTTAAGCTTCCTACCATGTATTTTAGCCTGGCCTGGATAAGGTAGGGTGGTGATAAAGGCCCGTTCTTTTACATCAGTGGTTTTAGCCGCCACGTAGGCGTGCTCGGCAGTGCTAAAGCTATACGTCTGAAGCTGTTTGCCTGGAAATACCGCAGTATAAGGAATAGGGTTAGTTAGTGGATAGAAGTTACTTAAAAACGCATAGTCGTCTTTAAATCTATCTATTCTATTCTCCTGAAATAACATAGCAATATCCTTATTTAAATATTACATTCGGCAGAGGTCTGGCTGCTAGGCGCGTGGTCTCATCGATAATGAATTTATCATTAGGCTTTCCGCGATTAACGCTATCGTTATAACGTATCACGTGAAGGCTACGTCGCATGCGATAGGCGCGTCTAAGTGCAGGATTGAACACGTCGTTGTTCCATTCCAGATACGTAGTATCGGTCCCTTCTAATTCACGCATATCTACCACCACAGGTGTGAGTTTATAATACAGTCTCTGTAGTAGTAATGTGATAATGTAGACGATTAATAAACTTAAAATAAACATTCCCATGTAAAAGGCAATTCTCTTTATTATAATTAGGTTATAGTATTTAAACAGGGTGTTAAATGTGACGTTGATGACAAAAAAGAAACAATAATCAAAGAGCGGCGCTAACCGCATGCTTGATCTTGTTTCTTTCATTATTATTCACTGGCCGTTATACTCTCGGCGATGGTTGAGAACAATACCCCTGCTTTACGTTTTGCTTGAATATTGTAGTTGAACGTATCGCCTTTAATAGATAGTTCAGCAGTGTAGTCATAATGGCCTGCCTCTATTAAATCAGCAAGACTGCGTAACCGAGCAACAACGTCAAGCTCATCGTCGGTGATATCAATCGTTGAATCAGACATGAGGTTTCCTACTGTAACAAGCTAATTAAATTAGCTAGAATGTGATTAAGGGTTCGGCCGTCGTTACCTTGTTTAATCCAAGCAGCCATGTCTTTTAAACTATCAAACACGGGCGATTTAGGTGTTCCTTCCGTGACCGTCTCGTACAGACAATACGATGTAGCTTCAAAAGCAGTATAACCCTGAGTTGCAAATTTAGGATCAATCAAACCATCTTCACAGGGTACAAAGGGAGCACCCATCCAATATAGTAAACCGTCAATGGTGGCAAAACCTTCTCTTGCTCGGCTTTTATATAGCATGATTTTATAATTGTGCCTTTCTATCAACAAACCATCGAATAAAGGAATATAGTTTCCTTCATTATCTTTTGGATGTTTCCAATCTGGCGGTACACGTCGCAGTTCAACTTTACTAGTTCTTCCTGGCACTATGCCCTGACCTTTAGTCTCTGGCCTGAGATAGTGTGGCTTATTACAATCACTTGTATTAAAATCTATAAATGGTGTTAGTTTATTCATAAACTATTTCTCTATTAAAAATACGGACATAAGGGGAGGGCCGTACCCTCACTCATTTAGTTGCACTCTCCAACGTAGTGGTTACCGCTGCCCTGCTTATCACAGATACGTTGGTTACGTAAACGTTCATCATCTCCAATAGGATCTTTTAAATCCCAGTAGTAAAGATGCATAAGTTCATCGTTGGTGATGTCTATACCTAGAGGAACGGCGTATGTGTCTAGCATGTATAAATAGATGCGTGCTACGTCACCGCGTTTAATATCACGTATCTCTACAGCCTCTGAGGTAACCTCTACATCGCAGCGTCCAAAGTCCCTCGCCTCACCTATGATGTTGGCAAAAGGTTTATCAGAACGTAAATTGTTAAGCTCGCCAATAGCGGGTACAACGTTAACAAGGTCATTCTGCGCACGTTCATAGACTAGGTTAGTTCTCTCACAACACGCACGTGATGACATTAAATCCCCGTCAGACTCGTAACACGCTGATATCTCTTCACGACCCTCACCCCAACACTGTAGCGCTCCACCTATCTTTGAAGCAGGCATGACGTGTTCGCCTTCTACGCGATTAGCACGTTTAGACGTTGCACTTATAGGCTGATAGTCGCAGTCGGAATAATCTACTTGCTTATCTTCTGTAAACCCACACCCACAGTAGAATGTCTGGTTTAACGGACTAGCATGTACATCTTCAATCATCCAGCGGCTTGTAGTTGAAAATGACTTAGGAATGTCTTTAGCATAGCCGTCACAGGCAAAGATAATTATCCCTACCGCTATGACTGCAAGTATAATGTAAGGACCTAGTCCTCGTTGACATGACCCACTCATAGTACCTCTCCTTGTATATTTAAATTATTGTATTGCGATCGTAGCGATTCATGTATTATCATCATCTCGCTTGCTTGATTTTTAAAGTCAATCAAATACCTTTTGTTAATTGATTGATTCTCTATCGCTTTATCCACAGTCATGCGAACAGACCCTAATGTAGTAAGGTGGCGTAGGTGCCAGTCCAACACTGGATCTGCTAGGTTCATCTGGAATATAACCACACTACGTACGTTCCGCGTAAAACCCCACCGTCTCTTAGTAATGAACGTAGGGATGGGCGGGATAACGATCAGACTATGGGTAAGTTCTTTAGCAAACGAGCGCTCTATTGCACTGTATGGTAGGTGATTGACCACGCTGACTGCTAATTTAGCGACGGGTTCAGGTAGATTCCACTGAAGAATATCCCTTTGACTGAACACATGGGTGAACGTATGTTTGCTTTTATCTTTAAAGACATAATTACTCATCGTCCCTACAAACTTATCGAGTTGTCTATTAAACTGAACAGTAAATCGATAAGCGCGTTTATCAAGCTGTTTGTTCTGATATTTATCTAAGAGCAAATTAGCTCTCATCCCGTACTGGCGTAAAGCCATTTGTATAGCATCTGACATAATTTAGCCTTTGGCAGTAGCGCATTCAAACTCCTGCGCAAGCTTATCTAAATACGCAGCGGTTAAGTTAGGGGCTATTGCTTTAACTGCTGTTCCTTCATCTAAAGTAATAGATGGTCTGTCCCACTGCGTAAGTTCTTGAACATCTGATATTCTTTCTAGTAAACGAGTATTTAGCTCATGGGGGTGATTGTGTACGTGTTCGATTTCTTTTAGCGCTAACTCGTTTAATTGATCGCTCTCATAAAGCACACCCGCCATGATGTTAACAATAGCTAATACACGTAACTGGCTCGCATTTAAATTATTAACACGACACACCCATTCTAAACACGACGTTATACAGTCTAAATTGACCTGCATGTCGATGCTGTACTGATCTACGTAATGGGTGGGGAGTGAGTGAAATGGCGACACATTACCTACGACTTGTTTAAAGTGCGACAGATTAGTTAGGGTAATTAATCGCTTTGCGTTGTCAGTCACGCGGTATTTAGGTGAATGGAAGATGGTATTTAAAGGGATTGATTTAATCATTTGTAATAATCCATTAATTTATTATTTTGGTTTAAAAGGCAGTAAGCGTGTTTAACGAACACGTCTCATAGTAGTTTAAGGGACACGTGTATTTATATAACGATCCAGTGCGGTAGTGTAGCGGCTATTCTCCTCTAATAAAGGGCGAGTCTTTACGCTGAATAGCTTTTATTAATTCAGTCTGACACACCGGGTGAATAATGCAGGGATGACTATTAATCCAATTAACCATCCCCATGGTAAGTTTAAGGTCACGTCTAAAAGGAAACCCATTCCTAGCATGAAGTGGGTGATGTTGTTTATGCATCCATACGGCATCGGTACTCTTATCAAACGTAACAGGTAACCCATGATGTAGCATGAGTCGCTCTATTGCTGACCAGCCTTTAAAGGCACGAGGAAATTCACCCTTTAACGCGTGGCGTCTAAAAGCGCGTTCAGTGGGTAGGTCGTTATTAAGGTGATTCACCATTAACGCATTAAACGCCTTAACGGGTTCAGGTGACGTTTCAGCAATGTCTAACAATTGCGCTATTCTTTCTTGATTCTTCTGATACGCTTTAACGTCCAAAGATTTCAATCTAGCCATGTATTACTTGTCCTTTAGGTACTACTTGGTTTTTTTAGTAACTGTAAAATCTGCCCTATCTGACATCGGTTTCATGTCTTTAAATGGACTAGTGGGTTGAGGAAAGATATCACAGTTATCTTCTACGGTGTGATGAAGTTTATTTAACACAACCCCAAACGTCTTTTCATTAATTGTAACAATTAACGATATAAAGAACGCCACCGATGATAATAAATACACACCACCTGTAGAATTTATAGAAACAACACAGTGACCATTGACGGCAGCAGTACGATAAAGCCGATTAAATAATCTAATAAGCTTTGATGTAAAAACCATCCGTCCCAACTTATAGTCTATCTCATCATGCTGTACAAGTAGGCTTTCTATAAATACGGTTTTAGAGGTAGAGTTTTCTAATTCTTCAATTAATTCAACATATTCATCTATGTTCCTTAACGGTTCACGTATGGTCATGTCAAATGCATTTAATTCACTTTCTAACTTTTCAGTATGTAAAGGTGTTGATATCACCTCAACAATAACACCCTTTAGCAGGCATAGTTTTTTAATATCTTCTTTCATGTATAAATCCTTAGAGGGCATAAAGCGAGAACCCAAAGGTTCTCTGCTCTATTTAGATCTTACATGCCCCACCTTCGCAGTCGTCTACATCGCCTTCCGTTAAAGCTTTTGCTTCTTCGTTCTGCTCTGCCATGCGTTCTGCGTTAGCGCGTTCCAGGGCTTCTTCATCGATGTTTAAATCAAAATCATCAAAATCACTCACGTGATTACTCCTTTATGTAATATAGGTGTTAAGATTAATCGGTTTTATCACGCTCTACCCAAATAGTCATGGTCGCGTTTCTAACATGACGATGCTCGCTAGGTCCCGGCTCTATAGCGCTTGAATCTTGATCTATGCGCTGCAAGGTACCGTAGAGTTTAGCAATATTGCCATCTAATAAATATAGCAGCAATACAGGCATGCCTGGATAGACTTGATCAATATCAGCATTCTCCCAACGTAGTTGTACGTGAGAGCCAACCTGTCTAGCTAAGCGACTATTCTCTACAAACGCATTATGTGTGATAGACTCTTTGCTTAACTTTAAAAAGTTAGTATGGATTCGGCTTTCTACCGCAGCTTGTACTTCATGGTCATCATCTACCACTGTGGTTACATTAGCACTGCTACTGCTAAAGACATCCATAACGCGATCAGCGTTGACGTGGTAATAAGCATTACCCTCGTTCATCTGACGACGCTCAGAATGATCCATTTGCACTACATCACCGGTTGCCATCATGTACACTTTACCGTAGTGACGTTTAGGGTCATTGACTTTAAACGTGCGCTCCACCCCCGGCATCCTGTTAGCAGGCATGTTAGCTATCGTTAACGTTTGTTCAACGCTATCATAGCGCTTAGTGTGATAGGCAGGATAAAGGAACCATATTGTCTTTTGGAAGAAATACCCTATACCTGTTTTATAGACCCCGTAGGTCTTCTGCAAGTAATTTGGCAAATCAACCAACCGCGTACCCTGAGGTATTAGAATATGGTCATAGACACGTGTGTTATCAGGCTCGACAATATCGGCCCCGCTTACAAGATTCTTTAACTTCCAGTCTTGATAGTCTTGTGACGTTACCGTTAAACGACTAGGTGGCGTATCTACTTGCTGTACGTTAGCAAAGAATAACTCCATGACTTGTTTCACTGTGCAGTTTTTAAATATACCGCCAATTTCAACAACTCTAAACTCATCAACGATTTGTTCGATAAGCTGTAGCTCAACGTTAATGACATCGCTACGATCACCTGTTTCCTGATCCGCAGTGGCTTCTGTAGAGGCTACTACAGAGGGTGATTGATCACCCACTACGATGCATTGATATTCCCATGTTTCCTCACCTACGTCCGATACAAGCTTACCGTTAGCCGCTGTAAGTACTAACTGTCGATATAGCTTAGCCGTTAACCCTTGTTTGTTAGGGTATATGGCATGGGCGTAGGTTCCCGCACCATACACCGCTTCCACAATCATAGACTGGCTAAACTCACCTTGGAAGTCACGCTGTATATCAACTGCCACGACTTTAATCGCCTCGTACGGCGTATCGTTAACATATAGCTCTAGGCGGTAACGATAGTGTTTATCTGGGCGATAACGGTCATCGATATCATCGTACTTTTCACGAATGACATCTAATACGTCGTTGTATAACGCACTTTCATCTACTATTCCCGCCATTGTCGCATTCCTTTAAGATCACTTACGTCAGCTAGCATTTCAGAGATAGGGTGTTTATGATCCTTCGCTACCGCATCTTTCACTAGTTTAGTTGGTGACGCCATTGGTGACATGTTCATTAGTTTCTCAACTAACGTCGGTACAGAAGTGCTAGTAACGATTTTAATACGTGCGCTTCTATAGATCATTGACGCTAACGCATCGAGTTGACGTAAATCGTCTTTAGGCGGTTTACGCATGTTAACACGTGTATTAATCGCATCTACCCAATCGCTTAAGTGACCGACAATGATATCATAAGCGCGCTGCGCATCGTCCCCTGATATAAATGTAAACGCCCCGCCCATCTCTACAATCTCAGCCATTTTGGCAATCGTTACCATACGGCGACATTCCTGCTGGGCAAGTTGTTGATCTTGCTGCATGTTACCTGTTGAAAACGTACCAATTGATTCCGCTTCAACTTCAGACACCATATACATATTTGCTACCCATACCGTAAATGGGTAGTTAAATAGTTTATAGGCGTTAGAGTGTTTGGGTTGTTTAGCCATAGTTATAAATTCCTAACGAAGACTTTAATAAGAACCAGTACTACCGGTATATAATAGAACTGTTGAAGAGGCGTAGCGCTATATAGCGCGTCAGCTACGTCTTTAAGATCACCTACGCGTATCTTATCCCCATCTAGATACTGATCAACAACATATTCAAGTTTAGACATGCGCTCTGCATCACCTTCGTAGAATGGACGACTAAAGACATAGTAGTCATCAATATCAGGTGGGTAGAAATCAATACTATCTGGACCTGAGTAAGCAATGCTGTCGTCATCTTCTAATGCGTCAATAAGGTGACTGCGTTTTGTACCTTGCTGTTTCTCGCGATGAGTAAGCTCTGAAGCAGGCCAAACTACATTTTGGATACCGGTCATGGCAATCGATGAGAAGAACGGTTGGACCGAAAACTCTTTAGCTAATACTAGGCGAGATCGTGTAGCGGCAAAACGAAGTAAGTCCGCATCGCGTTTAAGTAACACATCCCATATCGTGACGGTGTCGGTTTCTACATCACCCCCTACCTGTTTAATAGTTGGGTATTCATAACCCACAACATCAGCCCGAGGGATAATAAGGTGGAATAACTTTAACACCATCGGATCATAAGCTGACGCATGCTCACCTTTATCGGTAGGTAAAACGAACGTACGAAACTCTCGACTAGAGAATAACTGCATGTAGTATTCTAACAAGCTGTAATAGTCTTTTGTTAACTCTTGTTCTAAGTTGTGATCAGACGTGCTTAGAAAAGGATCTTCACCGTTAAGTAAATAATCTTTATTAAAGTAACGCGTCTCAACTACCTTTTCACTTAAGTCATGTTCTGTTTCTGCAGTAAGGAAGTTAGTCATCCGGTATTCAATACCGTAGACTGTATCACGCAGCATGCTCATGCGTCTAGAGCTAGTAATGGTGAAAAGTCCTACTCTACCATCGCCTACATCTGCAGTAAACATATCTCCAGTTATAGGCGTAAGACCAGGCAGGGTTGTTGCTGACCCTGTAACCGTAAATGAACCGTCTTCTGAGTTTTGATCCTGGCTAAGTTCACCATTAACCTTTATACCCATCCCCACAATTAAACGATATTGTTGATGAACCGCATCTTGCGATAATGCTTGGGGGTTGGCCTCTGAACCTTCAGTCATGACCTGACTGTAATAGTTAGTTGTCCATTCTGAGCCCTCTACGTGCGCTAGAAGCGCGTTTGCGGCTAAGAACTCCGTATCTATCACTTCTTCTAGATGAGCACGCTGAGACTCCTCTGGGTGCGTTATAGGCGTGATGATTTCTTTGAGGCTCTTATCGCGCTTTTCTAATTGCGTCGCAGTGCGAGCATCTGGTTTGGGTGGTGTCATAAGTGGCATTATAAAACTCCTACGCGTACTGTGTTGGACGGTTCGCGGTTAACATTAAACTGGCAACCGTAAAACGGGAGACTTCTATGTTGTTCTTGTATTGCGCATTTGTACCTTTGATTTTAGCCACCGCGTCCCAAAACTGACGTTTAGGCAACCTGCCATCGTCCAGTAAGTTTAGTAGCGGGTCATCTTTTAACTTAGGTTCTAAGGCGCTTAACAAGATACGTGCAAATTCTCCATTAAGTCGTATATCTTCAAGGCTATCTTCATTTAGTAAAGATAGGTCATTATAAACGCCGACTCGTAAGTGATAGACACGACGCAACGATAGATCTATAGTGGTGAATAGGTTACCTTGATCATCCATCTCCAACACGCTATCTGACATACGTGTATCATCCTGGTATAGGCTAAAGAATACGGGTGATGACTTTACTTTAGTGGCAAAGGCAGCTCTATCTTTAAGATAAGTAACCACTTCGTCAATTAATGCAAATTCCCCTAGCTCTTCAATGTTACATAGGTAGCGTGGGTTGTCGGCATCAACCGCAAGTAATATACGAGCCATGGTGGATGTACCCATAGGTACGCTGCTGGGCAGCCACTCATCGAAAGCCGGTACTGAATAACCCATAATGGTAGACAACGCAGGTAGACGATGGCGGTTAGCAATAACATCTAAGCCTTGATTAAACGCCGTACTTAGGTACATCTCTAGATTTAAGTTAAAGTTTTGATTAGCGTCAAAGTAACGGGCTTCTAATAGCTGGTTATGTACAACTAGGGGATACTGCATGACGACCGAATGAGGGCGGTCAAACTGAACGATATAGTCAAATTGACTAATCCAGTTTCCAGTCTCTCCCTTCTCAAGCTCAGGTACTGATTCAAAATCAAAATACCCTAAGATATCGTGTTGACGTTCTCTGACACCTGGGGCTTTTCTCATACCGCTTTGATTAGTTAACCAGGTTACTTTAGGATGCCAATATTTATTTAGATACGTGCCAAGATCCTCACCATAACCCGCAACGGCTTCACGACGCTGATGGATCTGGTCTAAGATGACCAGCATCTCTTTAGGGATAAGGTAATGATACTCGCTCTCATGCAGTAGCTCTTTAAACCCCTGTGCAGTACGTCGTTTAACTTCGCTTAACCAACGCTCCGCTGAGTTTCTACTCTGTGCTTTATACTTAACGCTAATCGTGACCTGCGTCTGACCATAGACTGGTGAGATAACAACACCTAACTCAGGATCTTTAAAGATAGGAATGTTACCTCGTGCAAAGATGGTGTTGGTCAACATATCACCATCCATGTATTGGGTTCTTACTTCTAATTGCAAGTATTCTTCATTAGTAAATGACACATCGCTTTCTTTACCGTTAAGGCTGTTACCGATCTGCGGGGTGTTATCCGGATCCCCTGTAAACAATGTTTTAACTTTACTTAAACCAGTCAATTTCTTTACTTTCTCAACTACCGATAATACGGTAGGGCGGATTACGCTATCGTAACTGTCACCGCAATCTATAGCTATACGAGGCATGGGTCTAGTTCCAATCTTTTATATTAATACAATCATACGAATTGGGTATGGCGTTAAATTCATACCATCACTGACGGCATAAGTAGGGATGGTGGCCCCTACGACCACCATCCCACCTACTGACGCCACGTGGCGTCTCAGCTAGCATTGTGATAGTCTGTCCAGGAACTATCGGCCGATAGGGAAAACCATGTAAAAAACCTATCTGGAGACAATGCTAGGAGGGTACGGTTAAGGAAAAGCACGTGTAGGTAAATAGCCCAACCCAAAACCTACACGTTGTTATCAAAAGAGCGATATGGCAGGAAGACTCATGTTACGTCAACACACCGCCTAGATAACCAAAGACCGTTTATCCCATCATAACTATACGGCATAAAGCTAGGAGGTTTCCCTCCTAGCCTAAGACCCAGATAATGGGATTTTTAAAGCACGTGTTGCTTATCGCTTACGCTTTGTCTTTCTTGTACTGTGACAAGTTAGACTGAGCAACGCTAAGTGCTGCACGAACCGTGGTCATCGCAACGCGAGAAACCTGAGCTTCAAACTTCGTTGATGCAGTAGTAAATGCAATGTTGAACTTCATTGCAGAATCTACATAGCTAGACGCAGAGCTTACACCGCTCTCTTCTTTGCTTGCATCTTTGAACTTCTTGTTCAACGTATCAGATGCTTTGATGATGTTATCTGCAACAGCTTTAACCGCTTTAGCATCGTGGTCAGCGACCATGTCGCAGATAGCGATACAACGCTCAGCAATAGTTACTACGTCAGACGTTGCAAAGACTTCCATCTCTACTTCTTTGTCTTTAGACTTAGCTTCTTGCTCGCTAGACTGCATAACAACTAGAGACGCTTTACGCAGACGCTCAGCGCGACCTAGTACGTCTTCGTTTTCTTCAACAGGTGCTTTAACGTGGAAGATCGCCATGTCAGTTGGCAGGTGAACTGCTTCAACAGATTCAGAACGGTTGAAACGCGTATCGCGGCCTACTTTAACCATCTTAACGCCTTTGAATTCACTGATCTCGTGAATACCAGCATAAGCTGAGCTAACCGCATCTAGTGAGCTGCGAGCAGTCTCAATAGAAGCTACATCAAACTCACCAATCGCAGCGTCGATGTCTTTACCTGCTTTAACTAACTGTTCTTTGTACTTACCGTACAGGTGGCTAGAGATTGATTCAACTAGCGAAAGACCTTCAATAAGATCAGAACCTTTCTTAGGCACCTGACCATTTACAGATAGTGTCTTAAGTGCACGACCTGGTGAGAATGTTTTCTCTTCAGCTGTAGCACTACCTAGTTCAGTTACCTTTTCAGATAACGCTTCTGCACGAAGCTTAAGACCAGGCGCTGACTTAGTCATGTTGCCCCAGAAGATTTGGATCTGTTTCCACATGTTAGCGATAACTTTCTTGATCGCGTCCCAGATCTTCTGTACGGTTTCTTTAACAGCTTCTGTAGAGATGGTTTTACCTTCCATGTCTTCAAGACCTGGAGCGATCTCTTCAGTACCAATACCAGTACCTACTAGAGCAAGGCCAAGACCTGCATCAAAGAAAGCAAGGTCAGTATTACGTGCTTCGGTAACGTGACCTGCAACCATAGCTAGATTTTCAAGACCCGCTGCAATTTCCATTGCACGAGTGGTTTCAGCATCAGCTGCCATGAATTCTTGGAAGCTTTCTTCAGAGGCAATCAGTGCATCTGTTTGTTCTTCTACGCTAAGAGCCTGCGGAGTAGCTTTAGGCTCTGCAGGGGTAACAAAGAAATTACGCATTGTTCTATCCTAATAAAACGAAAATGAGTGTTAATTAAATAACAGGGAGTAGGAGCAGGTATCGTTACCTGCTCCCAGAAACAAGGTTTACTTGTATTGCTTAGCAGAAGCTGCCGCGATATCTAGTACACCACCTAACGCTTTTGCAGAGTGTGCAAGTAGCGCCATTGCTGGTTGATCAACCATACGTGTAAACGTAGGCAGCATGCGAACCATAGATTGCGTGTTGTCAGCAACTGCTTTGTCAGTGTCGTCTTTCAACTTACCTGACGCGTCTTTACCTGCTTTAAGAAGATCATCTTTAGTTGCGCTAGCTTTATCAAAGACTTTCTCTTTTGCACCAGCAAGATCGTCAGCACATTCAACTACTACATCACACAAGCTTTCGATGTCAGCAACAGGTAGAGTAGTGACTTCTTTATCGGCATCAGCGATTTCAACTTTACCTGCATCTTGAAGCGATGCAGAGTAAGATTTCTCACCTACTTGCATCTTAACAACTTTACCACCTGGTAGCTCGTCAGAGTAGTACGCTTTCTCGCCAGCTTCTGTACGCTCTTTAAGATCTAATGCGCCTTTGAAAAGCTCAGGTGCTTCGATCAATTTAAGACCAGCAGCAGTAACTAGCTCAGCGCCCTTAGTGGCGTCTTCGTCAACTACTTTAGCAACCATGTCACCTAGCTCGCCCGCTGTCTTAACAAGACCATCGTGCGCAGCCATTACGTCACCAAGGATGCCTTTTACTTCAGCAGCAACTGCAGATACAGAAGCCAGCTTGCCGCCTTTGTGTAGTTTAGCTACTGCACCACCAACTGATACTTTAGCTTCTTCAGCATCGCCAGTCTTGTCTTTAACTGACGCTTTAACCGCTTCAGCACGTGCTTTGATTTTCTCAGCGTTAACGAAGAACTTGGTGAACCATGCTTTAACCGCTTCAATGGCTTTAACCAAAGCAGCTTGAACGGCTTCCCATACGCGCTTGATAGTATCTTTGATACCTTCAACTGATACTTGCGTGGCTGTCATGGCTTCGCCTTCTGAACCAAAAGACTCAATAGAAGGTACCATTGCTTCTTCTAGGCCAAGACGATTAGCATAGCCTTCAACAGCAACATGCATCATTGATGCGGCGGCACGTTTAAGACCACCTTCTGGGATAGTTGCAGAAGCCGCTACATGAATAGACTCAAGACCGCTTGCGATCTCAATCAGCTCGTTTACATCATGATCAGCGTGCTCAACACCAACCATAGCAAGATCAAGCTGAGCGTCAGCGTGTTCAAGCGCAGGACCTGTAAGGTCAACTTGTGGCTGTGGTTTAGCAACAGCTTTGTTTTGTTGTTCTTCAACGCTTACTGATGGCGCGGTTGAAGCAAGTAAAGATTTTAAACGGTTAGACATAATTGTCTTACTCCCATATTTAAAAGTTGTTTAATTAAACATTCGGATAGTTTTACGTAAAACTACACCCTGTTAGGGGTAATCTGCCAAGGATCAAAGTTCGCTTGGGCAAATAAGATGTACAGCGTTGTCAGGAGGTCTTCAAAACCACCGTCCATGGCAAGCCATGTCGCTATAGGGTTAGCGGGCAACGTTGCATTTAACGCGTCATATAAAGCGTGATCAGAGATAGGTCCTTTCTTAGGCGCGCTGTATTCTGCAAAGGTAGCAGTAGTTAAACGCAGCCAGGTATAGATACTCATCTTACGTGAACCTGTAGATAACATTTCAACCGTATCAACTAGGAAATCACGGGTCTCATCTTTAAGCGCGTTATTATCACACTGCATGGCTAGGATGTCGTAGAAGCTCTGACCACCGGTTAACCAAATTGCATATTTAACAACTTCGTTAACTAAGTCCATAGGAACGTTATCTGTACGACGGTGAACGACTTGTTCCATAAAGCCATGTAGGACGTCATGGATATCTTCCACGCTATAATACGTTTCTTCATCACGCATTAGTCGAGGTTGTACCATACCGCTTTGAAAAACCGTGGCATTATAAGCACGGTACATGCGGGGACGATTAAGCGGCTTTTTCTTCATCACGATGGAGTTTGTAGCGCAGCTTGTCGATGCGGCCTTGGGTGTAATTGATTTGCTGTTCAATGGTTGCATTTTCTTTACCGTCACGACGTTGTTTAAGGTGAAGTAGGCGAAGTTCTAACGCTTCAAGTTCTTCTTGTGCAAGCTTTGCATTTTGAACTTGGTAGTTAGTGATAGCCATACGAAGGTGGTATATTGGATTCCAACGATAAGGAATGAAACCAAACTTAAACGGATCGATGCGTGTGATGCCTACCGTTTGCTTAGTTGTCTCTACCGTATCTGGATCTAACAAGATGTCAGGAATCTTTGCAAACGATTCCACGGTTTCTTGTTTCTTACCACCGATCGCGTTGATACCGCGAAGAAAACCATCCATATAACGGTTAACGTATTCGATGTCGCGCTTCAACGACTTACTGTAATCGTCCGCTAATACCGTAGACGCTTCTTCAGTCATCACTAGTAGAAGACGACGAGCATAGCTTGCGCAGAAACGGGTAACTTGAATGTATTGCAAAATGCTAGCCTGAGTATAGGTCATAGCGTCACGCATTAAACTTTCTTGCTCTACATCTTTACGTACAAGATCTTCAACTACTGACAAATTAACCACGGCGCGGGTTAACGCAGTGTGGATAGTTTGAAGTGCATTGTCTTTATAAAGATCCAGCTCACGTTTGGCTTTCTTTTCCAACGTCTCAGCGATATCGCCTTTAAGCGGCGCTTTACGTGTAAGATCAGCCGCAGTCTTATACACAGGCAGGGTGTGTAAGTTAATAGACTCGCGAATTAGATTGATATCACCCAATACCGTCTCCTTAGAGGTAGAAGGCAGGAGCGATGTAAACAGGGCTGTGAGTTTCATAGATTCGTTTCCTTAATAACGAGGTGTGTTACCTGCTTGGAATGCTTTAAGCAGTTCAACAACATCAGGACCGCTACGTTTGTTAGCTGTTTGCAAGTCACGATAGCTTAGCTCAGACTCATCCTCAATACCGCGATGGTAGATCGTTACACGTTCCCATTCGGTATCTACAACAACCATCAACATAACAAAAGCATTCTTAAACAATGCTTCGCGATGTTTGAACTTACTTAGCTTGCCGCCGATTTCCTTTTCAACGTCAGCTGCAGTCTCACTAGAGATAACAACAATACCAGACGCATCATTAAGCGATGCCTTGCCTGATAGGATTCCTGACAAACGGTTTTTATTACGACGCTTCTCAATACGAGCAAGGGTGTCAGTTTTATCTTCCAACATTGCTTGTCTACGCGCATCAATAATGTCTTGACACAGGATTAAATCCTTGATGAAGGTAAGTTCACCAGCACGCCAGCGGTAGAAACGCTCTTTAGCGCTGTTATCCTTAACCCCGGCAGCTAAAATATGAACCAATCCTTGCGCGTTAATGTCTTTGACGTTTAAACGAACGGACATAGGGATCGTTACTTTCTGATCACCCGTGCCAACATTAACCTCAAACAATTTACCTACTGCTAAGTTAGTTACAGTGGTTAACTCATTAAGACCACGGTCTTCTACGCTAGGAAGTGACTCGACGCTTGCTTGACCTACGGTCTTTGAATCGTAGTTAGGCAATGCGTACTTATAGGCTTCTGCACCAATCGCATCAACTGGCGAGCGTTCAGTAGCTAAACGGTCTAAGGTACGTACAACTTCAACACCGTTAACCTTAGTCAATACAGCAACGGCTTGTAAATAATACCCTGCAAAGATAGACGATAGTGTTTGTAACACATCGGTCATTGCAGCTTCCTGGCGAAGACGTGATTCCATCATCACGATGGGTTCAACACGTGTTGAACGTGTAACGTCAGTTAACGTTGAGCCTTTAGCAGATTCAATAATACCGGCTATTTTGCTCACCACTGAAATAGTGGTATCGGCCGTGTCTTTAATCATGATAACAAGTCCTATAATGGGAGAGTAATTAGAATGTCAAATCGTGAAACGATTAACCTTATCTCGAAAGGGAGTGGGCTTGGGAATTTGTCAGCCACGGCAACGAATGTCCATAAAGGCATTAATCATCGTGGTGTTGGGAACCCGGTTACCCAGAATACGGATAATCACGGCCTGACGTTTTTCACACGGCCTAGATTAAATTTGTCATACGATAACTTAAGCGCTAGCCGTATACTTGCCCCACTCCTTACTCAATCAGAGTTAACGCAACAACGTTTGATACGTGTTTTATTAGATCCTGATGGTGCTAAAGCACCGCGTTCAGTACAGTCACCTGGGCTAGTGGATGACCGAAGTGCGTTCATACCCATGTTAACTAATAATCTATTATCCATCAGTGGTTGGCCTGATGTGGATGTTGACACCTATACATCGCAAGAAGGTATCGCAAAAGAAAGCTGGTCAATGATTGACGACATACCGCGTAATTATGGTACGTTTTCATTGACGGCAAACTTTCGTAACATCATAGGTGATCCGATCTCTGCATTGTTTTACGCCTGGACTCATTATGCAATGGCGGTAGGTCGAGGTGAGTTAGTGCCTTATCCAGAGATGATTGTTGAAAACGAAATAGACTACATGACGCGTATCTATCGCTTAGTCTTGGATCCAACAAGAACCTATGTTCAAAAAATAGCAAACTGTGGCGCTGCATTTCCAACCGCCGTCCCTATGGGAGCAGCCTTTAACTATACATCGGATAGTCCACTTGCTAACGATAATGAACAAATATCGATACCCTTCCAATGTATAGGGGTGGAGTATAATGACCCTATCAGCATTCAGGAATTTAACGATACCGTAATGTATTTTAATCCTGAAATGGGAGATAGCAGTAGAACACAGCTCTTTACTAAATTAAGTAAATCGGAGCTAGCACTATTTAATTATCAGGGTTATCCTCGTATTGCTGAAGATAATGAATTAGAGTGGTGGGTAAGTAATGATGTTTATCAACTTACCGTCAACGAACAAGTTAATTTACTAGGAGTGTAATGCATGAGCACGTTAAACGACGCCATGACGAAGTTAGGTCTGTTTCGATTCGATCCAGGCAATATACAGCGTACTGCTTTGGATGCGCTAGAAGAAGCTTACGAGGGCGCTTATGATCTTACTGATCCAACGAATCCGTTTATATTCCTACTAGAAGCCTCTGCCGTTCAAGCAGCCTCTGCAGGTATCCAAAACGACATTGCTTTGCGTAAGCTTTACCCTACGTTAGCCGAAAGTGAAGAAGACCTATACCGACACATGGCGGATGAAGATTACATTGGTCGCTTTGCGTTACCGTCTACGGCAACCTTTAGCCTGCTGTTCTCTAAAGAAGAACTTATTGCCCAGGCGGTAGCGACAGGCAATGCTGGTGTAAGATTGATTACCATACCGCGCAATACGGTATTTGTAGTGTCTGAAACCTACTTCGGCATACACTATCCGATTAATATCCGGGTATTGGAAAATGACGCCATACAGGTACTTTACGATACGTCGTTGGAATCGCCTTTAGAGACGTTGGCGACTAACGTGGTAGATCATGAGACCGTAACCATTGAGGGGTTTGACTATCTACGTATTAATGTCGACGTTGCGCAATTTAAACTAACGCCCAAGTACTTTGCAACGACCGTGTCGACCAGCTTAACGCAGCAGTTTACATTCACTAATCAGTTTTACTACGCGCGTGTGTGGATGGGAGATGGTCAGGGTAACTATACTGAAATACACACTACGCATTCTGATCAGGTTTTTGCTAGCGATAGCGTGACCGCATTACTACGGGTAGCTGACCAGACGCTAACTGTGACAATTCCTGAGATCTACTACACTAATGGTTTACTACAGTCTAACATACGTGTAGATATCTATACCACGTTAGGTGAGCTAGATCTTATATTAGGCAATTATCCAACATCAGAATATGCCGTTGAATGGCGAGATATTGATAATGTTGCTAACGCGCCATGGGTAGCACCTCTAGGGTCTTTGTCTAATGTGTCTATATTTTCAGAAGACACTACCCGCAATGGTCGTGGTGGTTTAACAGTGGATGAACTTAAGCAACGCGTTATCTATAACGATAATCGTCAAGATGTACCCATCACAGATACTGCCCTATCCACCACGTTAAGCGATTTAGGGTACAAGGTAGTTAAACGCTTAGATAATGTCACCGATAGAATCTATCAAGCGACCAGACTATTGCCTTCGCCTAACTTAAGTACGCTGACGTCACCTATTGGCGCGTTAACACGTACGATACAAGTAAACATGGGTGAACTGGCTACTCTAAACACATGCTACGATAATGGTCTACGGCTAACCATTGGTCCTAATACACTTTATCGATTAGAAGATGGGTTATTAAAATATCTACCTTCCGATGAGCAAGCGGTGTATGAGAGTTTAGCGGCGGATTCATTAATCTCTGCTATGAACAATAATACGTTCTTATACACGCCATTTCACTATGTATTAGATACAACTGAGAATGCATTTGATTGTAGACCGTACTATCTAGATAACCCTAGCATTGTTACACGTCGCTTCTATGAGGATAATAACCTTATAACGCAACAGGCTTCAACATCAGCGTTGTCGTTTGAACGTGTAGAATCAGGTTATCGATTATTGGTAACGGTAGAGACTAAAGACCTAGGAGATGATGTTGATATTAGTCAACTTATTGTACAGCTAGGCTTTAACCCGCCCGGTGATGTCAATTTAAGCGTACAGCATGGCGAGTTTATCGGTTACAGTGATGATCTTCCTGTATATAGCTTCATGATTACAACTAACTTTGATGTTACTGTCGAAGATAGAATAGCCATGACAGGTTTTAAACAGTACCATGAAGATCTTCAAGTTTACTATATTGACCTAGAGTCAGAGTTGACGTTAACTTATATTCTTACTGATACTGATGCGACCACTCAAGAAGTCAACGCCTTTAAAGGACAGATCAACGCTAACTTGATTGACGGCGGATATGTCGGTCTTCTACAAGAAGGCATTACCTTTAAGTTTGGTACAGCGATGTCTCTTCTACGGTCGGATTCTCGCTCTATCGTGTCGTCGCTTAAATATGCCACCTACGATGAGCCTGTTTATGTCACCTACGCTGATGACGTATATGAAACAGACGCCTACGGTGCGCGCACCTATGAGGTAGATGATGAAGGTAATGTGACCTTTAATAAACTCCACAGCAAAGGTGATTTGGTACTGAAAGATGACGAGCCTATCGTAAGACATCAAGCAGGTGAAACCATTTTAGATAATAATGGCAACCCGATCATTGCTAATGAGCGTACTATTAACAATGTAATAACGCTTGTGTGTTTTGACGCTAAGTACCGGTATGCAACATCCGATGATGTAGTTAATTATCGTAAGAGTATTCCTGATACTATCATTGAGTATCTAGAAGAAGACATTGCAAGTCTTGATGGTCTTTTATTAGAACGTACAGACATTAGCTTTGCACCTCGTCAGACGTTGGGTGATTTGACCATTACGGTTAGCGATAACATTAGTCAGACCATACCGGCCGCTCAGGCATTTGTGGTGACTTACTACATGACCGCTGATGGTAATGGAGATAATGATCTTCGTAACGCCATAGAACGTCAGACACGTGCGTTAATAGCGGAGGCGCTGGATAGCGATACTGTTACCACACTAGGTATAGAGCGTGCGTTGCTAACCGCTGGCGGAAGTGAGGTAGTCTCAGTGTCTATTGATGGACTAGGACCTGATAACAACATCGACGCTTATACGGTATTAGATGCTAATGGCGTTAGCACCATTGCTAATCGATTGTCATTATCTACGGATGGTACATTAACAGTAGTGGACGATATCACTATTAACTTTATCTTACACCAATAAAACGGCATAAGCTAACCACCCGGCCTCACGGCTAGGTGGTTAGGCTTTTATGCGTCAAGCTCGTAAAGTTCTTTAACGGTCAGTAGTTCACCGTAGAGTTTACTTTCAAACTGTTGCTGCGCATGGCTAAAGCGCGCAAGGGCGTTGATGACAATCGCGCATGAGGTCATGATCTGCGTATTAAAACGGCTACGGTTCTTGAAATATTCAAGGTATTCATTAACTACCGTCTGTACGCGCTCACGTACCTCAGGTTCCCATCCTTTATCTGTCAAAGTAAATGAGGTTTTCTTAAACCCATTAATACCTTTGTCCAGTTTCTTGATCTGTTTATCAAGTTCTTTAATTGCATCTAGCTGACTCATGTCGTAACGACTTCTCACTAGACGTTTAAAGATAGGATCAGTATTAGCATCTCCGTCATAACGCTCTTTATCCGCTTGATTGAGTAGTGCGATCAGCGAACCTAACCCATGACCCACTAAGTTAGGTAAGTCGTCCTGAATCTGATCACCTTGATCCACAAGATCAGCAATAGGTTTAATGTCGTGATGGTGTTCGCGCATCTCTTCAGTACGCATCCATTTAACCAGCGGCTGAAGCGTATCGTTAGTAGGCGAGGTGTTAAACTCTTTAACTAAATCAACAAACTCTTCATAAATCGCGTTAGTCGCTCTTGCGTCTCTAAGTGCCGCCATTACGTTTTGTTGAAGCACGCCAGGAGTGATGTTACGATCAAAGACAGCGACGACTAGTGGCGATAGCGCATCCTTAATTAACCCATAATGAAGCGTAAGGGTATAGTCTCCGTCTTTAAGCTCAACACGGTCATTTAACGTATAGCTACCATCGTCAGGATTATAATCCTTAATAGCACTACCGTCTAGATCAGCAGCAACTTCATTAGTTTTAGCTTCTTGCTCTTCAGCACGCTTTTGACCTTGAGCAACACGTTTAACTTTATCAAACAGATTACTAATCGCATCCATGATAGAACGATAAAGCTTTACAATAAACTCAATTACAGCCTTAGATGCATTATGGATAGCTTTTAAAACCGCCTGTACGGCACTCTCAGCAGCTATTGTTAAATTCGTAGGCGTTGGGTCCTGTGTAAAGCTTTCTCTAGGATAACGGGCAGGTAGCGCCTCAGGATCAATAGACTCGATCATGATAGCTAGCTCTTGAGACGCGCCTTCTTTGTTTAAACGCGCTGTAATCTCTTTAAGTAAGCTAATCCCTTCTACCGCGTGTTGGGTAAGGGTGTTAGTATGGCGCTCATCATCCATCAAAGCTTGATCGTCGAAGGGAATTAACATAACTTACTCCGGTTGTGTAAACGTGTCGAGAGTCTTGCTAAATTGCGTGGCAAAGACGTTCCACTTCTCTTTGTACTCAACGTCACTAAATGACTTGCTATCACTCATGGATAGCAGAGACTCAATAGATAGAGCAGATGGTACGTGTACTAGTTTATAACGCGTTGACCATAGCTTAAACGCTAAATCCATAGCCGCTGTAACATCGACAACAAACTGCTCGTTAACTGATGATAGAAACGCATTCACTTCTTCTTGGTAGTTTTCTAAGAAGAAAGTACGTACGTTGTGTACTTCGCTTGTTGGGAGCGGACACGCGTACGCGATATGACGTGCTAGAGCCAGGCTTACTGCTGCTTTTCTATCCTGAGGCAGGATAGAACAACGATTAAATAACTGCGTAAAAGCACCTACTAGCATCGCAGTCTTTTTAAGTTGTTTCATGGTTGTTTCCTTAGAGTTTAAATTGTTCAAGTTCTGTGGCTTTTAAATAAAGATCGTTAGCCAACATGGTCTCAATGTCTTGTTGGAAAGACTTAGAGCGGTCAGCACGACGTCTACTTGGAATAAGGTGATTAAACACAAACGCCATCATGCTTGTATGTTCAGACAAGTTATTAACAATAGCATCTATCTGTTTAATGTCTGCTACTGTGGATGTACGTTGGCTATCAGAAATGCCAGGCTGTTTTAACCCGTCAATAAGTTGATGACGAATACGTTTAAAACGTTGAGGTAACTCATCGTATTCTTCAACTTCAAAGAGAGTAAAGAATACTTTTAAAATACCAAAACCAGTCAACACACCCACACCGATTGGTGATAGTAAACTAGCACCCACTAGACTACCCCACAATACCAGCTTTATACCGACCATGGTCATCGTTGATAGATGGGCTGGGTTACCAGTAACGCGAGCAATTCTATCTAGTCCCGTCACTAGCTCTAGAGCAAGGCCGTGCCGCGCTGCAAACTGATCAGCTAGCGATTCTGCACCTACCGTGTCGTATGCGCTAAATCCTAACTCGCTACGTGTATAATCGTCTTGCTTCTTATACAAAGTAACGGCCACTGCACGTCTATCTGCAATATCAGCTAGTTCGTCAATATCGCCTAGGTCGACACCGGTTCTATCCTGCGTGTCTTTAAGGATGCGTATTTTATCCTTACGGTCCTTTGCCTCCGACAACTGCTCAACGGTACCACGTATAATGTAGTTAGCTGACGCTTGACGGGTCATCATTTCAAAATACGTAAACACGTGGCCAACTTCGTGAAGAATGATAGCAACTATTTCTTCACTGGAAAACGTTACAGTAGGATGATGCAGTAACTGATCACCTATGCTAAGGGTCTGCTTTACTTCCGTAAACACACCGTCTACCTTACCCTTTCTAAGGTCGATGGTGCCGTCTAATGGTTTGTCTGCAGCGTTGATTAGATCAACGCCTTTCTTAGACATCCATGGTCCCTTTCGCCACTGGTTGACGATAGGGTTACTCGCTGTAAGGGCAGGCAATTCAACCATCGCACCCATGCCTTTAAATAACCTAACGGTTAGAGAGATGCCCGTGTGTTGTTTAATGGTTGCAGCCATTTCATCTAAAAGTTCGCCATTTGCAGGTTCTTTTAAAGATTTAAGCTGACTCACTTTAGAGACTAACGCCGCTTTTAACACGCCGTTGAACTGATGATCAATCGCCTCGGTAGAGGCAGTGAAGTAATGGGGTAAGCGGTTCATTATATTCTACTCTATAATAGATGTGGATTTATACGTATCATAGAAATAGTATAGCCGTGTTAATTAAGGAGCCTTACAGATGGCCATTAATCCAGATGAAATTGCAGGTATTGAATGCATTCATGCTAACTATTTTGTTAATCAGAACACTAAAAAAGATGACCTTGTATTGGTTAAAGAACGTGTGCATTTAAAAGACGGTTCTACTGTATCACGTATGGTGCCTAAGATTAATGTAAAGAAATCATTTTACATCACACGTGAGGGTCATCAGAACCATCATGAGAAAAAAGAATGGGAAGATAGAAACAAGGTACAGCGTTATCAGTCTACTCAGGTGCTGTTAGCTGACAACGTAGCCCGTGCCTTAGGGCAGACGCCTGGGTTTATGCGTTTAGGTATGCTAAACCGTAATCCTTACGTATACGGTACCGACATCATGCCTACGGTGTTAGTTAAACACAAATACATAAAAGACTATCCAGACTATAACGATGCGCGTTATGATGCAGATAATGCGGTACTGGATTTAGAGACTAATACCGTTTTTGAACACCTACATCCAGACGACCAGGCGATGTGTCGTAAGTTTGACGATAAGATAGGCGATGTCCAGCGACGCATGGACTTCATGCGTCTACAACAGGAAGAGGCCAATCAGAAACCTGACGGTAAGAAAGCGGCTAAACGCATTGCAGAACAGCTAAAGCTTGCAAGGGAAGAAGTAGTACAGCTACAGGCGGAACGTAAGCCGTATGAGCAACCTATTATCTCTGGTTCGTTAACCATGAAAGATAAAGTCTTTATTGCTGTAACTAAACGTTTCGCACAGCGTATACAGGGCAAGGCGGTACCGGTCGTTGAGGGGCTATTTGATCTTTATCTGAGCAAATATAAAGAAGAAAGAAACATTACTTTAGAGGTGGAGATAGTTGAAAACGACTTTGAAGTAACTCGTGCTTTACTTCAACGCGCTCATGCGTGGAGACCAGATTTCATTCTAATTTGGAATATGAACTTTGATATTCCAAAGATGATAGAGTCGTGTAAGCGTCATAATGAAGATCCTGCTTACGTATTTAGCGACCCTAAAATACCGCCTGAGTATAAGTATTTTAAATATAAAGAAGGGCAATTACAGAAGACTAAGGCAGATGGCAAAACGTACTCCCAACACGTTGCCGACCTATGGCATACGGTCATAGCGCCTGCTAGCTTCTACTTTATTGACTCTATGTGTTTGTATAAGAAACTACGTGTAACGGAAGCACAGCAACCATCCTATAGCTTAGATGCTATTTTAGGTAGGCACTTAAATCTATCTAAATTAAAGTTTGAGGAAGCTGACGCTTATAAAGGGTTAGAATGGCATCAGTTCATGCAGACTAACTACCCTGCTGAATACCTTATCTATAACGCCTTTGACTGCATAGCGGTTGAACTATTAGATGAAGATCAGACAGACATTAAGAAGATGCGTATCTTGTTAGGTCACTCAGACCTTATCAAGTTCCCCTCTACACCAAGACGTCTTGCAGATGACTTACATTTCGTCTGCGAGGAAGAAGAAGGTAAGGTGATGGGGTCGACTAGTGATCAGATGGTCGCAGATGAAGATGAATTGCTTCCTTCTCTACAGGGGTGGATTTGTACCCTACCTAGCCATCTAATCCACAAGCGTGGTTTAAATCTGTTAGAAGAAGATCCTAATGTAGAAACCGGTCTATCGGTAGCGGTGAGCGATCTAGACGTTGCGGCGGGTTATCCAAACATCGGTATTATCACTAACGCCTCTAGAGAGACAACAATTCTTGAATTCTGCCGTATACAGAATAAGAGTGATGATGTCTACAGACGCGCTGCGTTAAACCTCACAGCAGCACAGACCAATGCGGTAGAAGTGTGTAGGGATATTCTCTCCATGCCGGATATGAACACGTTGTTAAAGGAGTTTACTAAAGAACACAACATCGATCATCCTGTAAACAGTTAAAAAAAGAAAGGGCATAGCCTACCTCTACCTATCGCGGGTAGAGGTAGGGTTTTTATGCGTTACTTTAATTTGTATCTTTTACACTAGTGAAGATGTATTCAACACAAGATTCTTTAATGGCAGGTGCCATCCAGTCGGGGACAACCATGAATACACCGTTTCCAAATAACTTTGGATACCCAGGACCATCGGCCTCGCCGTTCCACCGCACGCCCACTGTCTTAGACCAGTTACCGTCATCGTGACGATACTCACCTTCTACCACACTAAAATTATCGTCATCAAAGACGACAGTGGCATTTCTCCAACGCTTAGCGCGTTCTACTACTTCTTTTGCTGATGGCATATTATAGATTCCTCAAATATATACACAACGTTAATTAAAGATAGATGAATGCCCATCTATCCGTTTATCAAACCACCTCACCATTACCTAGTGAGATAGCTTTAACACCCTGGGTTATTTCTACAGGGGTTACATTTCTAAGCGCGTTAGATAGGTTATTAACCATTGCTAGGCAGGCCTGGCTTTGACCTATCCCCTCATCGCTGTATCTTACAATGTCAGTAATGAGTTGTTTTTCCATTACTGCCATATAAAAGGTACGTTCTTTAACAGTACCCGGCTGCTCACCTAGTTCAATAAGACCGCGACGTAAGGTGTTTAAATGCTCGTCAAAGAACACCATAGCTAGGGAACCATACGGGTGACCTATACTTTGGAATATGGATTTTAACCCCTCAAGACGCGTATGGACCATAGAGTGGATATCTCCAGCGTCGATTAAAGCTTGACCTATGTTATACTTAACCCAGTAATTATTGTGGTATTGGCTAAGAAGTTTTAGTTTATTGTTCATTGGCTTATTCTCTTTTATATTAATAATAGCGCAGCTCAATAAGGGCATTGAGTCACAATAGTAATATAGGTCTATAAACTTTTACCTTGATCTTGACGGCATAAAACCAGCCTCTACCTGGAGGGATAGAGGCTGGAGTGGGGCGCTGATTGCAGAAAGCTAATTAGCTTGAAAAGAAAGCAATCAACTTCTGCTCTTTTTCACTGTTACGCAAGGTTGCTGCTGTAAGCTCAACATCAATTTGCTTCAGTGCTTGTTTACGTGACGATGGATCACATACCATAATGAACATGTTCATTAAGCGCTCAAAGCATTTACGATCTTGTGTAGATAGCTTCACCTGATCGATAAAGCGGTAAACACGCTTCTCATGGAAAGCACTAGCGCGGTTATCATTGATGATGGAAAGTACAGTATTGATAGTAGTGTACAGTTCCTTACCTTCAAGACCTAACATACGCTGGAAGGCACGATAGATCAGTACCTGTTGCTGCGTACCAATGGTGGCGTTGATAGGAATACCTTTAGCCATCTTTTCCGCGTACGTACGTACCGCGTTGATTACACCTTCAGCAGTAATGCTTAACCCTTCAGGCATGGTGAAACCAGCTTCAGAAGTTTCTTCTTGGCTTTCTTCACTCTCACCGTCTTGCTCTTTAGCGGTTTCTTGTTCGGTGGCGTCACCAGACTCAGATTCGCTATCATCGCCGCTATCTTGAACATCCGCTAGGTTAACGTCAGTGCTGCCTTCTACTGTAGCAGGGTCTGCTGGCGGAGCGTCGTTAGCTTCTGCTTCAGCCTGCTGGGTCGCCTCTACCTTTTGCTGTTCTTCTTTAGAAGGCGCAGGAGCGGCTGTTGATTTCTTGGTTGATGCGCCACGGCGCGATGAACGACGCTTGCCGCTAGTTGATTCAGTCATATTTATCACCTTAGTCGATGGGTTGGACAACGTTTATACATAGAATTAAACCATAAAGGTTAGCTTCTACGTATAATTGCTTCTGGATTAACTTGTCATAGTATCACCTGACCGGCACTGTTCTTATGTGGCCGTTGATGATCTCTGTTTTAACACTATTATCTAAACTTGCGTAAGGATAACCAAATTTAGTGTGTGCTTTTAAAAAGTGATCAACAATACCGACCCCTAAGTTATCATAAGGCATATAGTTGTCATGTAAGGTCCTAACCGTTACTTCTTTGATTAGATTATCAGCATAATAACCATACATGTCTTTATGAGACGACGCACCTGTTGGTGTTAACGTATCATAATAAACACCATCGACGCTAAAGTAAGCATGGTTGACATTATCAAAGAATTTAACATCATACCCACGGCGTTTTAGATAAAGGCCGATAGCCATTGCAGCAACGCCACAGTCACCTGAGTTGATACGTTCTAACGTAGCATGGTTAGGTAGACTGGCTTGTTCTATACGGCGTGTTAAGTCTTTATGCGTCTTTACGGGGACAGGTTGAATATTCATTAGCTTTTCATAATGCAAGATGAACGTGTGGGTAGCGATAGCTATCATTCTCTATTCCTTAGTTTAGAATTATTATATCTCATAGGTGTAATGTAGGGGTGTTTTTAATTAACGGCATAAAGAGAGGGCTAAGCCCTCTTCTTTAATTTACAGGATCGACAACGCCAAGCTGTTTTCTAAATCCATCAATGAGTTTAACATAACTTATTGTTTCTTTAGAATGACGGCCAGTGATGTCTGGCAGACAGGCAATGATATCATTATAACCACTAGGACCACCGCAGGCCTTTTGTGCATTGAGAATATGCCCACACCCTGCGTTATAGCACGCTTGCGCTAACCATATTCTGTCAAGTTGAGGACGAGGGGATGTCCAGAAGTTATAGCGCGTATTCATATACCACGCCCCTGCTTCAATATTAGTCCGCGCATCCCATACATCGCGGCCTTGTTTAACCGCTTCAGGCACACCTTCAAATGTACCGGGCATGAATTGACAGACACCCCCGGCACCTACCGGACTTACTGCTTTAGGATTAAAACGACTCTCCTGCCAACATTGCGCCTTTAACCATTTCCAGTCTATCTGAGGCATATGCCAGCTCATCGCTGCCTTAAAAAACACATCGTATTTAATAGACTGAAGACCGGTTAACTTAGACGCATCGACAACTTGATAGGTGTTTTCTTCTATCTCGTCTTTTTCAACAGCTATAGGATCAGGTTCTTCCATTACCTCTTCTACAACAGGTGCTGGCGGGACATCGATTACCTCTACAGTAACGGGTTCGGTCTTATCGTAATCTGGCGGCGGGATAGACTCCCCACATGCCGTTAACAAAACCAATGTCAGTAATAATGACAAACGCATACTGTCTCCTTATACCAAGGCAAAGCAGCCTAGTAGCATAATAGCAAATGCAATCATGCGAGTGTTCCAGTAACTGACTTTTGCCTTATCATCCTCGATCTCATCCCACTCTTCTTTAAATCGAATGTCAAGTACTTTATCGGCAACACGTAAAGCGACAAACCAAAACACTAATACGATAGTAGCTGCAATGAGCTTTTTAGAAATAGCAAACAAGATTGGATATACAAACGCTTCCATAATGGACTCCTTAAATTAACCAAGAGACTTCTGTGCATAAGTCATTAACGCGTACATAGACCTAACACCATGCCCCATAAGTGATACATAGGGTTTGTCTAATCGCATCGCTTGAAACCTAACTACGTTACGTACAAGCTCGGAAACGGCTTGTTTGGCCTCGTCGCCGTCATCGGTAATGATACCTACCGCTTTATTCCCTACCTTGATAAGTTTCTCTTTAACCCGCTCTATCTCATCTATCTGATCGTGGTAGATTTCAAAAGATTCAATAATACCTCGACACACATTACACACCTCTTGCACCTGCACTTCGGTTAAAGGTTCAACGTCAACAGAGGTGTTGGTTGTATTGATGGTGCGACTATATACGTCAACATGACTACTGGCTAAATGCTTAGCACCTAACTTAGCATAATTGACAATAGTAGGAAGGTGCTTGAGTACCGCTTTATGTCCCTCGCTGTGGAATCTAGGGTAACGATATAAAGGCATTCTTCCACCTAAGATCTCACCCTGACGCGGGGCGAAGGTAAGGTGACGTTCGGTGGTTATACCTTTTACATTAACAGACTCACCCCATATGCCTGCTGGAGGGTGTCTCTCACCTATTTCAACATCTACACGAGATAGCGTCATAAGCTGCTTGACAAGCTCTTTAGCCTCATCGTAACCAGGGGTGTTAAAATCGTCTAACTCACCTTGAAAGGTCGTAGGTACTGTCTCTACTGCTTTAATAGTAGATTCGGCATTGCTTAATACAGAGGGAAAATCTACTTCAAAACAATCACGTATAACGATGTGTGTTTGATTTAGATCTTTTAATATCTGTTCACGTGTTATTTTACTGCCAGCTAGATAGGCAAGTTCTTCACTAAGCGTCACCGTGTCGCTATAGTGGTAACTGTGTTTCATTTTGCTAACGGACTCAACTAGCGCCTTTAGTTTAGGAATAGCGGAAGATATCTTCTTAGCCCACACCTTAACTTTCTTCATCCCTTCGATAATGTGTTTGATGATGTTCTTCCACACTACTTTTACTTGATCACGCAGTCCCTCTAAACTCATAGAAGTGCTAGGTATCCCCACTCGCTTAAGCATTGCAACCTGGTGATCCTCTAAAGACACGTTGTTTTCTATTGAGTCAGCTATGCGTTCAATCGCGTTGAGTGTAGCGGTCTCTTTTTCTATCGTATCAAAAACACCTTCAAGGGTCATGGTTAATCCCTCTACCTGCATTAGCGTGGTGGACATTTGCAAGTGATCTATCATAGCTCTTGCTACACCTGGTCGTAAGACTGACATGGTCTCTCCTTGTTAAATAAGTAATTCATAGGCATACCGTGATATCTAGATCTAAGTCCTCGTAAAGGTCTTCATCGAATACCTCTTTAAATAAAGCTATTACGCTATCTGACGACAAACCTCCCTTACCACACCCCAATAAAGGAAAGGCTATTCGTTTAACATTGCGCTTAGGTAAGTTATCTAAGCACGAATATAAACCTTTTTGTATCCATGCTAGTTGTGAGCCATTCATCCAATGATCTTTGGTTGCAAAACACAGTACATTTATATTGCTTTGTTTATATAGCCAGCAGTTACCTGGCCTTAGTTGCCTATTAAGACATAAATTACGATAACCTTCAAACAATGCTGAAGGAAACCGTAGTTTAAAAGCAAGCGCCAGCCCATTACCCATAGTACCCATGCAGTTAACAGGACATACTAGGGTATCTACGTCGTTTAAATAGAATAAGTCAGCATGGATAAATCGTAATCTCATACATCACCTATATTGTTATACATACGTTAACTAGGTACTGTAATTGTCAACTGACGGCATAGAGAGGAGGTGTTACCCTCCCTCTATTTCTTTACCTTTTTAGACCTTTGGGCCCGCATGGCTTTACGCTTAGCATTACGCTGCTCGTTAACAGCTTCACGCATCTCCTCTTGAATTTGCTGCATCTGTTCTTCTTCTTCAGTGATTGCTTTAGCAGCATCATCGAAGATATCAGTCACTGTATCGCGAGGCAGTGCAAGTAGCTCTGTTAACGAAAGACCGTAGCGTTTCTGAATATCGTAAATTCTAAACCGTTTAATAATAAAAGGTTTTAGCCCCACCTTTAAGGTATCTTCAATAGGATGCTGGGCAACAATACTTAAAGGATTGTAAGCTGCGCTGTCGTAGTTAAAGATACCGTAGGTGTGGTCATACGCTTCAGATAATGCAATCTGCGCCCCTATGTTATCTAGAGGCGGTAAATGCATCATTGCTTGGTTTAGCGGTGAACTAGCGTCTTGTTCTTTTTCAAGCCCAAAGCGAGGCGATATTAATCGACCTCGTTGCGCTCGTTTATCCTCTTGCTCCGTTTGAACGCTACGAGGATAATAAAAAGTTGCTCAATCTCAAGCGGGATGATGTATGGACTACGTCCATGAACATCTTCTTGTTCTCCACCACAAGACGGACAAGTATAGGTTGGAATACCTACAATGCTAAAGGCTGCGTTCTCAATGAACGTTTGGACATGGTCACGAAACTCACGAATAGTATCTGAATCAGCGGATAACTGTTCACATAGTTTATCAATGGTTTCACGATCATCACCTGACACTATAGAAGCGTCGTCATCATCACCAATAACAAAACGCCCTACCCAATGCGAATAACGACGTAGCATGATTAGTTTACTCTGCTCATTCATATAGCGAGCACGCTTCTCATACTTAATGTCTTTACCCAAACCTTCTTCGGTCATACGTTCAATGTCTTCAGCCCACTGTACGCCTGAGGTAATAGACTCAGCCATAGTAGGAACACGAAGGTCCATAGACACCGCTGCATTTATACGAAGCGACGTAGCATGGGGATGTTCAAATTCATCTTGGTACCACTGTACGCGATCTAACGTTACCTTGCTAGCGCGCTGCGCCATATGGGTGCGTTGTTTATCAGATAACACACTATTATCCGTCCACAGGAGTTTAGGGATATTAAGTGTTTCTTTAATAACGTGCTGGCACTCAGTGATATTGGAAACGCAAGCACGAGTAAAGGGATAGCCCTTAGGATACACCGCACACGATAAACCCCATACAAGCAATGAGAAGTCCGTTGCTAAGATGTGGTCTCGTAGAAACTGCTCATTCCAGTCTTTAACATTACAATCGTAGATATGATCAATGATGAAGTTAAATAGATGACCGCGTATATAAACACCTGAGTGGCTAAAGGCAGTACCGCGTGTATTTCGACCTAGCTTGCCTTTCTCTAACGAGATACGCTCATCTAGCTCAATTAATGCGCCTTCTGATGGGGCTTTAATGCTTACCCAAAAACCAGAGTGCCATAATGGTATCTGAACCGACGTACCCATAGTCAACATAGCGTTAACCTTTAGGATAGCTGCCTCGCCGCTGATTGTACTACCTGGCGCACTCTTACCGATTCTAGGTTTAACTGCAGATAAACGACCTGAGTCTGAATCTACATATTGGCGGAAATCGCTTCCTTCTTGACCTAAACGCTCTTCAAATAGAGGTTTAGAAAACATCTTAGAATAAGGCATGATGTCCATAGAACTGCTGTACTCTAAGGTATCCGCCCACAGCTTTGCTGATGTTGATGAAATCTGAACCTTAGCCATGCTAGATAACGTATCTAGTAGATTAGATAAGTTTGCACTAGGTAACGCCAACGGGATGTCTGAGTTCTTCTCTTCATCCAGTGGTCCACTATAGTCCCCGGTCTGCGTAAATGTAGCAGTAGGGCGTTCGCTACTTTCCTCTAGCTCGTGTTGCTCGTAATGGTCGCTTACCTTGGTACGGGGTTGGTTTTCGTTATCCTGGCTCACTTTCTACCTCCTTTCGCCATCGCCATAAGGTCTAATGTCTTTTTAGGTGTGGTGGTTACCGCACCTAGTCGGCGTTGTTTGACTTTAGGTTGAGTCTTTTGTTTATCGATCTCAGCCTGTGCTTGTTTTGCGTTCTCCTCAACTTCCTCAACGGAACGCCCTTCCGTTAACTCTAGGATTTGCGCAGTGGTAATTGGAACAACCGTATTGTAGTCTTCAATCCACTGTTGGTAGTCCTGGCCAATGTCGATGGCAATCATGCTAGCTTCAACATCGTCCTTAGGTTTATCGCGGTTGATGTGGCGATCACGAATAGCAACTAAGCGTGTATTAAAGTTAGTCAGATCATTTAACAACACACGACCTAATGCATTTAGCTTTTGCTTGTCTTGTACTTTCTTCAATGCCTCTGGACTTTTAAACAATTCAGAGACCTTAGATGCCGCTGCAAGCATGCCAGCAGCCGCGCCGCTAAGTTGTCTTAATTCAGCCCACGCATCCGTAACTGGCGCTGCCTGGGTCTTTTTCGCTTTCTTCTTTGGTGTTTTGGCCATTTTATTTATATTCCTGTTTGATAAAATATGAATAACTCGTCTTGTATAATTACAAGATGCTGTATTAATTAACGTAGCAACCAGTACTAAGGTAATAACCATGTATATAACTGATGCCGATGCACTCACTGCCACTTTGCCTGAAGCGCGTCAGGCTTTCTTTATAAGCTGCAATAAGCTTTTCTTTGATATGCAGATCGTAGGATTTGTCGAAACCATTGATGCCTTTGTATTGAGCAAAAACACACAGGACAACACATACATCATTGATGAGGTAACGTTAATGTATAACGAATACCTTATTAACCTGCTTGCTAGTCATGGTGTTATGATTGATGAGGATCAGTCACCGCAGCCCTTTACCTACATAGCACTATTAGAGACCCTAAATCTTTTACCTAAGGTAGATGACGGCCAGATGATACTTGACACGGTTGAAGCAAGTGAAGATGACATTACCGCGTTAGCTATGTTTATGGAATCGCTACACAGTAGTGGTAGTGTTGTTACTTTCTCTAACGTATTAGAAGTTGTCCGCTATGTAGAACCTGCACTTATTGAAAGAATTGTAGAAATAGCCACTGCGGATGTTGATAATCTTATACTTAACAGTGACCTGTCTAAAGATCGTGCTAAACTGCGTTATGAGAACCATCCTATATCTAAGCAATCTATTAACCCAACCAAAGGGTTATTAGAGCGAGGCATAGATTACGGGTTACCCTTGACAACCCTATGGCTACATGCTGATGCATTGGTAGATGAGTTTATTGAACTTAAATCTATTATCCCGTTAGCATCGCTTATCTATGGTCTTGTTTTAATTAGCGACGTGGAAGACCATATTGTAGATGAATCAGTATCGCTGCTTATTAATAGCGAGATAGGGGATGAAGTATTAGCCTTAGCGCTGCTTCGTGAAGTTAACCAGATTAAAATGGCTGAGTCAGTATAATGAGTATTGAAAAGAACGACTATTTAAGATTTGCACTTAAGCATAATGCCTTTATTTATAAGCATTGGCATTTAAGTGTCTTTGGTATCTTCACACCTCAACCACGCGAAGACATGTACGTTGGTATGTTGGTAGAGTATGATGACGATATCTATTACATCGACGAACAGGGTAGTCGTCAGGGTCCTGTATTGGGTTTTAAAAACGACCAGCCTTTATTTACACCTAACGACATAGTAACGCTATCTAAAGGCGATCTGGCTAACGTTACCGTATCTACCGAATCTACCGTAGGACGTACTCTGGCTAACGCTATGTTACTAGCGTATCCCTTTCAAGATACGTTTGATTTTATTAACGAAGAAGTTAAAGCTGGCAAGATAGGTGATCAAATTGCAATAGCGCTTAAAGATGATGTTATTACTGCAGAGCAGGTATCTATCTATTTTAAACAACTTTACTTCATGTCTAGTTTAACCAGCCTTTGGGTCCCTTCTGCTTCTGAGAAGTCAATCACCACGTCGCCTGCTATTGTAAAACGACGTGATCAGTTGCTTAAACAACACAAAGACGAGTTAGATAATCCAGCGGTAATTGCTAAGATTGAGAAAGAGCTCATCGACATGGACCGGGAGTATATTAAAGACGACCCATCTGCGGGGTTCTATAAGTCAGCTAAGGCCTTTAACGTTACCCGTAAGCAAGCATATATCATGCATGGTGGCGAGGCGTCCTTTGAAGATCCCTCTAAAATTGAAGTTATTCCGCGCTCGCTTCAAGATGGATGGAACGTTGACGACTTGCCTGCATTGATCAACTCGCTACGTGACGGGTCTTACGCGCGTTCTACTCAGACGGCGTTAGGTGGTGAAGCGGTGAAGACCATCACTCGCGTATTCCAAAATAGCTTTATCTCTCAAGATGATTGTAAAGATAAAGTAGGGATGCCTATGATTATTACAGAATTGAATTATCGTTCTTTTATAGGTCGTCATTTAGTATCATCACCTGACAAATCCCTTACTGAAGCAGAGTTAAAGAACAGCATAGGTAAGACACTTGTACTCAGAAGCCCAATGAGCTGTAAAGTACCCTTTACCGACTATTGTAAAGTCTGCATGGGTGACGCGATTGCTGATAACGATAAAGCACTATCGTTACTTGCTTCGGCTACAGGTAGTGCCTTTCTCTCTTTATTCTTAAGTAAGTTTCACCAGAGCAATATACAGACAGAAGCCTTACAGGGAATGGATTTCATCCAGTAATTTCTATTATTGATTAGTATTTACCTATCATATTATGAATAAAAAGATATGATAGGAAGATACTATGAAAATAGTTGACATTGAACGCTTGGGGGTGACGGAGAAACATTGCACTAAATGTGATAAACTGTTACCCCTAAATATGTTTAGTAGAGTTAATGTAGGTCGCTCTAACGAGAAGCTACATTCATGGTGTAACCCATGTAAACGATCTGACAATGCTCGCCACTTTAAACGCAACGGTAAGAAGTATATAGAAACTCAGAAAAAGAAACATCTCGCAAATCCTGAAATACGACGTAGGAAAGATAGGGAACGTTATGCTAACGATCCTGAACGTCGTGAGATTGTTAGACAACGTAACAAGAAATTAACCGAAAGCGGTTATCGATCTAAATACATGCGCGAGTATAGAAAGAAAAACCCAAAAGAAAACATTAAACAAAGAGCGAGACAAACTATCCACAACCACCTTAATAGAGGTCTAGCGGAAGCATCAAGAAGATGTGATCGGTGTGGGATTACTGGCGTTAAGCTAGAAGCTCACCATTACGACTATGCTAGACCGCTTGAAGTGGATTACCTATGCACTACTTGCCATAATGAATGGCATGTTAGGTTCGATATACGTCTTTTTATATTAGATGAGCTTCAGTTAAAACATGTAGATGATGCTAAATTAAACAACATCAAAGCATCGCAGGGTTTTGACTTTGATATCTGGACTAACGGGTCAGGTGACGACTGTATTGACAAAGCGTTGGCAGGTATTGATTTCAACGAAGTAGTTTATATTAGATATAACCGTGTCCTTAATACAGACATTATAAGTGTTATATTACGTAAACCTACAGAGCAAATGAAAATACGCTATAATGACCTAAACTAAATGTTACTATATTAAGGTAGTTAGAATAAAATGAAAATACATCTTACGTATGAGTTGATGGGGACATCAGAAATACGTCAACAAAAACAGGTTTTCGACGTTAACGAGTGCCGTAAAGATCCTGTGGGTTTTTTGACCTCTATGGTCGAGCTGCAAACTAAACGTTGGATTGTAATTAGGGATCAGTTTTACGTATGTCAGTTAATCAAGGAAATATTAACCGAGAACCCCGTTACCCTATCAACGATACTGACCACTAATGACTTGTCGTGGGTAAGACAGATACCTAGTCATAAACCGGGTATTTACGTTGAATTAACATTAACACTATTATAATAAGGAAACACACATGCCTACAGTAAGCGCAGAAGCGCAACGTAAAATAGATGATCTAATTCATCGTTTCAAATATACTGCCGATGGTAAAGTTGATAGCTGGCGTATCATGAAACCAGACAGTATGGGTAACTATCGTGGAGACTGTGATGACTTTGCTATCACTACGTGGTGGTTTATCTGCGGTGAGAGCTATTGGAAGTTCTGGATAGGTATACTATTCTTTCGTGTTAAGCTATGGCGGGTGTTGACGACGCCTGATAACATTGGCCATTTAGTGTTAGAGTACGATGGTAAGTTCATCGATAACATCTATCGCAAGTGGTTACCTAAAGAAGAGATGACACATCACTTTAGAGGGTATTTAGTAAACAATGCTTTCATGGCTGCTATTAAAATGCTATTAGGTAAAATAGCTAAATAAAGGCAAAAAAGAAACAGCATAAATAAGGTAGAGGTAACGTGACGTTACCTCTACCTCTGTGCCGTTATGACGTTTGTGTGTTATATTCGTTAACCGTAACATCTTTTCCTTTTACGTATTCTAGTTTAAATGACGTTGCATCTACATAGCCTCGCTCATCGAGTTTAGCGTAAGTGAAAAGAACACCAACATCATGTACCATTAAAGAGGCAATGTTGTTACCGTACGTGTAGTCTGTCTCCCAGAGCATAGACTCTTTAGTTTGAAAAGAGACGCCATTATCTACATTAATCACATGTTCTCGCTGATAGAGTTTAATGCCATTTAAAAACTCAATATCATAAAGCTTACCCTGGTTAAATTCAGTTATAGATGTTAACCCACGAGGACGTAGCGGGTGGGCATCTTCTATACGGGTTTTTGTTGATAAAGCAAAACACTGGGTACTTATGCCGTTGTGGTTTAAACGTTGATAGAGTCTAACACTATCTATAGTTTCTAGTGACGGTATAGGGGTATTATTCAGACCGACCAAACCATCTTTAACTACCGCGCATTCTTTTAACTGCGCATCGATAATTAACTTTCTATACCTTATCTCATTATTAGATCTATAAAGTACAGTAACTAGGTCATCCACAACAGCAACGTCATATACGCCATCAGGTATTCCTAATGCTGTTACTTGGGTTAGTGCAGCATGGTTGTCAATTAATCTAACAGCGTACAGACCGGGGTGGTTAGGTAATGTAAAGGGGTGGTTGAAGTGAACCGTCTCTATTTTGCTAATATCGCTATCTATGGTGAGTACGCAGATATCCTCACCCACGAACGGCTGAGGTTCCATGACTTGCTCACCGTTATATAGGTGGTATAACATAACTATTCCTTAAGGGCATAAGTCCACCCCATTAGGAGTGGACTTGTATGGGTCTATGTTGACTTTTTAAGCCTGCGGTTAAGTAACGCAAGCATTTTAGGATTTAAACGCTTAGAAGCAGTTTTAGAGGATGTTACAGTAGGCATGATCTCTCCTTATATTACATACGCTGTTTGCAACGTACGATGCGTTTTAACTTTATCTGAGAAAGTAGCAAGTTTTCTTTCATGGTACTTAACATGAGAATCTATATCTTCGCAAACTAAATAAAAGAAACGAGGTACGTTATCTTTAAACCCTTTTAATTTACGCAAACGACCCAGTATCTGCGCGTTTAATTGGCGTGAACCAATTGCAGATGTCAATAAGGTAACTTTAAGTCCTTTGATATCTACCGCAGTACCTGCAGACTTAGGTGTAGTAATGACCACATCAGACTCATACAAATACTCATCTGGATCTTCACCTACAAACCTATTGACAGTTAGGTCAGTCAAACGTGGTTTTATAAAGTTTGCAAGAAACGTACACATCTCGATAGTGTCAGCAAAGATCATCATCTTCTGACCCGGCTCACGGATACTGATATATTCATTGAGCACGATATCATAGATCATTTCAGCATAAGCTTCACTACGAAACTTCTTCTTCAATATAGACGCCTCAAAGAGCATCTGAGAGTACATCTTGCGTCGCTTATGCGATAGTAGCTCTACCTTGTTACAACGGTACGTGAGTGCCGTACAGGCGATGTATTTGCCATCATAATCTGGCGTTATACGCTCACCTACAGGATAGGCCACTTCCAACATGCTATTGATAAAGCTGTTGTCCGATACTAGCGTAGCCGACATGTATATCGTCTTGGCCACATGTCCATATAGGTCCTGCATGTAATTCAAATGGAAGTTCTCATGCACTTCATCGATAATACGCAAACCAGCTTTAATGACCGTATATAATTCATCGGGATCACAATTGTATCCTTCTTCTTCCATACGACCTTCTTCATAAGCCTTATAGAAGTTATACATGGTTGTTGCAGAGATGATAATAAAATCATAATCCATCTCATCAGCTAAGCCTAGGTCTATAATGGTACGCATGGCTTTGGAGCCCTTGACCACACATAGCTTGTCTCTAGGTACATTTAACGTTTTAGTAATGTCTCCTATCCATTTACCTTCAGTTATATACTTAGCAGGGACTACTAACACAGTGCGCTTCTTTATAACCATAGTTGACCATAAAGACATCATCGTGTTATGAGTAACCACAAAATCATCCGTCACGTAAAGATGATCCTTGTGTGTAACCGATATACACTGTGCCTCTGCCATGCGAGATGGTTCTATACTCACTACCTTTAACTTCAACCCCTTAGCATATTGGTTGTCGTCATTAGCTCTTTCAAGTTTATGGCTAACCGTAAACAAAGACGAGGGTTTAGGGTGGCGTATGTTAACCCTATAGCTAGGCTGACCTGGTTTCTTTTCTCCTTTATATGTGTAATAGGTCTGACGCTTAGATATCTTTGCAATCCCACCTAAACTTCTTACTAAATATTGAACATCTTTAGCAAGTTGTTCAGAAACACTAGAATAGTCCATCGTTGAGTTTACATCAATCGCCCCATCGGTATCCATTAGCCCCTGTAGTAGCTCGTAACGCTGTTCTACCGAAGCTTCTAAATACATCTTGGGTATGAATTTATCAGCAGAACGACAACCCCATAAACCTAGCTGTTTAAAATACTCCCTAAATACATGACCATTTCCAAAACTATTAGATCTTCCGTCCGCCCCACAATGCAATGTAACATGCTCCGGCAACAAAGTGGATAGTTTATGGAATATATCTGTATAGGTTGTGCTAAAGGCGGGCGTGGTATTAGTTAAACTACCATCACCTAACATAGCCCCTAACGTCCACGGATGTATAGGGAGTTCTTTAAACGTTCCTTGCTCAGGTTGAATTAACGGTATATAAACCCTAGGCTGTGAACGTTTAAGTTCACGCATCATCTCAAAAGTAGTACCTATACGCCAGCGTCTATCAACGTCGTGGTAGTTGGCAATAAACATCTTCCAAAGGTGCTCACCGCCTACTTCCGTACTTCTACCATCAGCAAAGGTCACCTTATAAATCTGCATCTCGCCTTGAGGAAAAACACCATTCACAAACGTGTGAAGACCATCGGGTGCGGTGATTTTGTCCCCTACTTGTATTTCTCCCATGGTCTTCCAACCACCAGGTACCTTGATAAGGCTATCTAGCGGCTGCATCTTACCCGAACCCGTCGGCGCGTTAGTTGTTTTACTGACACCGGGTGTTAAAAAGTGATCTATGACAGGTAGTTGATATTCGTAAGGCTGTATACTATCGTCAATAGCAAAACTATCAACATCTTCCCCCTCGATTGGAACGTAATGTTCTATCTTTAAATTATCGGTCTTTATCCCTAATACATTTAAATGTTCTAGGACTTGTTTAAACTGATTGATGTGGAAGCGAAGCTCCCTACGGTCATGTGGAGAAGCTGCAAATACCCGTTTGGGGATCTTATAGTAACTATGGGTACGAGGATCGTACCCTTGGTCATAGTCTATTAGCCTCTCACAGAACTCATAGAGCGCCCGCTTACATTCAGGCATCATGGTGTGGAATCGCACATGGTGACTTTTTACATCCACATGTGCGTAATACTGAGTTGGCACGATGCCCTCCTTTTATTGTTTACTTACCCATGAACACCATATCCATAGGGTGCTTAGGTCGATTAGTTAGCGCAAACGACGTAGGTGAGATAAGCATAAGTGCTTGGTTCATCCACGCAGCTTGACCCGTTAACGATCTAAGTTCCATGTTTTGCTTATACGTGCCAAAGACCTTCTGGTCTTGAGGACGCGGCAAACGGTGATCCATACGATCAGGGTTACGTGCCAGAATTGACAGTATGATGATCTCTAGATGTACAATGTTAACGCCTAGCTTTTCAGACACCAATACGTGTAAGTCCATCAACGCTTGAGACAAAGAATCACAGTTAACAATACGGTTACGTTTGTCATCTGTAGGTTTCTTGGTACTGCGTGAGGTCATGCTCGCATTCTTATCCTCTTGAGAGCTAGATGATTCAATGAATGTCTTAATGACGTCCATATATTCTAACATGTTCAAATGCTTCATGGGTAGGATGAACGCAGGTTCATTAAAATCCCAATGGCTTAGATCACATACATAAAACCCTTTCTCATTTAAAGACCATCCATGCTCTTTTAGGTAGTTTAACATTGCCCCTGAGAGCGATGAGTAGTTCTTACCTGACGATACCGACAACAACACATCTTCAAACTCATCCCCACGATAACCGTTCAACACCACATCACGACACGATGAAATACGGTTAGAGGATAGGTCTGTAATGTCCTCAATGGTGTTGATATCGCCGATGTGTTTAACGTCATTATGGTTAAGAACCAGCTCCATACGATCGTAGCGTTTCTGTTCGCGGATGAACACCTTATCACCTTTAGCATTTAACTTAAGGTATTGGCGGTGGTGGTCATCTAAGCTGATCTCAATAGCTACTGAACTTACCTCTAAGTGTTTAATCGATAATACACTTTGAGAAATAACCGCACATAGCTCCACAGCCGCTACGTGACCTAGGTTAGCCCCCGGTGGTACTGACGCTGCCACCGTACCCATACATTTGCTACAGACACCATAAGGGTCGGGATGTTCACAGGTAAGAGGAGAACGTATCTTAATTGTCTCACCAATTAGATGTTTCTCATCACCTTTAATTACCTGTAGCTCATTCTTACTGTCGTAATAGTGTTTACCTACTAGCACCTTTAGGCTTTGAGGAAGGACTCTAAAGCGCACTGTACGCGTTGTACCGCAGTCTACTCTATGTAAGTTCTGGATAATAGCACAACCTAACTGCATTCGACGGTTATAGTACTGTGTCATCTGTAATGGATCTTTCTGTGCAAGTGATGCTTTAGAACCAGAACGCGACTCAACCATCGAGTCATGTAGCGTATTCATCCCTTCCGTATAGCTAGTTGGAATAGGACGGGGCGGTATCCAGCTGTCTATGTCGGTTACGAATCCACGTGCTGCGACCGACTGAACAATCTGCCCTACGCTCAATACGTTAGCGCGACACATGCTCGTTACATTGTTTTCAGCTAGCTGATCTTCGCGCTTATAAAGCAGGTCTTTGATTTTATCATAACCCTTTTCAATTGCACGTTCGTTAGGTCTAAACTCATCACGCACTTGTTTGGTCGTTTCATGGTTGTGTATCTCAATATAATCTAAGATACTTACCGTTGATACATATCCTGCTAGGTTAGTCGTTGTATCGTTGTAGATCTTGTTAGTTATCTCGTAAGCGATACGACTGAGTAGCATGATATCTACTGCTTCATTAAGCGCATAGTAGGTATCAAACAACACATGACTTAGCACTTCTTCATGTAGCTTGGGTGTGAAATGACCATTGCCGATGTGGTGACGCTTTAAGATAGTCGCATTTGGGAAATGACGTTGCATTTCCCAGTAGTAATGACTTAAGATAGTTGGACGAGTTGACGTTTCTAACTCCCCATCATCAAAGACGAGGGTAAATACTTTGTCTTCCATTGCCCACATCTCTTCAGGTGAAAGTTGTTGTAACTCTCTAACATTAATCTTTGTCATGATCGTACGTTCCTCTTACAAATTTAACACCCGCACAACTTAGTAGATGGTTTACATACTCGTGAGACCTTCCTCTACCCAGCGGTACTTTTCTACGATTCACCGATTGTTCAATATTTGACGGAGAATCCGCATTAAGTATAGAGCGGATGATTTCCTTTTGTGTCATTGGTGATGCAGACCCATCTAGTAGATCTGTTGTTAACTCAGGACCCACTGCCGCATTAAATAACCTTACCTCATCTTCACCCATAATCCTTACAGGCAATTCTCGGTTAGGCGACCCATAGCGGTCACTCTTAGATGCTTTAGCTGGCAGACCGTGATGTTGTAGTTTAGCAGTAGATACTGAAGACCAGTTATCCGGCGCTGCTTCTAGTAACATCATGTATTTAGATCCAATTAATACCGGGTCTGCGGTTGTCACTTGCGTTACACCATCAGGCGAATAAGTTACAGGTTGAATATCAACAGGAAACTTATCTACCAAGCTAGTGATTAACTCTGGACCAATGTGCTCGCTATTAACAGGCAGGTATAGATAAATACCATGCTCTGCGACAATATCCAAATGAGTAGCTATACGTCTATCATTAGTAAGGACTTCTTCAATGGTTTGGATCATTGGCGGTGACACAACACTGTAATACTCTTTCAGATACTCCCATGCCTGCTGATGTTGACCTTTAGACATTAGCTCCTTTATCACACACACTACCATATGGCTAGTTGCATTAACATACTGCTCGTAAAGCTGAGATAAGTTAATACGCTTAACCGGCGAGATAGGATCCATGATGACTTCTGCACGCAGACCATTTTGACCTACAGGTAGTCGACTATTTTCCCATATATCTACGATTACGCCTTTCTTTATCTTCTACCAGTATCGTTAGTACCGGCACGTTCGCTTATGAACTGCTGCATGTTTCCATGCAGAAGAGACCATATCTTCACCTATGTACGTACGTTACACTAAGGTGCTCTCCGTTTCCCTATCACTTGATAGGTACAGGGTGGTAAGCCCTTGGCCGTTGATCACATCCCAGCCTCTAGATGAGGGTAAGGGACTTCGATGCGCCGATTGCCCATTGTACATCAGTAGACGTTTTTACCATGCCCTACACTTCCATTACTGGGTAGGGTATTAACCTATCTTTCGATGGTTAAGTGGTAGTCTACTGCTTTAGGGGTTTCCCGCAGTTAGGAGAGGTTCATTTATCTCTTTCAAGATAAACGTCCTTATTTAATTAACTCGTATATTCTAAAAGATGGCCTAGTAAGGGCCGACGATGTTTTATTCTCACTTTAATAACAGTTCTCAAAGTATCAAAGTGCCTAGCAGCCTCTCTAAGCGACGATAGTATAAAAGTAGACCCATCATCTATCTTAGTGGCTTTAATCTTCATAGCAGATCCTGGGTTGACTATATAGTCATCTAACCATTCACTACCGTCATCTTGTTTAAAGGCCCATCCATCGTACTGGTATGGATCTTTATTACGGATAACATTACGTATTTTCAACCAATGCACGTTTACTAGCTTAGCTAGGCCTTTAAAAGACTTGTGTTTGATTATCTGTCCAGTTTCGAGATGTTTGGCTAGATACGGTCCATTTAATAATGTAGGTCTACGTTTTACCACGACACGCACTCTATTAGGATAGCTATAGTCAATCATCCATTCGATTGCTTCTAAAGAGTTAGCGGATGCGATGGTATCAGGTAGCTTGTATTGCCCCTTTAAAGGACCACACTTCTCCCTGACTAAAGACACTAATTTAGATACTCTATCCACCGTATACATGTCCTTGTCGATGTAAATATCTAAATGATAACCTTTCACCTTATCTATAGGGTCAACTAGCCAATCAGACTCATCGTTGATAAGTTTGATCTCCCATCGATTATCTATTAAGGACGTTCTAACCTCGCCACGCTTAGCATTGCATACTTTGGAATAAGCAATACCCATTGCTTCAGCAGCACGACTTCTAGAAGCATACTCTGTCACTAAGCCAGTGAGATGATCTTTAACCTTAACCCTATCAGCATCTAATCTCAATCCTTGATCTATAGAGTGTTTAATGTTTTCAGCGTTTGAACACCACTCTAAATTGGAATGACGAGGATCACCTTTATTACCATTTTTGTGATTCACATAGGGGTTTGTAAGGTATTCCGTACGAGGATGCCACGCTAGGGCCACTAAACGGTGAACCCTAACACTATTATTGCTACTTTTATCCGGATCGTAGAAATCAAAAGCCATATAACCGTTTGTCTGGTGATATTGTTCGATCACTTTACGTTTAAAGACATCATACACGACGCCTTCTTTGGACACTGCTAAGTCAGTATAACCAGGTACCAGTCTGTACTTTTTAGCAATAATAATTGGCCTTTCAAAAACCATCCACTTACCGGCGTAAGGTCGTGTAGGTTGCTCTGCCATATCTGCAAAAGTTATAGTATAAAAATGTCTCATAGTTGAATCATTTAACTTCACTTCAAAGTGAGCCATTAGACCTAACCATCTGACATCAACTACCTGTTTTGCTCTAAATAACGTAATTGTTACCTTATTATCTATTATGGTAAGTTTACTAGGCTTACCGTTACATCGTCTTATTTTTCCTTCATGGGTAATCTCATAATCTGCATTACCCGGTACTCTTTTATACATAATCATACCCACTTAATAATTTTACTCATATAAAACTACAAGAGAATATAATAATACATGTAAAATTGTACTATACGTTGTTAATTAATGAAAAGAACCACTACTGTCTGTAAGCTTAAAGCCTTTGGTTGCTTTAACCTTCTTTGCATATTTAATCTCTACACGTCTATCATCTAGCGGCGTGTAGCGATACTTCTGCGTGACTTTATGTGGAGCCGAGTTAGGCTTATTTGCTATTGCCCGTGTTACTATATTAGTTAACGCTGGAGATAGCTGCAGGCCTTTCCCACGCTGCTTAGCAAGGCGACGATACTCGTTGTAGATTGTATCGTAGAACTGATCGCTTAGACGTAGGTATTTATCAGGTTGTGCATTCATTCCCACTGGCGTATTGCTATACGGAAGGTTATGATCCATATCCACTATAACATCATAGACAGTCGCGCCTGCCGCTGGTGCGACATACGTTAACTTATCGTACGTATAGTCAGGTGTCATTAACGCCTTAGGCGTCATCTCAACCATACCTAACGCCGGATCATACTTGCGCAGCGCTATAAGTAGACCATCTTCACGTATTTTATCACCGATATCTGGGAATGGCTTGTAGTTGTCTTTGTCCCCGTATAAGTTTAGCGGGTAGTATTCTTTACCCCAACTTACTACTCGAGAACCTGTCATGGTGGTTGTTAGACGCTCTGCCATACTTTCACTGATAATGAAACCATCTTCAATAGTGGCAGGTAGTGTCATATATGCCACATTAGCTTCTAGACCATACGCGTAGTTACCATCGTCCTTCAGTGCCTTAGATCTAGCAAGAATGGTACCTTTAGGTACTTGCATGCCCGCGTATATCTTTTCAAGGGCTGCTGTAGGATGGTATTGAAAACCAAAGGTGTTGTGATCAGAACAATAATTCTCAACAAGCAGTATATCAACCTCTTGTGTTTCTATGTTCTCGTAGATGATAGCGGTTGTAGGGTTTTCTTTAATAGAATCCGCACCCGGTCTACGTGGATAGCGTTGAACCACTTTTATAATAGACGCATCTACAGGCATCTCAATTGCTTTGGTATATTTACCAAGCTCACGCTCTGCACCAGTTTGGATCCGTTTAGGGGTGGATCCTTCAATAACCAATGCCTGACTCAAGTGAGAGGCAAACATCTTTCTACGAGACGCTGAGTTATGTTTACCAAACGGATCTAAGTTATTACCTAGTCCCATAAGTTCTGGATGAAGTTCAGATGTATTATTATTGGACATCGTTAATTATCCTATGTAAAGGGCTTGTTATGTATTGCTCTATGATAATGTAGGTGTTAAGTTGTTTAGGAGAGGTTTCATGGCGTTTAAAATTAATGATCTGCAACGTGATAATGGAGCAAGTGTCTACTATGATCCGGACTTTCGCGTGATGATTGAAACGCATCTTAATCATCTACGTAGTCATGAGAAGACACAAAGCGTGGTAATAGACGAACATCGTGTATTTCGTCAAGAATCTGATTTCTATGGGCTATTATTAGAATTAGATATCTCACCTAAGTATTTCTGGATACTGCTACGTGTTAACGGGTATGAGCATCCTGGTGACTTTGTTAATAAGAATACCGTCATCATGCCAGCAATAGAAGAAATAGAACGTCTAAAGTCCATGCATCTAGCTAACAAAGTTTAACATATTATCTGTTTCCCATGTAAAAATCGACAGTATGACGGCAAAAAAGAATAGATAGAGGGGATTAGCCCTCTATCTATGCCGTTAGTCAAACGGTTTAAACACCACCTCCATTATAGCCGCCGTTGTTCCAACCACCGCCTTGGTTACCGCCCCAAGCGTTTTGCTGGTTACCCCACTGACCTTGAGGATTACCCCAACTACCTTGGTTACCATAACCTTGACGTTGCTTCTGCATAGCTGCTGCACGCCCAGTAGCGGGCGGTGCGTATGATGCATTGCCCCATCCAACATTTGGAGCCTGATAGCCGTTTTGAGGCACACGATTACCTACTACGCTATTCCACTCACGACCGCCTGTTTTCTTAGGCGCTGATGTAGATTGAGTAGCGTTAGGTTTAGCTGTAGACGTGTTAGGTGTTGGTGCAGCATTGTTCGCCTGTGTGTTAGCAGGCACAGAACTTGCTACTTCCACATCACCTTGGTTTCCGTCTAATACCGGTATCTCATCACGCATGTCTGATAAGCACCCCATCTCTGCTTCAAAGCTAACATCAATAGTCAGCTCATCCACATCGACTAGATGCTCTTTAAACAACTCAATACGCTGATTTAACTGTTTAGCTAAATTAAGATAACTAAGCATTAGTGCATGGAAGAACGGTGCTGTCTTGTTATGCGTACCATAGCTATATGCGTTATCATTCACACCTGGTAAGATATACTCAAATAAAGCAGGTATTGACGTGAAGTCACGTTTACGCACTTTATGGTCAAAGAGCGTGCGGGCTTCATCGTCGCTATCCAATAACGGCATGCTCACTACACAAAGACGCGCGTATTTAGTATTGTTCAATGTACCTGAACGTTTAAGGTACATGTTAATTAAACGATGTTTGCCATCTATGGTGGCATGGCCCATCATCTTACTATACGCTTCAACCATCTTACCATCTGCATCTTTAAGATGCGTTAGGTATTCTAACTGCGCGGGGGAGAACTTCTCATGATGCTGCGTGTTAGCCGCCATGGAAAGAAGTTGATAGGCCAATCCATCTAACACACGTGTAGTGCGTATCAGTAACAGCTCTTTAAGCTTCTTAATAATAGGCGACTCGCCGCGTGCTACATTTTCACTAAGTGGGTGAAAGGCAATAGCGTTTGACCAATCAGTATCTTTCAATACTTCTTTGGTAGGGAGCAGTAGTGCTTTCTCCCCTACGCTACAGGGGATAGACTCCCCTGCTAGTTTCTGATAGATGCGTCCTTGCGCATCTGACTCAAGACCCGCCGAGGTCAGTATTGTCTTATAAAGGTTTAACAGGCGGCTCATGGTTATACTCCTTGATTATCGTAAGGGGTTTGTGCAACGCTGTGCATTTGATGGGTGGTTTCTAGATTACTGCTAATAGAGATAATATCGTTAGCGACGTTGTCTAGATCAGTTCGCTGGTTAGTGAATACCGGAGTAGTCAGCGCATCGCAGAAACTAGGCATGCTGAATCGCTCAGTATTGCCATCTAGTGTAATATCGATCACGGTATCGGATACAATGTCACATCGCATTTGAATACCAAATGAGATACGGTTACGACGCGAGATATCGGATAATATCTCTAACTTCAAACGATCGATGAAACGTGTCACGTAAGGTGTTAGGTCTATGTTTTCTGCAAAGCTATTAGCACCTGTCACCGCAACAGCGTAGTCGGTATCCATAGTGCTATTGGTAGCGGTAAACTCTACACCCAGCAACATAAGGTCAAGCATTAACGCAGGTACTGAATGACTTAGTATAGTAGCTATTAACGTTTCATTATTAGCACCGTTCCAATGGTTAGCATCGCGACCATGGTGAATAGGCGCGCCTGCTTTACGTTTAACGACCTCGCAGATCTGATCTACGTGGGGATTAGACATACAGAGCTCACCGTATGTTAGCGACCCTGTTGCCATGATTTGACTATGGGCATCTAAAGATGATAGGAACCCATCATCCATCATGCTCTGTTCAGCAACGCTACCTTTAGCAGCATCGTAAATCGCTAAATCATCATCCATTACATCCATGCTGTTACGTTCAGCAGTTTGATGCGCTGAAAGTAGACGACTTAGGTAGATAGGTGCCGATGCGTTAGAGCGTCGACTCTTCTTAGGTCCTTGGATGAAACTAACACGGCTATCTATCGCGTTATTAGTGTAGACGCTTTCTTGAAGTAAAGCAGAGCCTCCTACGCGATGAAAGATATCTTGAGGACGCATACTACATGCGTAGTTCATGTTATTCTGAGCGTTACCCCAACCGCCCGCAGTTGGATTATTAGCATTACCTACACTATCGGTCATGATGTGTGAAGCGTCTCTTACCGCCATTTGCATTTGACGACCATTAGGTCCTAGGATTTGAGATTGTCTAATCTCTACCGAGTTATTAAAATGCAAACGCATCTCAGGGTTAAGTGAACCTTGTAGACTTAGACCCATGTGGTCAGTATAACCTGACAACACCTGGTGAATAGTCGTGCCCATTTTCTCAATAGAGACATTCATGAGAAAGACAAAACGTGTTTCATCCCAGCCGCCTGCGATGTTAGCGTTACCGCTTGCTTGAGCGGCAGGACGCACTAGTCCATCACACCCTTGTGCGATAGCGTTAGGGTTAAGGTTTGTACCGCCAAACGTTACATCGTTAAATATACCTAAAGACTGCGCGTCGGCGTGTGTCTGATAAGGTCTAATAGCTAACGCATGGTAACTACCTACCTCGAAAAACATTAAACGATGAACTGTCATATTACTTTGGTACATAGTCGCACTTCCTATTTACGTAGTTTATTTTTAAAAGGGTTATACTGTCTTTTCAGACGGGGTTGGATCATCAAGGAACATTAGAAGCATAGTAGCCAGTTGGTTTCTAATATCCGTTGGGATCAACATAGGTTTACCATTAACCGCTGGCGGCGTACTGGTATTAAGTAAGCTATCTGGCGAGTTATAAAACCAATCTAGCGTTTGGGTGTGTTTATTGAATCCCTCTATAAATTCAACACCTTCACAATCAGTTTTCTTACGCTCTGTAGGTTTAGCTTTTAGTTTATAATACGGATAGAGCTTCATTAACGCATCGACGTTTTCTTTAGTTAGTCGTGAACGTGTATTGTTGCTATATGTATCGCCTCGTATTATGGTTGGATCTTGCGATTGACAACGTGCAGTCAGTATATGTGCTATGTCGTACATGCCTCTATGGATTAATATAGATTGTACAACACCAATCAATCGTAGTAATTCAGGATAGTGCAAAGAGTGCAAGGATCTAATAGATACTGCTTCCGATGCTACAATAGCCACTAGATTAACTCTAAATGGCTCTATCTCTAAATCGCCCGCTTTAACTAACCTAACTACACACTCCCGCACTAGACGAATAGGGACGGCAGGTTCTAACTCTTTAGCCATCTCTACATATTTAGATACGTAAGTTTCTGCAATAATAGGATGGACGTCAGAGACTCTCTGAGAGACTTGCAGACTTTCTGCTACCGAATCATTGTCTTCTCTTTCTTCTCCTCGCTTAGGACGATACCGGTCCATATCCAATACCATACCGCCACCACCAAACGTCTTATCCATATTTTCAATAAGGTTAGTGATAACGTTATAGATGGTTGATATAATAGACCCATCTGGCTTGTCCGTTTCAGCCACTGCGATACGGCCTAGTAGCGTACGGGCTAAAAGCCAGTCGGTTTGTTGGGCACTACCTAGACCACCATGAATAGTGGTAGGTTTTAACGTGTCCTGATTACCTACACGTGCTTCAATATACTCAATGAGTCTATTGATTTCTGGCGTATCGTAGATGTCGGACTGACCTATCAAAGCAGTAGCCATGTACTCTTTATACGCGGTGCCTATTTCGGCTTTATTACGTTTAATATACTCGCCCCAAATCGGCACCATAAAACGTAACGCTGTTGTTAGAAATAGCAATCCTTTATAATCGCTACGAAGGTATGTCAGCTCTTTGCTAAACCCCTCGCTGTATTCATCCTGTAGATCAGGTGGCATGGTATAGTTACCATACAACATACACCACTGACGCAGAGCTTCTACATCTATTAGAGTATAGAGGCGGTTAACTAATTCGGTTACCGTCTGCTGCAATACATCAATGTTTTCTATCTCTTCAAAGGTGTAATATACCTCGTCGTATAGATTCCATATGCGATGCTGGGTCTCTTTGTCTAGTTTTTCCAGATACGCATTGGCGTTGTCAAATAATCGGTCAGGGTTTTGAAAGGTCGTTCTCTCATAAGGACTTAACATCCACTCGTGACTTCTATCACCATGGCTAGTCAGTACAGACGCTATTCCATTGGGCTTGCGCTGCGCAATAGTGATTTTCATAGTTACCTCTTTAAACGTTAGGGATAAGGTTCATCTAAATAATGTAGGTGTTAAGTTACGTGGTATCGATTACTGGGCATAAGAGGTAGGCAAATGCCTACCTCTTTCACGTACCTGTGATCTTAAAAGATATCTTCATCAAAGTCGATGTTGCTTGATGATTGAGACTGACCACCGTAGCTATTACCGCCACCTTGGTTATTGTAGCCCTTATTACCTTGACCACCTTGCTGATCGCGTGGTGCTGGAGGCTCATACTCGTTAGCGGCAACTACAGGTATCAATCCTTTAAGCATTTCAACAAATGCTGTTGCGGCTAGTACACTATCTTCAGCTTCAGTGAACGGTGTGCCGTTACCATGGTAAAGGTCATGCCAGTAGCCTGATGAGAAAATAAACTTAATCTTAGGACGGCTGTTGTCTTCCTTATCAATAACGCTGATAAAGATTCGACCTTCGGCGTCCTTACCTGCCAACGTATCGCTTAGGTTAACTGGCGCGTCTGATTTCTTACCTTGACCAAACCATTTGTAGTTCTTGTTTTGAATCACGTAACGTGTGTTTGGTTCAGCTTCAATCGCTTTATTAATAAGCGCTAATAGCGCAAAGAACACAGGCCCGTCCATTGCAGCACGGATATTACCATTGTTCTTATCGCCTTCTACATTAGTATAGACGTCAATACGTGGGTTGTTCTTTACCACGCTAAACGCTAACGATGGACGACGCTTAGAACCTGATACAGGATCTGCGCTTAAGCGGAATTTGGTCTCGTCTAGAACGTTCTTCTTACGTGGTGGACGGCGGAAATTGTTATCGGCCATTGGAGTTTCCTTTATGGGCTAATGTTCTTCATGTTATTGCTCGCCTGTGTATTATCTGACACTTACAGCTAACAATTGCTTATAAAAACTTGCTGCTATTTTATCTTTTAATGTATCGATATCATAGAGCATTTTATCTTTAGTGGTTAACGCATGCCATCGTTTTTCTTTGGCAAGTTCATTTAACGTTACTTTGATACGATGAGGCATGGTGTTGAAATTAGTCGCACCGTCGCCAAATACCTGTAACGTCATGCTATTGAACGGCATGTGTGTTAACTGTTTACCCCCTGTAAGTTTACTATTCCATTTATTACGGGTTTTAATTGAACCTGTATGGCTTTCAATAAGACTTAACTCATCAAAGAACGTATGGGATAGTAGATCAATAGGGAAGTGGGTGAGGATCATTCCTTTATTACGCTCACCTTTAACCGCAACGTCCATTTGACGTATACTGTTATCTTGCGCTAGAAGACGCTTACATACTGCACGTTCAAGCACGCGATATTGTAACTGCCCTGGTGTTTTGGGTTTCTTTATCTGCGCCTTGGGGAATTGCTTTTCTAGCGTATTATGGCTTGTATGGTAGAAGATACATGTTGTCTTTTCTTGACTTAATGCAGTAATAGCGCTATCTAGCCCTTCCATTTCTTCTACCATCATCTCCACTAACGCTGTATCGCTAATACCTACGCTGTCTTTAACCGCGCCGTGGGTATTGCGTAGTAACGTACGTATATTAACCCAGAAACTATCCGGGTAGCGCTCTAGTTGGCTAAAGCCTTCTTCTAACGCTACCGATGTACCTATGTTAATACCGTACTCACCTAACTCACGTGTTAGATCCATCGTCATCTCCTAACACCGCGTCCATTCTTAAATGCATGGACTCTCTTGATAGCTGACCTTGACGCAGACGCGTACCGGGACCTAATAACAGCCAGCCTATTTCTGATTTATAAGCAGGCTTGTCTAACAGTATAGTGCCTGAGTCCCAACAGTAGTTATCCTTAACCGTAACACTACTACGTTTAATTTTATCAAGGAATAACCTCACCTTGGTCATCCCTGCAACCGTCTCGCCATAGAGCCGCATTAGGCTTTCTTTGATGTTATTAACCGAAGCATTGCTGCTAGGATTTACGACTTGACGTTCTACCATGATGAGAAAATCTAAAAGGTCATCATCCGTCGGGAAGACCTTTTGAAATAACTCAGCTAACGGCGTATACGTGCCGCTAGGAGGTCTTCCAGGAACCACGTCCCATTGTTCTAACATTAAGTAGATCTTATCTACATCTTTGTCTTTAAAATTAGCACACATAAGTAGTGTATGGTGCAGGGCAATTTTCAAACGAATCTCTGGTTTCATTGGGCTTGTACTCTTTTAAGTAATGCTTTAACTTGCTCGGTTCTATTAGCATCTAAACCGGCCGCTATGCACTTTTCTTCTAATAGAGCAGTAATGTTAGCAGATGAGATTTCTACCGCCTCGTATTTGGCGGTAAGTCCAGTAACGTCACTGTCTGTGGTGGTTTTATCACTGACCACTTTTAACTTCATCGTGTAGTGTGGAAAGTGTTCCCTTAATGTACTAATGGCGTTTTTAACATCGCCATCACTGGTACACTGGATACGCACATGGCTACCTTTAGGAAGGTCGTCGTGTGCTTTTAACTTATTGATAACGCCTGCTGTGTCCATATCGGTTGCGTCGATGGTGACAAAGCGGGTTGCGTCGTGGTTGATTCTGAATTCAACTCGGTCATGATGACCATCTTCGCTCACTCTAACGCGTACATGGCCTTTTGCTTCTTCCTCACCATGACCTAGGCGGTCGAACGACCCTTGTGTGATAATGCGATCATACACGCTATGGGTGTGGAAGTGGCCAATAAAGATATAATGTTTAACGATATCTAAATAACGCGCGGACTGATGGCTAGGTATTTTAAGGTGCTCGGGTAGATGGTATTCAAAGTTACCATGCATGATAGCAAAGTCTACTTTATCTAACCCTTGTTCTTCTAATAAACCCTTTACCGACCCCCAGGTGATGTCTGGGTCGTGGTCCCATTCATCGGGCACATAAAGCGCATGTATATCAAGGCTAGTTATGTATTCGATAGATAGCGTATCTACGTATTTAAAGTCAACAAACTTATCTTCTTTATCATACCCCACAGTAAGATATATCATCTCAAACTGCCTACCCTGACCACGGTCATGGCTAGGTGTTCCTTCCAATACTCTCAACACAATGTCGTGTCTATGGCAAAGCTCAAATAGATCGGCTATCCATATTTGAATTTCTAACACCGGCGCATCAGGTAAGAACAATAGCTTGTCAAAGACATCGCCTGCTAGAAAGATAGCGTCTAGCTTATCAGTTTCACTATTACTAGGTAAAGCTTTGTAAAGACGGGAGATAATATCATTAGTAGATACCAGACTATGTCCTAGGTGAATATCTGATAAACAAGCAAGTTCTAAATACTTTCCCTTACCCTGCATGGTGGTTCCTTACAATTCATCAACATCATCCCCGTACAGTGAAGCGGTGGCTATGTTTGGTTTTTTATTACTAGATGGGACGGCGTCTAACTCAATAGGATCATAACCGTATTTAACCAACACGCGGTTCCATTCTTGTAATGCCTCAGGGTTAACTCTTTCACGCCCTACATAACTCAGAAGTCCTTGCCTTAGGTAATTCTGCCCCATCATGGGGTGTGCATCACCTTTCTGCTTAGCCACAACAGCTATGGTGGTTAACGAGTCTTTACTGTTCTCATTAATACGTGTATTACGGCGATTAAGTAAAGGCGGTACAGTGAATACCACGCTACCATTACTTACCACATCGACAGGGTTATACGGGCCTTTAGATATCGCCAGCCATGGGTTCATGTCTAACGGTTCATCGTGCTCCTGCCCTAATGCGGGTAAAAAGGTACGGACAAACAAATCTAAGTCTATAGTAGGCTTAGTTTCTACTCCCTCATTTAATACACGCATGGCTTCTCGTGTGGTGTCATCTAACAGTATACTGTCATTGATCTTGCGTTGTTTAGCTTTTGCATCATCCATTGTTTAGCTCCGCTATATTCTGGACTACTGAATTAATCAAACTTACCTGTCTACCTACGTTATAGCTAATATCGCCACGTCTGACGATAAGTTCGGTCACTATCTCATACTGCGCCTCATTATCCTCATCGCGCGTTATATTTGCGCTAACTTCTACAGAGTCAAAATAACGATTAAACAACGTTGTTAGCGTGCTTTGAATACGCAGTAGCATAGTCTGCTCATCGTGACCGTTTTCTTGAATGATGTAAGCAAGTGAGGATATCTTACCGTAGTAGAGGTTGGATTGAGAATACTGACTTAAAAAGAAATAAGCCAATAGATAGTCACAGGTCTGTGGTACTGAATGAACAAACCCATCTACAGTAAGAGTAGGTAAAACCTTTTTAGTCATGGTGTCGTATCCTAACAAAAAAGAAAGATGGTCAACCCACCTTTCTTATTTAGATTATAGACTTGCGTTAAATGGACTAGTAGGGTCTTCTTTGTTCTCCTCGATAGCGGCTTTAACGCTATCCCAAGTACGTAGAATGGCTACTTGATCGTCAATATCTAACTCATCGCCTTCTTTGATCTCGTCAAAGTATTGGACACTTACTAGCTCATCATCCTGCTCCATCACCATACCGTCCACAACACGACGATAATCGTAATGCTGTTCCCCAACATCACCAGGATGCATGTCAACATACGTGTCAGTATAGCCCTCACATCGCTGCTGATGATACATCTTACGTATAGTAGGCTCTGCCATAATCCAACGCTGCATAGTTAGATTTGCATGTTGCAATTCACCAATGTCTAACATCGGATAGATGCCTTCTTTGGTCCACAGACTATCTACTTTACGTTTGACTGCTTTAGCCAGACGCATGGCTTCTGAGCTATTAAAGGAATCAAAGGTCTGACGTGCTAAATCAACGTAGTGTTGAGCGCCTTGACTGACTTGGGCTGAGAACTGATCTAGTTGCTGAGATAAAAACCCAGTTAAGTTTGGGCTTGGTGCGCTATAGGCCACAGCCCTGAATGTCTCGGGACCGCCTTCTATAATCACAGGCATAGATTAGCTCCTTGTTATTAAGGTTAAAGGGTTTCATACTCTTAATGGAGCATGTAAGTTTAGATAGATTACCTATCCGGCATAAGGCGGGGTAGGCGAATGCCTACCCCTAGCGATTATGCGTCTCTTTGAAATAAGAACGCTTTATCTTTGTCGGTTAAGGATGTTAAGTAATCAACGGTAACTAATTGTAGATTACGCGTACGGCTATTTATAGCAGTAGCATGTAGAGTCTCAATAAACTCTTGCTGGTTGATGTTTTTAACATCAATAGGAAGTAAGGTAAAGTGTAATATACCTGGCTTAACGGTGTTATTAATTTCGCTAATAACTTCTAATGCGGTTAGAGGAACATGGTGTGTAAACAAACCACAGAATCCTTTAAAGGCGTTAATTAACGCATCTGTGTAACCTACTGCGTCACATAGTACAACAATATCCTGCTCGCCCTTCCCTATGTTCTTAGGGTTAAGTGCTTGGATGTGGATTGCATCTTGACTATCGCCCTTAGGTAGGGTATCAAGTAAACTGCTGACTTCATCATGATGCTGGATGATAGGCTTAAATATAGTGTTCATGTTAACCTCTTTAATTAATGTTCTCGTTTAAGACGATGGCATGTTACTTAGTCCATTAGATAATATATGGTTGAAAATAAGTGGATTACTATCACATAGTTCACATCGGCATAACTGCTAATCAGGCAGAGGCACGGGTAGGTAAGTTAATGGGATAGGTCATATTATACTTAATTAGATGTATAAATTTACACGACGGCATAACCACCATACCCGACGCTAGGTCAGATATGGTGACTATATCACTTAGCTTCTTTGACCGTTAGGTAACTATCGACTAATGCTTTCTTAGCTACAGCTAGATTGAACCCATGTAGACCATAGAGTTCTACTTCTTTTGCTGTAAGGTAAACTGCGTCTATCAGTGCTGATAGGGTGGTACCTTTATAACTATAGACATCGGGTTGACTTTTAATGCGTTCCATCAAAAGAGATAGATGTTCTGAAAGCTCTGTAACAGAAGCAAGGACTTCGCTATTAGGTTCACGTTGATACTGCTCGTCGAGCATGTTAACCGTACTAATGATACCTTTCCAGTCACTGTTACGTGCTACTGCTTCACCATAGGTGATCTTATCACCTTTGTCATCTGCATCTACCGCTTTGTTAAAACGGGCTTTCAATGCTTCCACGTCCACTGTCTTATAGTTGACCGGAAACGCTTGAGTAAGACGTTTAGGTTCTGCAAGCATTTGGGCCACGGTGCGTTTAAGCGGAGCTAGTAGACGTTTCTCAATATCAGCAATCTCGTCCTGAAAATCAGACAGCATTTCAACATAATCGATATAACTACCGCGCATGCCTGTTGGACGATAGATTGCAATGGGTGAAAGGCTTACGTAATTGGTGTCGTGCAAAAGCTTTTCAAATGCCTTGGGGTGAAGTTCTTGACTAGGTGTTTCACCTTTAGTCATGTTGATATCACTTGTTACTTTCTCACGTAGCTGTTCTAAAAACTGCGGTATACGATTGAAAAACGACGTACTCTCAGCTTTAGCTTCCACCGAAGCAATGACAGCAAGTGTTTTAAATGAAAGTTTACCTGGAATAACCATCGTTAACGATCCTTAAATAGAATGAGTGGGGTATACATACGATGGTGTATCTAGCTGCTGATTTACCCACTCTACTAGCGTCTCTTTATCTAGCGACGCTAGATCTACCCGTAGGTCAATAACCTTTGCCACATCCCATCCTAGATAGTTAGCTACCTGGAATCCCTGCTCACCTTTAACAACTGCTTTACTCACTAAACCCTTTTCAAGTAACCAATCTCGCTGACTTTTAGAAGGTAGGTCTCCATCGTATAAAGGCCCACGTTTGATAATAGCGTCTAGCGTGTCTGCGGCATGTTTGACGGCCTGCTTAGCTAGTAGAATAGTATCTATAGCTTCGGTTATTACTTCAGGCTCATCATCAAATAGCTCAGGTGGGGTGAAAAGGGCATTAAATAGCGTGTTGATTGCTTGATCTTGTTGGTCGCTCATGAATCTTCCTTAATAAAAAACAAATAGATAAAGTTAAGGGGACCTAAGTCCCCTAGTCGTACGATGTTATTCTACGGATGCGCTGTCTTCTAGATCATCACGGTCTAGTATTTCAATAGTGACAATAACGCCCGTTCTGTTTACATCAGCCTCGTAGATAAGGCGTAGAGAGGTTAACTCTAATTCTAACTGCGCCTTTAATTGGTCGATGAGTTCTTCATCATCCCACTCCTCTATCATGGCTTTAAGTTTATCATTAGCCATGTTAGCAATATCCTGATAGCCAGCATCGTTAGCTAAAGGAACCGCTTCAACTTTATCCAGCGTGTCAACAATCAAATTAGAGATAGTTTTGAGTGAACACGGATAAGGCAGGTTGATGTCAAAGCTGGGAGAGGCTATCCATCCCATAGGGGTATTAAACTCCAAGCGTTTAATTAAGCTTGTTAATTTAATAGAGAGTACACAAGGTTGTTCTAGGTTTACCATAACAAGGGCTTCCTTATTTAATTATAGGTTGACGAATTAACAATTTAACGGAATACGCATTACATAATGCGATGAATTTAGCTTCGACCACTTTATCTAGATATTCGTCTATGACGATCATGGTAGACTGCTGGTCTCTTTTATGCGATTGCAGGTAGCTAACTAGCCACCGGTAAGGGTCGTTGGTGTCGACATCATAAGCGAACGTACCTGGACTGTATTCGCTTACTATAGATGATAGAGTTAGATTACCGAAATATATAACAGTATCCAGACTAAAGTGGCTAACAATCTCTTTAATGTCATAGTCGGCATTGACGCCAATATAGCTTACTAAGGGCAGGTATGTAGCACCGTTGCGTCTATAGCGGTAACGTTGATAAGTGGCATAGATAGTATCTATTAGGGACATGAAATTCTCACTATATATAGTTTATAATCACATCGGTAATATAGGTCTATAGATATTTGGATCTTAAGTAAAAAAGAAAGACGGCATAACAGGACCACCGATACCGGTGGTCCTTATTGTTTACATCAAACTAGCCACTGTCACCCCATGGTTGTCTTTAAGATCTAGTATGTCGTCGCTTGCAAAGTTATGGCCACCACGTGCCATCTCGTGAGCCACGGTCCATCCGGAGTCGTTAGCCAGTTTGAGTACGTTGCTGTCTTCAGGAAACTGATATCCATTAACAGCCATGGTGTGGGCTATGGTCCACCCCGACACATTGGCAAAGATAATACACTCATTGCTCTCTGTGAACATATAACCCTGCTCAGCCATTACTGCTGCAACTGTCTGGCCAAGATCATTGCTTAGTTTCAATGCGGGATGATCTTCTGGAAAAACAAACCCTGCATTAGCCATCTCATGGGCGACCGTCCACCCTGCATTTGTTGCTAGATGCAGTAAAGGTGACTCTAATGGAAAGATGTAACCACGACGTGCCATGATGTGGGCTACGCTGAGTCCGTTTCCGGTCGATTCTTTTTGTTCTGCAATAAATTCAACAACAGACATTGCTTTATTAAAATCCATAATCTTTTCCTTACACTGGTGATAGAACACGTGTTTTACACAATACATCGGCGTCATCAGGACCCCAGAAATCCCATATACCTTTAATATATGGTTCAGCCCAAGCACGACGTGCCTTATGGGTATCGACTTCAGGGGTATATGCGCCTAACTCTTGCATCTCATTAAAGAAACCTTCACCAGGAAGCCCTGTATGGTTTCCTGAGCTTCTAACGACCAACGCAGTAAGCCATGGTTGCTGCCGCTCCCAACACCACTGGTTAACCCGCTCAAGCGTCGGACTCAACACTTTACCTAGCGCCATGTTAGGTACATTGTACCCTAGGCGTTCGGCTAACTCACTGTAGTAGATAGTTCTACGTTGCATTGCCAGACGTATCAACATGCGTGTGGTGGTGAGTTGTCTCTTTTGATCTACAGTGTAGATACTTTTCTTACGTGCCATTATAATGACTCCATTGTAAATACCTGGCTTTCAATGAAAGCACCTACGGTATTTGGGTTTAATAAAGCATGCAGACCCTTTCTACATGCCATTCCATTTATTCTGGTTTAACCGGCACCTTAGGGCCTTTCTTCAACCAGTTATCTATTGTACTTACTACCGGTTTAGGCATACCTACGCAACCTGAGACCTTAGAAGGCTCTTGAAGCGATAAGATACCATAGTGTGGTGATAGTCTGTACATCTTACGCATCATCTCCTTATCAATAATAAGAAGGAGGTTGAGAGCGTCACCGTCAACGTTGTAGTCAATAGCGTTCGTTAGACGCTACCCGCAGCATTACCTGCAGCTGCATGTTTCCATGCAGACTAGACCATATCTTCTACCTTTAGTAATGGGTTATATTACTAAAGGCAGTCTCCCATTTCCTCTTCACTTGAAGAGTACGAGCCGCTACGCTCTGGTCGTTGAACCTTCACCCTCTACGCATGTAGGTGGGTGCTTGGATGCTGATCGCCTATTATAAACCCCTTAGGCTATAACCATAGGGCATCTTCTTATTTCTTTCTGTCTTTCGACCACATTCACGCTCACCGTTACCAGTCACGTTGTTGTATAAGAAGCTTTAAGGGTTTCCAGCAGTTAAAGAGATTATCCTATCCCAATTACTTGGGTAGGGACCTTTTGGAACTATTACTAATTTCACAAGTGTGTAAACAAAACAATCTACCATGTTTATCTGTTTTATTGTGTTTCAGATAATCACGTATAGATCTATCGGTTATGCCTAACGTTTCAGAAGCTGTACGGATATTACCATATAACTCTGTATGGTCGTCAGGATAAACGACAGTTAGAGGTTTATAAATGAAAGTTTCTATTGAAAAGGCACGTTTCTCGTCTTCGGTATACCAGGGCCAAGTAATTTTCTTAGTCATAGGCCTGATGTCCCATCCTTTAATAGGATAAGTAAATCTCTTACCTTCAACTACCCGACGGATTACTTTAGGACACACGTTGATAAGCTTAGACAATTGGGCGCATGTACTTTCTATGTAAATTAGACCAGTAACAATATTTCTAGCGACAACATCGTAATCGTAGCTGCCAGTAAAATATTTATAATCACTATAGTCAAATTTAATATCAAGGTCACCTATAACAACATCAACACATTTACCATCAACGCGCTTCAGACTGTCTCTATTTATACCAGTCTGTCTATGAAATTCGCTAAGGCTAAAGTATCTATGTTGTTCACCGGTCTTTAAGTTAACCACGTCAACAGGAAGAGAATCTGGCCTTAAACGCGTTTCATAGGCGTGTGTGGTGTTTTCACCATAGCGAGCCCACTCGAGGTTATCTAACCAATTATGATCTTTGACACCATCTTTGTGGTTAACCGTCAGTCTAACACCTTTAGCCACCTTAGGTTTCTTAAGGAATGTTAACGCTAGCGCGCGGTGTTGACCCAGGCAATAACGCTTACCATTATCTTTGTAGACCAAAGTAAATACGTAGCCGTTACTCTTATGCCAGCTATTTAATGTGTTCTTTTCAATATTTAAAACGTCGCCATTTTCGTTACAAGCATAATTGCTGAAACCGGGAATGGGGTAGAAACCTTCTTTCATTTTAAACTCCAATTATTTCAAATAACACCCTCATATATTAGTTAAATTTCCACCTAAGTCAGCGTTGGGGCCAGACAGGCTGAGGACGCTCATGGAGATAGTTTGTATGTTTGGATCCTTAATGATTTTAGTGACTCGCATGAACTGAGCCGACAACCGATGTAACGAGGGATTACGCTGGAGGATTGTTGGTATTCCTTTGCGTTTCTGATTAGTCTGAGCATGCTCAGCATATTCGTCAATCTCAGGCGCTTCAGCAATAAGCTCTTCTAGAAGCTGATCAACCAATGGATGGTACTGGCTGATTGACTCTTGAAGTAGAGAAGCAGCACCGCGAGGTGTGTATCCTAGCTTCATTAACTTATTAGTTAGATGTGTACGCAAAAGACCTACTGACAGACCCCATGGAAGATGTATCTCATCGTACTCGTGGGACTCACTCAACGACACGATAACTGCACGGGCGGTATAGTGAAGTCGTCCTGATATCTTGTGTTTACGGATAAACCCATCTTTAGACGCTATACGTGTCTTGTACGTCTCCTCGTAATAGTTAGAAATCTGCTTAACACACTTAAGTGTTCGATTCTCCAACTGTTTAGGCATCAGAGGCTTGATAGCCTGTTTAATAGACGACATCGTTCTTACTGCATTAATAGCAAGTGAGGTAGATGTATCTGATGTTAACGTAGAGTCGTTTTGTTCCGTAACGAACGCCACCTTAGATGGAATAGGCAGGTATTCGCTAAAGATACAATGACGATACTTGCGCATGGTCATTTTAAAATGCTGAATCTCTAAACGCTTGTGTATAGCAAAGATGTCATACAAGGCATTCATGATGGTGTCGAAGTTTTCAATGAAGTAATTGTAACCTCGTTTAAACCCGTAACGCTTAAGGCGATTTAATGACTCATTGTTAGGATTATCGTAGTGTAAGTTAGGATTACACAACCATTCGACCAAGCAGAGTTTCTTGCTTGAAAAGTACTTTTCAAACATCAACCATACGTTAGGGTTAATGAACCCATAAACACCATCAGGTGCCTTCATCCAAAGCGTTGACTCGATGCGCTTCTCTGTAGACTGCTGGACCTCGGTATGACATACCCCACACACTTTACCCAGGTTATAGCCGCCTGATAACACACCACAGTCGCATGACGGAATAACTGACAGCGAGTCACCTTCATATCGGGTTGAGACTAAGTCATTAAACTTTTGTCTATCTTCCTGCGATAGCGTATCAATGTCATTAACCAGAATAGGTGGGTTAGACAAGTTATTGAACAGTTTATCGTGATCCTCTAATGCAAGATGCACACCGCCTTGTTTGTCGTTAAAGTACTGACTTATAGGACCTTGGATCTGATCTAGCGCCATGTTAGCAGGATGGTGACCTGACTCAGCGGCTACGCTGATTTCTGCTTCCATGATATCTCCTTAAAAGGGTTATTATTAAAGGTTGGGTCTTTAAAGTAATATAGGTTTTCATCTTAAACGTTTGAATAAATAAACATAACGTTGCTCACCTCTGTAAAAACCTACCGTTTCTTCCTACTAAACGTAAAGGTTTTATTTACCCAGTCTTGAAAGTCTTTCTTAGTATCAAACTCCATGATTGAGCCTGTACGTGTATCTTTTACTTCGTAGTAATGTTTAGTGGTATGGGCTTTAAGTTTCCACTTTAAATTATCCGCTGCACAATTACCTCTATCACCATCGATATTGATAAGATCAAAACGTGTTATATCTTCAGGGTTGTCTAAATATGCACGTGCTACTATTCCGGAGAGGGTACGCATGGTGTTGCCTTCTTTTCCCTTTAACGTCACCATCGGACGCTGGTCGGCTCTACGCGGCGTAAGGGCGGCGTAATAATACCACGCATCCCCTGTTAACGGGTAGTGTAGCTTAATGATTTTACCGCAACGACTCACCCATGCGTCGGTAAAGCCAACAACAGGCTTTAAGGTAATACCTTGTTGTTTTTCTATTGTCTTGATATCAGCCGGGCGCGGGGTGGTTACAGTTAGGATAGATTCTACTTTAGGAGTGGCCATGGAAAGTCCTTCTCTTATTATAATCGGGCATAAAAAAGAAAGAGGATCCTAAGACCCCCTTTCTAACTACTTAGCTAATTTAACTTAGCGGTTCCACAGGCTGCCTGCGTTACGTGCACCGTAACCCATGCCAGAACCACCCCAGTTAGAGCCGCCTTGCTGGAAGACTGCACCACCGGCGTTTTGACCAATACCCATACCAACAGCAGACGTATTACCACGAATGGCACCCATGTCGTTACCGTAGATACCCTCAGGGCGGATCTTAAGTCCAGCTTCTGCACATGCCGTCGCAAGCGCTTCAATGAACTTAGGATTAAACGTAACACGACGCGCGTAACCTGTAATAGATACAGTATCACCTAATGTAGCTTCGATGATTTTAGCACGCTCTGCCAGACGTAGTTCTTGAGGACGGTCAGTCTGGTCGTAAGTGTTACCGAATGCTTCAACGATACCTAGATCTTTATCACCGTAGATGTTAAGCATCGCTAGGTAATCAAGGTCGCGGATATCACGAGGCGTGTTGTTCTCATCTAGGTAAGTACCTAGGTGGATACGAGTAATTTCGCTAGATAGCGGTGCAGAGCCATCGTAGTGGCGGCTAAATGCACCACCGGTCAATGTATCTGCTGCTTGGAACAATACTTGGTTAGCCTTAGTGTTGCCAGTGGCAGCAGCAAGGAACGTTTCTTGTAACCAGCTAAGATCACCTGTTTCTGGGATATCCCAAGAGAACAATACTTCATTGTACATGCTGCGCTGTACAAGCTCAAACAAGCTTTGGTCTGAGAACGAATCGCTCTTAGTTGTAATACGACCGAACTCGCCGTTGCCTGCGAAGTCTACTTCAAAGCCTAGTGCACCGATGTCATGAAGATCACCTTTAGACGCACCATAAACTGGCTTGAAGCACTTAACCCATGCGTGGTGCTGAGTTGCTAGTACTGAAGTAGATAGACCTAACAATTCAAGCTCAAGCGTGTTTACGCTAAGGCCTGATGTTACGCCAGTCATGACTAGACGCGGCACGTATTGACGATGATCAACAGGCTGGCCGTATGCCATTTGCTGTTGCTGACGTGGTACGTACGTTAGGTCCATATAACCATCAACTGTAGTCAATGGAATAGTTTGCTTAGCAGATACTGCTTCACCTGTCTGCATGATACCGCGCAGCGAGATAGATAGATCAGAACGTACGGTTTGACCTGCTGCAGTTTGCGTGTCACCTGGATTGTAACGAAGCTGCGCAGCTAACACGTCACCTGTGTTGATATCTGCTACAGTGATAGCGTTGCTGTTGTCACCGTTTAGCTTAAGGATAGTTGTGTAACATGCTGTGATACCGAAGTATAGCAAGCTACGAATCTCTTTCTCGCTGTCAGCAGTAAGGTGCTTAGGAATAACGTTAGCACCAACATCTACGTAAGTGCGCTCAGTACCGTACTTGCTACGTAGGTGCATGTTAACCTGCTCCCACATGTTGTCATCGTACACATCACCAGCTACAGTTTTGATGTTAACTTGCTGACCTGCGATGTTAGGTACACGATCAGCCAGGCCGTCGCCAGAACCTTCTACGATGTACGTGTAGCATGCTACGTGTTCGTTAAATGGGAACTGTAATACAATTACAGATAGCGCTAATGAATGGCTGTCACCGTCCATTGGTTCAATGGTCACTTTCTCAAGTACACCGTTACGCTCTGAAGATAGGATCTTACGTAACGTTTGCGTTAGCTCACCAGTGATTTCGCCTGCAGTGCTACGCGTCATTGGGTTGCTAAAGATTGAGTTTAGACCGGCTAGGGTTTTTGGACCTTCCACTTTTCTTCCTCGAGTTTGTTGGTTTGTCGGTTGGGCTTGTGCCTGCGCACTTGCTGCGCCTGACTCTTTCATTGCATCTGCCATAGCAGGGTTAGAAGGAGTAGACTTGTTATCTTTATTTACAGCCATAATGGTATACCTTTTAATTATGTTGTCAAACGTTTAAATTAGCTAATAGATCATCCATTCCCGGATTGATCACTAAAATGATATAGGTGTTTAATTCTGTTGAATCGCCTCACAGAGGGACACAGGTTAGGCACCTATACCAAGTATAGATACACTGACAGCTACCTGTCTCTATAGTATGACACGAAAACATTAAAACTTTACATCACTTCATCCATCTACAGGTGACCCATGCAACGGCTTTTTACTCAAGATTCACCCAACCGCAACCAACAGGTCTTTGCGGGTCTTTTCCAAGCCCAACGCGGATTAGACAAAGCCTTAGAGCGGGTTAAAGCCAAGGCAATAAGTTCACCCAGACACTTAAAAGACACTCACCCTATTATTAGACTTCTAGATAGTCTACCGCCCATGAACGCTATGAACATGCTGCGCTATTACGACTATATAGAAGATGTTGTAACGGATATCGCCCATGGCCAACATATCAACACTGAGATAAATACTTTCCCACCTATGGACGGAGAGTTTTACGGTGGAGACGTTGTTGATATCTTAGTTGCAACGACACTGTCACGACCTAATTGGACAGGTGAGGGCCTATTAGCTGATTGGTCATCGACATCAGCTGTACGTGTCTTATATCATCCTAGCAGTGACTTAAACTTGAACCTCCCTGACGGACAAAGACAACACAATGAGACGGGCTATTCTGTTATTGCTGTAGATATTCCTCTGCTTGCTATTCAGTATAGAACATGGGCTACGTTAGAAAATCGTAAACCATTAGAAGAACGCGAATCAACTAATATGTTTGTCTACCAATATGTGTTAGGTAATATGTTAGACCATCAGTTGTCTATTAGTTTAATGAACCGCTACCTACGTGCTTATACTGAAGAGACACAAACTAAGAGCCTAATCAAACCTATCCTAGCGTTACCTGACTATAGCGCAGCTGTAGATAAAGAATATACAGAAGTAATAGATACGTTATTACGGATGAATGCCTCTATTGACGATGTGTTAGATAATGTCCCGCTTAGAATGGGCGAGACGCTTAGAAACGCCCTGCCCTTTAATAGACTAGTTAGCACTCGTCAGATAAGCTGGGTATTGTGGCTAACATGGCTGCCTTGGATTAAGCACGCGTTATCATGGTACCTGACAACTCATCAGGGGCAAGATAGAGACTTTGAGAACGTACTTAAGCGTGAACTAAGACGTGCACGTAGCGATAGAAGCGCCCAGACGGCTCCCCACGGACTTTTAAGGGATCTATTAGAGATTGAGTTGGAAGGATTAAAACTGCTCTTATAACGGCATAGAGGTAGATCTAGCATCATGCTAGATCTACCTCGTTTATGCTGTTTTATTTACGATACTCTGGATTTACATACCTAGCGCCCTTAGGCGGTAGTCTATCCATATATGGATTAGTAACCGTAGAAGTAATCTCACGTTCGTTAACGAAGAAAGCACGGCTGGCCAGATCACCTATAAAATCACTAGGCACCTCCATAGCTTTGTTATGTTCAACATAACCCAACTCGTGATGTACTTCTATCGGGTTAACCCTACCGTCGGTGTGAATATGTAATATACGCAAGACGTCATTAGCTTTTGCATAGGGCATATCAAACTCACCTTCGGTTATATCAACCGCAGCAATAACACGCTGACCTGCCTTAAACATCGACAGCACCTTGTCTATACTGCTTCCCTTTCTGTGTTTAGGATATTGCATAAACTTATCACTCATACCCCACCTACATAAAGTCGCTAACCAGTTTGGTTATATTTTTATCTTTCATGTAAACACCATACGTTTCTAATACTAAGTAGAAGGGTGCCATTGTAGTAAATACAATCTTGCGAATATCCATGCACTGGATAATCTCTTTAGGCATTCCTTTAGTGCTGATTACATCCATGGGAATTAGAAATTGCGTGATAGATGTTGTTTTGTTATGCTTAACAATCCAATCTTCTAGCCTACTTGCTAATTCCTTATCCTCTATACTCTCTATCCATGCTCTAACTTTAGATACAGACGTTGACGTTAACGATACTTTCACCGTACTATAGGGTGGTGGCGGTACCTCTCCGTACTTAGGACCAAATACGCTATTCCAGAAATCGTAGAATATGTAATTAGATCCTTGCGGATTAGCATAGGAATCTGCAGACTTGATACCAGCAGTAGTAAGGTAATCAATCCGACCCTCTTTAAGACTGTTAATGATGAGGTGCTCCTGATCGGCCACTTCCTGCATCATGGTCTTAATGGATATCTTCTTACCTTCCAACGTCCAGTCCATGGGTTTCATGATAAACTTGTGCAGTTTTTCAATGATCTCTTTAGGCGCTTTCGTTGATTTAAGTTCGACCCCTTTGATATCGGTCACCATTTCTTTATAAACGTTGCCTTCCTGAGCACTGATGTAATACGCATAGTGCTTAGCACGGCTGGTCAGAGACAGGGCTGGCATCATGTATTCGTTTTTCATAGATAACTTATACAGATCCGGTTTTGCCACACCCATGTTAGACGATAGCGATGCAAGCAAATGCATAGTGGTCATCTGTGCTAGATATACTACAAATGCCCAAATACTGGTTGTCTTCTCATCAAAGTCAACGACACCGTCCTTATACCACATCGTCCAATCTTGAACGGTAAATATCGTTGAGTCAGTATCCGACACTAATACGCCACGGCGGATAGAGTCAGGTAGTACAGCTACGCTGGCAGGTGGGTTGAGCGTAACCCAAAACGCTTTAAATAACACCGTATATTCTTTAAGTAAAGAAAAGATGTTATTAACTGAACTTGCAATACGTGCGTAGGTCTCAGGTTCTGCATCTTTGATAGCAAATATTGGCTTATTCTTTAAGTCAGGCGCGTGGAGTATACCCACATATGCTTCAAGATCACCATCCATTTCTTCAATAATAGATTCAGGGTTATCAATGACGGTATCAGAACATGTTGTAAAGCGATCTAAGAAAGTACGAACAAACTGAGGATTAAACTCACGAAGGTGGTAGAAATTACCCGTGTATACATAGGCGACGCGTTCAAGGTCTGATAGTTTACTTACTAGACTCTCTATACGTGCATTCCACTGTAGGTTGCGCCAATATAGATCCGTAGAATATTTAATTGACGCACATGTCTCTTCTACGGTAGGAATGTGTAGATTATAGGTTTTCACCGCCTCATCTATTAACGCATAATCGCTATTATTAATAACCGAAATAATATTCTGTATTACCACATCCACATCGTAGTAATGTCTATTGCCAAATAAGAAACGTTCATTGTTAGCATTAGCATAGCCGGTTGCTGAACGACAGGTTGACGTTAGTGTGGAGTGTGTAGATTTGTTATACAACGGGGTAAAGGCCGAGGCATGACCACCACTCACTGAGTTGTTCTTAATCTTGAAGGTTGATTGCAGTATATCGTAAAACCCCGCAGCCGCGTTATCGCCCGCCATCTTTGCTTTGAATTTCTGCTTCTTTACCGCGTTGCGCTTATCGACGTTCTTACGCATGTATTTAGCCAGGAGTGACTCATGCTGGTCAGGATGTCTGTATGCTGCTAGAGTCGGACTTACAATTAATCCTTCAGTTTCTACTTTCTGCATGTAGCCTAAGAAAGTAGTACTCCACTTATCACGTGTACCAGGCTTATCGCGCTTCATAGCTAATACTGCTGGGTCTTTAAGTGGTAGACGTCCTTCAGTAGGGTGGGTTGTCTTTCTAACCCACTGATAGCACTCGTCGTGACTCTTACCTGTCTCAAGTGCCAGATAACGGGCTGTATCTTGATAGTACCGTTCTAAGACGTTAAGGTCTCTACCGTATTCTTCAGTAGGGAGAACAAAAGGATTATCCATAGTACGCTCGTCTTTAATTTAGTTAGTTTACACTTCATGTTATTGGACTTAGGTGTATTTTTCAAAGCAAAAAAGAAAGACGGCATAAAACCTTCCTACACCCCAGAGGAAGGATGTAGGAAGGGTAAACACTACGTTTGACAAATATAAAGGTGCGTGACTACCTTTAGGGATCGATCTTCTGGCTCAAGATCATGAACACCGCGAGGGTCTCAAACTCAACAACGTTCATAATATATACAGTAAGGTAAGTAAAACTTTACTTAGTTTAAACAACCTTACTACTACTGACCGTATAACCGTTTGCTGTAAGTGCAGCAAGGATGTTAGGCACATCGTCAACGTTAACGTTATCAATGGTTAACGTAAGTTTATTACTGCCTACCTTTTCTAAGGTAGTGGTATCAATCCAAGGTAAACCAACAAACGTCTGCTCGCCATTTTCTAGTTCTATTTTTAGATAACTATAAATAGTTGGATCATCCACACTACCTTCAGGCAGGTTAGTGATAATGTCTTCATGTAGTGCAACGGGGTCGATCTTTTGACTAGCGGTACTATAATCTACTACCCCGATAAGACGAACACGGGTAAATGTTGTCCCTATTGTTGTGTTTTCAAATAAAGAAAAACTAACAACATCACGCAATCCGATGTCTAACGCAGGAAAGATCTGCATGGGTATAATCTCCAAAATATAATAATAAGGTTCCAGTATCGTCAGTGACTTCTAAGAAACGAAAATCATCAGTATTGATATTGTAGCGACTTAATGCTGCAGAGATGCACTCTACCATAGCCACTACCTGACTATGCCCCTCGCTGGTTGAATCGATGTTCCAATCTAGTAGCTCTTCTAGATCAAGATTTAAACGTGCAAGGGTTCGGGTATCTAACTTAGGACTGTCGGGATTAACAACGCCATTATAGCTGTTAATTAACTCACCTAGTTCCTCTAAGTGAAGGATCATAAATTTAAGCACCTAAGTACTCCTTAATACAGCATCTCCTGTAGAGATTTATTATTGTTAATTGTCTATAGGATCAGGTACACTAACGACAATGTCCATCCCCGCCATAGCTTCAAAACGCACTCTACCTACATCACGAATGCCTAATTGATGAAAACACGTAATTAGGGTCTGAATGAATTGATCGATATATGCTAGATAGTTTTCTCTTTCTCTAACCGTTAGATTTTGAGTATGTAGGAAATCATAAATAGCTTTATGTCTTTGATTTTCTACATCGTTAACACTCAATGACGCAGCGTGGACAGACATAGAGATAACGGCATTTAAATCTGTAACCACAGTATCTTCAGACGATATAGACTGATATAACGCGCGTACCGCTGACTCGGTAGCGACGATATAGTGTTTAATATTCATACTCTACTCTAATTCTAGAAATAACGTATCATTATGCGTACAGATATAATGATACGTTGGTTTAAATCTAAGGGCGTGATTATGGTAGGTTTTAAGTTCTTTACAGAATGCGTCAAAATAAGGCATTGCTGCTTGACTTATAACCGGGAACTCATATTCTGTTTCAAAGTATTTACTTAGCTCCGTTGAGTCGACGCTCACGTCATGCTTATACATAGTAAGCACTTCTGCGGTTAGGGTGTCTTGGGTTACCGTGATTTGTCTTTTTGCTTCATAACGCCATACTGCTATCATAACGTCATAAATGGACTGTAATTTACTACAGTCCAATAAAAGTATTTTACTCGTCAAGATGATGCACCTCGATGACTAACGTCGGGAAACTAACGCATACGTAATTTAACAGCGGGCGATTAGCCAGGGCGTTTATAATACGTCCTAGGCTTACGTCCACAGCCTCATACGTCTCCATTATAATATCATTAACATAATGATACAACGTCTCCTGCACTTCGCTCTTACCTACACTCAACCCCATCCTACTAGCTACATATTCCACTACCTGTTCAACAGTGTTAACATCTAATCTATCATTGTCGGTATACTGATCTATCCATAGCGCTACAGCGGCCTCTATGATGTCTGCAGGCGTTAACGAAGCCTCGGGCGGATATGGTGGTTTGTCTAATGGTAAATCTACTAATAGCTTCATACAGTGCCTTTTACTATTGGTACTTGTATATTACAGTACCGTCATTCATAACTTCCACGTCTATCAACTCTACGTTAGGCATACGGCGTTGTAAGTTATCTACGATGCGGGTAATAGGCCATGCTATAGCTAATGATAAATTAATCACGTGTGTTAATGCGTTATAATTCATCATACCTACACCGTCTTCATCGTAATTGTCAAAGATGGTATATAACTCCCCTTCTACATGATCCTTGACTTTAACCGCATCGAACTGCGTAGTTAGCGCTGAAGAAGCGGCAAGTAATACTAAATCATGTACATTAAGTTTAAAGGCTTCCATTGCCTTAATATCATCATGGGTGGTCTTTAACATATACTGTCCCGCATCTACGATGAAGTACTGTTCATCTGGACCACTAGCTACATTCCACATAAAGGTCATCTCCTATACATCTAGCTACTACTAGATGCGTAAAAGGATGTTGTTGATAAAATGAAAGTATAGTAGGATAGAGACGTTTATAGATCTTTAACCCTATACTACATACGTCATCAACATCTTCCAAGGTATAGTCTTTTCTATGTTGTTCATTATAACTACTAAGCGCACGGTAAAGTAACCGTCTATCTAAATCGGTAGCTGACTGATCATGGTAGTATGTTTCAATGTTAGTCAATGCAGATATAGTCAGACTTAATAACTCATCTAACCTGAGGTTATACGTTTCTAACGACCCATTTAAGTGATTGTTATTACTTCGTATATCCCCAATGTCTAGAATTAAATAGCGTACTGCCATGGTTAACTTTCCATTTGTTTGATTAACGCTTCAAGCTCTTGGTTACGCGCACGTAGCTGATTTAGCTCAACGTCACGACAATCACCATTATCTACGATACGATACTCCAACGGATCATTCATCTTCTCATACTCGTAATGATGGCTAGCCATCTTGTCTGCACCAAGCAGCCGTGTTATGGTAGTATACATAGTACGGCGGATATCCTGCTTAAGTGCCTCTCTGATGTCAGCAATAGGACACAGACCCTCTAGCCACACCTCTGTGATATCCTCACCTACCATGTCTCGATGTTGTTCACCAAGTAGAAGTACTTCTAATTCGTAGTCGATTACTCTAGAATAATCTAAACACAGTAAATAAGCCCCGCCTACTACTGGTTCTAAATAATTAAAACATAGTGAATGTATAGCATCAAAGCTAACAAGAATAGATACTGGTTTCACTGGTTCACCCTGTTAGATTAAGGTCTTTATCAATGATGAGTCTTAATACGTCATGCGTTAACTCGTCATGTCTTGCTGTTAGCTGCGCTTTTAGATCGTCACGCGTGGTCGCATTAGCTCGATGATTAGGGAGCTGCTGTTCTTGATCTTTATATTGTTCCGATAACAAAGCCTGTAAACGTTCTTGGAAACTTAACGCGGTAGGATCTGAATGGCTGCCTAAGTTTTCTAAGACAATATCATCGTAGCTCTTGGTCACATTCCAAACATCGTCAGTACGTAGAGGCACATAGCGTTGAAGTATATCGGTTAACCTTGCATCGATAGGGTCTATGCAGTTTTGATAGAACCTAGATGCAAAGACTGCATGCGTGGTCATCCAGGGATATAGCTGCTCTAATAGATCAGTCGTGGTGTCTACGCTGGGTGCCCAGTTAAAGGCATGACTCATCGCGTCATCGATTAGATGATGTATAATCATCCTAGCGTCGTTACGCTTGACCGGGTTAGGGCGGTCAACGCTGTAAAAGAAAAGCGCTGATGTATTGACCAGGTTTTCTATAAACTCATGTAAAGGGAGTATTATTTTTAGTGCCATGGAGTTGGGTCCTTTTAGGCATTAACTATCAGTGTCTCATTTTTAATAATGGTTTTAACTGACGCATCGGGATGCCATTGATTACTTACTGCACGGTATAGCTGTTTATCAACTAAACCTTTTATTACATCAGGTAAGCTGTTAAGGAAGATAACAGCACCTATAGGCATGTTGCCTTCTATCGGGTTGTCGTGATGAAGTACACCCATTGTTGCTAGTCTTTCGGAAAACCACTGATTTAACACAGCATCGATGTCGACGGTTGGATTACCTGCTAAGTGTTTAGATAGTTCTTCAATGAATGGTTTAGCGATATCGCGGGCGGTTGCGATATCAAATAGATAGTATTTAGGGGTTGTCATTATTACCACCTTGTATACGAATTAGTGAGTAGTCTATACAGGTAATGTAGGTGTGAAATATAATGATAAGCGGCATAGACGCCTCCCTTCAGGGAGGCGGTATGGGTGCCGGGTGAGTACTTAAAGTACCATGCCGTCTTTTGTTGTATTATCGCCACTACCGATATAGGTCTTACGATCAAGTGAACGCTTAGACGTAGACTTTTCGTAGGTACCGTGTGCTTTAGCAATACCTTCGTAAATACGTTCGATGCCAGTAGTTGAAATAACTAAATGCATGTCTGGTATCTCCCCTGTTTCATCGCGGTGATAACCAATACATTGGTAATCTGGCGCTGCTTCAGGCATTGGCGTATCTGGGTCAGCAAGTAACGATGCGATAGAGATTGGCTCATTGATCCCTTCTACTGACGTGTTATCACGTAGAATAGAAAGCTGACTTAACTGCGGCTCTACCTGAGATGCACGGTTGTAGTATAACCACGTCGATACATCTTTAGTATCTAGTTCTTTGTTATTACCAGACACAAGTGCCGAGATAGCACCAATCGCACCACGAATACGTTTATCAACTTCAGAACGTTTAACGTTGCTGCTGTTTTCTTCGTAATAAAGCGTGATAGGTAGTTCGGCGCTTTGCGAGATGCTATCTAACGACTTAAGCGTATTAAGCGTGTTAGTACACGTAATGGCTGAATCTGTAGAACCTACTACAATACAGATAAATGATTCTTCGCTATTTAGAAGATGGCGCGCAATAAGCGGACCAGCTACGCTACCGCTACCGCCTGCACCTGAAAACATTACAATGTTAAAGTCACCCGGTGGGTGTAGTGAGACGATGTCTTTGATTGAATCAGAAATACGCTGATGGTTCTCACGACGAACTTTACCTGACCCATCTACATCAGGAAGAATATAGCACATGTCTTCAGTGATAGGATCTTCGATGTTAGACAGACTTGTGTCTACAAATGCAGTCTGGATGTCGGCGTAGATATCTGATGATTCAAGACCTACAAAAGGGGTTGCTAAGTTAACTGCACAGCCGCCAGCTGCGTAGATTCTTAAGGTATGTTTACTCATTAAATCGCCTCTTATTCCTAGATTGTTCGATAAAGTATGAAGTGAATATGAAATCTTTAACCTGACAATGAGTGTACATGTACGTTTAACTAATGCTGTCTACAGTGCTAGGTCTTCATAAATTAATGGAAAATGTATTAATTAACCTCATTATATTGTTTAATAGCCACGGGATATAGCCATGAGCCCCATTCAAAAAGCCGTTCAGGATATTACGTTTAAAATCCCACAAGAAATACTGAGGCAAGTCTTTATAGACAAACGGTTTAGCACTGTAAACTACCCTGTCTCTATTGAATCTCAAATTATCGCTAAAGTCGTACGACCACGTGTATTAGTTGACTGTAACCTAGTAGGCGGGTTACAGGTCGAACTGTCTTTATCAAGTGCTAAGAAAACATACGATGATGGAAGCCATCAGATCTACGTTATACCTAAAACCGCCACCATGGGTCGAAGTATTATCTCCGTAATGAGTATTGGGTTTAATGAGAATGAGGCTAGTAGTACTTTCCAGACAACGTCTTCATTAATCCGTGAGTCAATGAACGTTATAGATGCGGTTAACGGATACGAGACAAACTCTACAGCTAGCGTGTCGCTAATTGAAGAAAACACCATACACGTAGAATCTGAAAGCGTGCTTAGTAGTAACGCTACATTGCGTTGTATTGTAAGCAACGACCCGGACATGCAGAATCTAAACCCTAGAACCATTCCTGCATTTACTAAACTGGTTGAGTATGCGGTTAAAAGCTACATATACAATCAGTCTATAATTAACATTGATACGGCACGTTTGCATGGTGGTCAGACGTTAGGTGTGTATCGTGATATGGTGGAAGGCTATGCTGACGCTGAAGAGCTTTATGTAGAATATAGAGATACGCGTTGGAAAAAGATAGCATTCTGCGACGATAAAGAATCCTATTATCGCCACATTAAGTTAACATCATCAGGCGTTTAAACTAAGTAGGTCTTCGGACCTACTTTTTATACGTTATCTATTTAATACTATGACTTTATTTTTAACTAAAGAGTATTACTAATGGGCGCGTATATAGATCTAGAGGGTAAGAGATTTGGTCGATGGCTAGTTGAAAGTAGGACTGATAATAATCGCTTCGGTCAGATACGATGGGCTTGTGTGTGCGATTGCGGTTCTGTAAAGAAAGTTATTGCAGGGAGTCTACTATCCGGTAAATCAACAAGTTGCGGATGTTATCAAAAGGAAAAGATAAGGCATACTAGCCAGGTACACGGGATGTCGGCAGCAAAGGAATATAAATATTACCACGCTATGAAGGGTCGCTGTTACAATCCTAAAAATATTGACTATTACAATTATGGCGGACGTGGCATTAAAGTGTGTAAGCGGTGGCTTGATAGTTTTGAAAACTTCTTAGAGGATATGGGACCGTGTCCTAAAGGTTATACACTAGACCGTAAGGATAACGATAAAGATTACAGTCCAGAGAATTGTAGGTGGGCCAGTCGTAAAGAACAGGCTTTAAATAGAAGGACTACAAGAACAGTCACCTATCATGGGGTAGAGACTACTTATGTAGAACTGTGTGAAAAGTTTAACATCAGTTTACCCGCTTTAAACTATCGCCTTTCGACAGGCATGTCTCTAGAAGAAGCATTAAATAAACCCATACAAGTAAGAAAACATACCATCCCAGTTATATGTTTAGATGTTAAAGAAGGGAAATATACAATATTTAAAACATATAACGAAGCTGTAACGTTCTTTAATAATAAAGAATCTAGTTTAAGAAGAGCAATTGATTTAAAGAGAATATATCTATCAAAGTATCTAATAAAGTATTCTGATGATAGTTCATCCTGGGATCGTTTTACCGGTAATTTCAAAATGACTGATGACGTTGTTATTGAATTAGAGGATGGGGTTTTAATAATCTTTAACAACATCTGCGAAGGTTTAGAGTATTTGGATAGAAATGATATTGACATAGATAGCTGTAAGATTAAATCACTGATACGATAAAGAAAGTTATTACAGACATATCAAATTAACGTCATCAGGCGTATAGCGGTTAAAAGAAGCAAGGCGGTACCGCCTTGCTTTATGCCGTAACGGCATAAAGCAGAGGCCAATGACCTCTGCCTTTAAATATCAATGTAGTTGTATCACGCCAGACAAAGGCTGGTTAATATTGCTTCGATGGTTTAGTCTTTCTTTAACATCAAAAGATAACATATCTAACATGGTTGTTAGGAATTGTTGACGTATATGGTCATCTAGCGAGCAGTTGTCAAAGAATAACTGAGCTAGATAGAAAACACCCTTGACATTGGGAACCTTCACAGGTTGCTGTCCTTGCACGGGTGAGCGTGTAAATGTAGCAACGTTGACATCACCTGAACGAATATGTAGCTGTGCACCTTCGGTCACCGCATGAAGCGGCTCGGTGGTCGTTAACATTACTAATAAATCGTGACTTTGCTTAAATCCACTATTGATGTGTTCTACTAGATGGCTGAACTGAAACTTCTCTTCAAACACATTGTGATTTGGATGATTAAACATGGTAACGTACATGGGGACTATTTCACCTTTGACATATACAAGTACCATAATGGCATGATTAACATAACTGTCTGTTTTGTTAAGATGCATTAAATGTTTAATACCCATCCCTTCACCCTGAAATACATCAACTGTATCTTGGGTGTGACATACTCTGACTTCCTGACTAATTAATGAATCTAGTTGCATAATCGGCTACCGTTTATAGTTTTAATTAAAAGAATATGGATCTACCAGGCGGTTGACGCCATCATCTCAAGCGCTGTATCCTGTGTGTAATGATGCAGGAGAGGCTCTCCGTCCTCTTTGACGCTTAAGCATACCACAGGTCCACTGCTATAGACATCGTGCTTTATAGCGTGTTTGACAGCCTCTGGCGCTGTCTTACCTAATGATAGGGCAGATGTTGCAAAATCGCAACCTGAGCCAACTGCTAAAGTATTTCTGACCGGTAGCGGGTCAGGACCGTAGCTAAAATGCCATACCGAATTACGGCATACGACAATTACAGAGGCTTCTTTAAGCGCTTCTGTAAAGTTCTCTCTAATACAACCAGATAAAAGCCAATCCCTGAACGGATAGAGCTGAGCAGCATCCCCTGAAAAGCCCATTCCAACTAAAGCATCTTCTTCTTTAGTTTCCGGATTAATAAACATCCCTTTTAGGAGTTGTAGCTTGATAAAAGGTTCTTGTGATATTACATTCCAATTCACAGTCAACTGACTATCACTAGCCAACTGCTGTCCATCCCAGACTATCGTCGTCATGTGTCCTCTCCACATCAAAAACTACAGGGGGGTTGAAACCCCCGGGGTATAGTATTTGTCTAATCTGACCTCTAAATCTTTGTAAAGTCCACCTCTTTAGACTTCAATAACTTCTTGATTTCCTTACGGTTTTTACCCGCTAACCACCCTAGTCCGATGTGACCTTTAGTTGTTACAAGGTCATCTCCATCGCAGGACCAACCAGCGATACGAAGACGCTCTCGGTTCGCGTGATCAGTCGTTGTATTTGTACCTAACTCAGCAGCTATTACGTGATCATGGAATTTACCATCAACCGCATTGATTACTTGTATTGTGATATTTTCTTGTGGAACAAACGCGCTGTTTTGTTCTACCTTCTTTAACGCTTTAATAATTCTTTCTATTGGATCTGACATTGCTCATCCTGTTATTGTTATTCCCCAGTTTAGGCTTATAACCGCCCTATAGATATACGTTAGGGGTGTATTTTTATGATTACCTATTATTAATTCTATTTATTAAGGATACCCGTATGGCAGCTACCCTTAAAACCGTCTTTAATGACATCGGTCAAGACGTTGTCTTTAATCGCGGACTTGTTAGACGTATTATCAGCTATGTCAATGGGTTTGTCACTAAGACAGATGATTCTATAAACTTCTTCGGTGATGCGCTTATTGGCGTATACCCTATTCGTTATACCAATGATGATAAAATCATGTGGTTTGATGAAGTGTTGCAGCTTGATGAGGTGGCACTAAAAGCAGATGTATATTCTCTAGAAAGCATTGACACCAGTTTTAAGGTCAGTAGCGACCTAGTTAATTTATCTATCATCTGGTGCTTGCATCGTTTTGAAGAAAGCGACATAAGTAGTAAGGAAAAAGAACAAGTACAAGTAGCATTACTAAGTATGTTACATTACAAGTTTCTAAGCTCGTTAATGAGTCATTACTTTCGCTATCCTGCCGATAAAGGCGTTGCAATGATGACGTATGCGAGTTTATCTAAGAAGTTCTCTTTAAAGGTACATGGTTCATGGGGTGCGTTGGTTAAAGACCGCTCTGAAAGTATACTGGCAAAGACTGGCATACACTACAACACGTATCGTCGATTTGGACCTGACGGCGCGGTGGTGTATATGATCAATGACATCCAGTCACGTATTCGTGAGGTATTTAAAGCAGTGGTTGAAGTCTTTCATCGCGTAAGAGAAGATGATGCAAAGATAACAACAGTTAGCGCGTCTGTAGACATTGACGGTGAAAGTATTGTTAAAGATAAACGCAACGACTATACGCGTTTTAGACAATACCTCCACCGTGCCGTAGGTGATGAAAGTACCTTCATTAAACAAGAGCTTGTTGATATTATTGCAAAAGCAGTCCACACTATGCCACCTGATCAGCTTGTTAATAGTTTAAAGTACATGAGCGATAATGTAAGTGATAGTAAAGACAAGGTAATAACGCCTTTGTTAGACAAAACTATTGTTCATGCCTTTCACTACCTGCAGCAAAACAAAGTAGATATTACTAACCTACCTTTAGTGCTGGTTAAGATGCGTGCTATATACATGTCGTCACGTAGTATACAAGACGATTTAGTAGAAGTACGTGAGTTAGCCAGCGAAATAACTGAAGACGCTGTAACGTCGCGTAATGCTTCGGTAAAGGCTAGTGTGCGGACTGGTTTGTTATTATATCTTGTATTGAGATCATTAACAATGAAGCATTACGATTAATATGTTCAACCCACCACCAAGGGTTGTTATGGAAAGTCTTCACATTCTTATCACCGTCTACATGAGCGATGTTTATCAAACCTATCGGTATAAAGTATTCAAACGCCTACCTACGGGGTATAGTGTTGGGATAGCTACGCTGCAGGATACCATTTATGATCATTATGGGGTGCAGGTCCCACTTGTAACATTGATCCAATGGTGTCATGAGGGTATTACAATACCTTATAAACAAATATCGTTACTTGACGATGCCACGTTGATGGAACTAGTAGGGTTTATTCACACCCTACCCATTAGCGATGCATTGCGTAAATCAATGGTAACGGTTTATCTACATCGACTTATAAATGACCATGATATAAAACAAGCCCTAACCTACGGTACATTAACAACCCAACAACGTCAATACTACGAAAGGTTAGAACAGCAGATCACAGGAACACGTTACGATGCCGCTTATGTGGATAATTTTAAACGTGCATTTGGATCTGACGCATAAACAAGGTAGATCTAGCGTGATGCTAGATCTACCTCTATGCCGTTAGGCTTGTTGACGTTCCAGCGCGCTACGTAGATAGTCGTTTGTACGCTGGTATTCAAGCAGTGCTTCGTAGGGTTTTAGATGAAAACGCAAAGCATTAAACATCTCGTAATCCTGCGCGAATAAAGCTTTCTGATCGATGTCTTCTGCAAACGTGTAGTGACTGCAAAGTTTCTTAATTGCGTTCTTTATCTGACGTGATGTGAGGAATGTTTTCTCTTTAGCACGTGTCATGATAGCGACTTTAGCATCCTTGTCCATACACTGGCTCTTATAGCTAATGAGCTGATATGGGTCCATGTCATCTAATGCTTTAAAACGGCGAAGGAAGAAATATAACGACGCGGTGTATGGTGTCGCTGAGGTGGCTATAGTAGCAAGTTCACGCAGCACGCTAACGTTATCGGGGAGTTTACCTTCTTGAATAAAGTCAAGTTCTTCTTTTGCTAGACTAAGACCCTGCTTACCTATAGGTTCTTTAGTGTATTCACATTTAAGACTAGATACCGTGTGAAACATGGTCAGTATCTGATTAAGGTCTAAAGCTGGCGTTACCTTAATAGTGGTCTCTACTTCACCGAATGGCGTAAGTATTTCGTCTGTAAAACGATTAGACGGCTGTACGTGTGAAATGACTGTTGTAAGTGCAGGAATTTGGTCTAATTCAAAATAAGGGGTTTGAACATCCATACGTACCTGATCATTGTATTCTTTATCAGCAATGACAAGCATCTTGGGGATGTCTAACCAACTAGGTAGACGAAGATACCACTTAGTTTTATGGACTTCTGCAAGATGCGTTAAAATACGGTCTGAGTTAATTCTAAGGTCTTTTAGGTGACGGTCAAAGAACATCTTATCCATAACTAGACACTGGTCGATGTCGCTCATGCTAGGGTCTTCCATAATGCCCATCTCCTGGCGCATCAACACTAGCAATCTAAGATGAGGTTTGTAAATGGCCTCACGCTTACAAATATCAATGGTGTCTTCACGGTTGCGATCAATAGTGACGCGTACTTCATTAAGTAAACTCATGGTCTTCCTTATTGTTTAATTTGATAAAAGGTTGATAAGACCTACCAAAATGATAGGTCTTGTGATAGTCGTGTATTCTTAGTTTGAGAACGTTTAGCTTTCTTACGGTCGTTAGCTTGTTTAATTAACGCATCAAAACTCAATATATTACCCCCGTCAGATTTAGTCTTATACGTTAGTTGTTTAAGCTCTGCCTCTAACTTAGCTAACTTAAAACCTGACTGTGTTGTGGTGATCTCTTCAAGCACAGTGTCTATACGTTCTCTGGTCCGTGTATTCTTTTCCTTAATAGCCTGACTGTGGGATATGTTCTCTGTATCCTCACCTACCAACATCATGCATTGACCTGGGTCGATACCATAGAAGTCTAAATGATTTCCATAGGTAATAAACCACGATGCTAACAGCCATGCTATCACCAAATCATCATTACCTGATGCTTCGTGATCAATGCGACCATTCTTTTCTACAAGCCCACGTAGCTGTGTAGACAGCGTGGTATCTTTAACCAGGTGGCCTGAGTTAGTAGCCGCGTTCTGTAGTACGTTACCGTAAAGCAGCGCGCGTGATTGAGCATTGGTAGCAAAGCCGAAATCAGTCTTGTGACTTATGTAAAACGACTCATCACGATAACGAGCATCTTTTATAATGCGGTCGTAGTCTGTTTTACGCTCATGACGGTTTTGGACAATGGTGTTATAAAGACGCTTAAAGGGATCAATACCGACAGAGGGCAGTTCAATCATTAGCGCGTCTATAATCACCACCCCTGTACTCTTACGTTCTATGACCAACGTTACATTTTCATAGGCGATAAGAAAAGAACCTACCCATTTACAAAAACGAATAATGTTAGCTTCATTAACATCCATGGCGGCAACAACTGATAAATCACGTACGTCCATAAGTAACATGGTAATGGCATCTCGACCTACACCTTCTGATGTATCCATGCCAGCCACATACCGACCTGTCGCCATGCGTTGGTTAATCTGATATTCAGGCACGTACCATCGTATCATGTACCCTTCATCAGTAACTTCAGTGTGGTCAGGTTCTCTTTCAGATTCAAATATGGTATTGTTCTGTTTAGTCGTAAGCGGTGAACGCTGCGTACCACTAGTCCAACGATTAAAGAAGTCACGATCAGCTTCTTCACCTTTAGCATTGGCGTTAGAGATAGCGCGATATAACCAATCGTCACTTTTACCTAACTGTCTGTGTGAGAACGTTCCGTTGACCAATATCTTGTGGTTAGTGCAGTTCATTCTCACTAAGCGGTGGAACTCTTTGATGTTAACCGCATCTAAGAATACTTCATTCCACACCGCACCACCAGAAATCATGTCGTACATGTACTTGCCGTCACGGTCATCTTTCTTACCTGCAGTGGTTGTAAAGATGTTTCCATAAGGCTGGTTATTGCGTTCTGCTTCTTCCCGCGCTGCTGTACCGGCCGCTAGGGCAGCTGGAATTAGAGAGCCAATAAAACGAATAAACGGACCCTCATCGATTTGGGTGATAGGTGCGGTAGTACCACGACCCACGTTGATAGCAGCGGCTTCAGAGGACTGGGCAACAGCGGTACTGTACGTGTTGTCTAATGTGTTATACGTTAAAAGATGTTGGTTATTAGCATCCGTCTTATCTTTTACAATCAAATAAGGTGGGAGCAGGTCACGTATACGTTTAAGACGCTCAACGTTAGCTGAGCGTAAGTTAGCATCCTTAGTTATCATGTTGATACGCGATGATAACATAGCAAGATATATTAGGTTAGTCATCAAACAGTCAGTTGATACCGACTTACCCGTCTGACGAGGTTGAATCAGTGCAAAGTCAATATGGTTGAAGAAGCACCAGGTTAATGCTATGTTGCCTCGATTTGCAATATATGGAACAGGGGTATTACCTGATTGAGGTGGTATGCGTACGACTTCTCTTAGAAAGTACCATGGGTTATATTTACACTCCATGGTAATCATGACTTTCTGTTCTTGCGTCAATTCGGTGGAGAAGGGGTCTACACCTTGTAACTCTGGTTGGAGTAACGTTAGATGGAATACATTGTTCTCAATGCCCATCTTTTTATAAACAGATGCTAATCTTAAAAAAGACTCATTAGTCGTTTGAAGATCCACGATGCTGTTTTTATATTTCTTATAATCGGATATAAAGTTAATCATGGCTTTAGATACATATTAAAAGGATTAGTCATATGGGTTACTGGTAAGTGTCTATTACAACATGTATAGGCGAATAATCTATGACCATAATACCACATACTTACGGAAGAAAGCATTATGTTAGAGACTCAAGCTGCACGCGAGATGGTTCTATTAGACCTTACGTTAGAGGCGGTAGATAACGACCTTCAATCATTATTTAACATAGGTATTCAACTTGAGCAGATAGCGACATTATGCAGTGAGCATGATGATTGGGATTCGCCCGTTGCTAAGGTTGCCGTTGAACACCACATAGATACTTTAGGTATTGCCGCGTATGGCGCGTCATTAGAAGATAAAGTCGAAGACACTGTGCTTCGTATCGTTAGAGCAATTAGAGCCGTATTTAAACGCGCTTACGAGATATTGCTTCGCTGGGTAGATGTTGTTGTAGAACGTTTAAAAACTATACGTGATAGGATACGTGAAGATTTTAAAGACCTTAAGAATAAAGAGGTCGTTGAAGTCACTATCCCGCCAGGTACTCAACTTACCGCGCTAGCGATAGGCGACTCAGTAGATCTTGATAAAGTTGTCAAACGCTTACAGACACTAGTAGGCCCGCTACCTGCTATTAAAACATCAAGTGAAAAGATCATCTATAAGTTCAATAAAGTTAAACGCATGGGTGATGTTAATCAAGTCACTAAGTTATCTGATGAACTAATGGATTACATCCTCAAGCATTATAAACTTGAAGGTAAGAAAGACGTTCATACTTCAAAAGACGTCTACCCCGGCAATCGACAAATCGTCATGGATCTTACCCGCCATGTCCCTAACTTTGCTATGTTGCAGACTGAAGGCGTTGAGGTTAAAGAGCAAGCATTTAAAGCAAAAGACATTGCAGACGCTTTAGATCTTCTAGATCTAGAGAATGTATTAAAGATGACTGAAGATGTTAAAAGCTTTGCAGGAGAGGTAGACAAAGTAATGAACACTGAGTTTGACCTGATGGGTGGCAATCGAGACGTAACTAACGAGATGTTAAAACTAGCAGCACCTATCTCAGCCATGCTTCAAAAGCCACCACGAACGATAATAAGTTATTTTACTACTACAGTAGCGCATTTAGAATCGTTACTAGAGACTGTAGTGAAGAACACACCCGATAAGCAGTAGGAGTAAAACATGTCTGCACGAATACATCGATTGTTAAATAACAATCAAACCCCTGTTCCAAGTTTAGAAACATTAATGTCTCAAGATGAAATTGATGAGATTAATGACCAGATTACTAGCGTAGAGTTTGAACAGTATTTTGAAGATGCTGATGCGTTAGTTAACATCGCTAAAGGGCTAGAAGCTATACGTAATGCCTGTAATAGTGATGCAGATTATCAACAACCTATTACCAAGGTGGCGTTAGAAGGGTTTAGCACTACGCTAGGTATAGATCCACTCTACGTCTCTACAGAAGACGCTGTTGTAGATACTATTAAACGCATCTACCGGGCCGTTAAAGAAGCAATAGAAAAAGCACTGGCTATCGTGGTAATTTGGGTTCTTAAGTTTGCTTCACGTTCAGATAAAATTAAAGATCGTGTCCAAGCTCGTCTTAAACGTTTACGCGGCTTAACGGAAGATAAGACGGTTAAAGTTGAAGTGGAAGATAATCTAGATCAGTTAGCTGTTAAGAAACAGGTAGATCTAGCTATGGTTGTAGATACTAGTGCTGTGATGGTAGGGTTATTAGATGCACTAAGTCATGAAGCTGAGCTGTTATCTAAGAAATTCATTGACGGTAGCGACGCTAAGAGTATCATTGAAATAGAAGAAGCGTTAGATAAAATAGGTGAAGATGTCATTTCAAAGTTTATCGACATCAAAGAGACCGATGACGGCTATGTATCAAAAGACGTACTTCCAGGTAACGTAAGGCTTGTTTTTAATTTTAAATCAACTTCACCTGTATTTATGTTTAGAAAAGAAGACAACTATGATGATATCTCTTTACTAACTACATTAGAAGAAGTCATTGAGGCAATGGAGATAGTGGGTAGTAAATCTACATTTGCTAATCTATCACGCCATTTAACCGATGCTAAAGAAAGCGGTGTGACTAAAGCATTAGATAATCGTGTAAGTAAATTTAAAACAGGTTCCAATGAATCTGCATACGTTAAAAGTTACCTAGCGTTAGCTGGACGTATTAATGCATTGTCTACACTCCCACACATCCGTATATCGCAATACGTGTCTACCCTAGCAGACCATATAGAACGACTTGCTGGGACAGTGGAAACAGCAGTAAAACAGAAATAACAGCATAAGCTAACCACCCGGCCTCGCGGCTAGGTGGTTAGGCTTTATGACGTTAACCTACATCGTTGTCTTCGTCATTGACGATGTTTAAACTACTGATCCCTAGCTGCAGATCGTTAGTTGGTGTTTGTCTAATCCATTTAAGGGTTAGGACGCAGTTTTCATTAGGTTCAAAATCGACCTGAATAGGACTGCGGTAATCTTCAAGTGGAATGAGAAACTCCTCATCATCGATGGTAAACAAGAAATGATTAGGTGTAGGGGCTTCAGGCTCAGCGTCACGAATAACTAAAGGATCGATATCACGGTACATCTTCTGTAGCCATTTGTGAGTATCTATCTCACCCTGAGAAATATCAATGTTCCATTTAGTTGGATCATCGCCATCTCGACACGTATGGGCAAATAAACCCACCCCGTATACCAAGTCGCCATCATTGTTATAATCGATGAGATAAGGCGCATCAGTAGTATGTGGTCGACCCAGTAGTGTAATGCTAAAGCTTTGTACGTGACGATAGCTTTGATAAGTACTATCCACGTCTTTAAGCTGCAGGACAACCACTAGCTTTTGCTTGGTACCGTATAACGTTGGATTGAATGACGATGTTTGTGTGGCATCCGATTCAACATACTGCGTGACATTAATAGCAATGTCGCGCTCCATCGAATACAGGTAATACTCTAAAGTATAACCCACTGAGTCACTAATCCACTTAGGTACGACAAAGAGTTTTACATTGTAACGTAAATCTTCATCTGTAGTAATAGCCTTATACGGTATCGAAATAGCACCATTTTTAAAAGACTGCGAGAAAGTGGTCTCGTTAACATCTAAACGGTACGATAACACTAAAGGTACCGACTGACCTACTACTGAAGGAACATAGTTCTCAATGCCAAACAAACGCATACGGGTTTGATTGTTAATCGGGTAACGTACCTTCTTACCGTTGTTATACTTTACCACCCCTATTAGGTTCATTGAGTTTAAGGGTAGATTGTGTGGGTAATGGAGTACGTTATCTTGCGTTTTAGATAGGAATGGCGATTCAATGTAGACATCGACAATGTGCTCTGTAGCAGCGGCCGATGCTTTTACAAACGAGGTATTCTTACCTAGTAGTCTAGACACCGCACCTACCGACCCGTTTTGATTATACGCTACCATGGTGAGCACTTCACCATCAGTAATTGGTAATTTAGATGACGCAGTAACGGGTTGTTTAATAGCCGGGTTGTTGTCTTCTGACGGTACTACTTCAACGACATCTAAGTTATCGCTAATTAACACGCCATTTTGATCATAGCGTGCAGAGATAACAACACCTGTATCTTCATCGATGTCGTCACCTTTAAAGATCTTGACATGAGAGATATTAGAACCGTAGATGTGAAGTCTTGTATCAAAAGACATCACGTGCGGGCTAACTGAGCTATCTACATAAACACGATAGTATTCTGTAATAGAGCCAGGCGCAAGCCCTAGAACAATATCTCTATCCTGAATGCCGGTTTCTGTAGGTACTCGCCAAATCTCAAGACGACTTTCACCCGTCTCTAGATTGATGTAAGTAACACGCATAATACCGCGCGTCCAATCCACTACCATATCGTCTACATTAGGGACATGGTTATTAACACCGTCGGTGTCTTCTTGGCCAACTTGATAGATCTCATTGATGTTCCATATGCGGAAACCTCTATTAAGATCTACATTGAAGACCGGGGCTGATTCATTTAACATTTCGTTAAGCTCCTACACAGACAAATTGCGTTAAATCAACTCGTCCATTTAAATATTTGCGAGAAATACGATCAAGTACCGAATACTCTGCAATTGACAACGATACTGTTTCACGGTAACAATGTGGATGGATACTGACTAGGTCTTTAGCAAGATTCAGTTGCGTTGGATCATACGGTAGATAAACAAGATACGGATGAACAATACCTTCAATATCTTTGTCTGTCATGCGTCCATCTAACGCTGTCAGACGCTTCTCAACCATGTCCATTATCATTGCACTTAGCAGCGGACTGTAAAGTACGTAGCGTTCAGAAACAGCAATAGGTGCAGATAACTGCGCTTCCGGTAACAGATCAGATAACAAGTTAGACATCTGCGTATCGATGTCCTTAGCCGTCTGACGATTCACGTAGTCCTTATGGCCATACAACTCCCATAGTGGCGGATGTATGTACTCTAGAATGTAGGGTGCACCTTCTCTAACGTTACTTATATCTACCGAATCATCGTCTTCAGCAAAACTTAATTCTTCTGGTAACTTTAAAGCACCGTTAGCAATAACACGATAAGTACGATCATCACGAATATCAAAGCGATTGTTTCGTGACAACTTACCATGTCTAACGTGACCTATTTCGTAATCCACATCTTCTTGCATTTGATCATTTAAGTGACCGGTAGCACGGACGGTGACCGTCTGCATTCGACCTTCAATCACCCACGATTTGTTAGTAATGACAACAACATTATCATCAGTAACGTGATAGTCAATTTTACGTATTAACGGATAACCGTTTAACCACACGTCAACCTTACCCAAAGGTAAGATAATAGGCTGGTTCGATGTTAGCTCGTCCTTAACATAATAAGTAGCCGTTAAAGGCACTGTAATCACACCGGCCGATACATTAAGCGGTAGTGTAAACCCAAGCCCTGCCGCGTCACTACGCACTAGCGGGGTGGTCAGACGTGTATCGACTTTCCAGATAATTCTATTATCTTCGATAGCATAATACTCATCATCTCCAGTCACCTCAATCCACTCCCCATCAACTTCAGACTCTTCCACGGCTGTTAATAGGTAGAAGCGGTAGTCTTTGTTTGGGTCGTAATCTACATACGTGTAGTTGACCGTTTGATCGATATACCGTGTCATGGTTCCTCTAACCGCTTCAACACGACGTGTCTCTTCGTGTCTTGGATAATACTCATTACCCTGAGCATGGTAGTAGAAACCTAACAACCTGCCATCTTCTGTGTATTCATATACGGTTGCATTTTCACGATAAAGAGGCGGCAAGTGGACCTCGGCGCTCCCGCCATCATCTACAGTGGCAAGTGGCGTGTTACCTAATGTTTTAACCAGCGCATTGTAGCCTAGTGTATCAATAACTAGATCAGTAAATACGCTAGAATCGACAACGCGCGGCACCTCACCAGGTACTTCTTTATACCGCATGATAGCAGGGTAAGATGACGCTTCTAAGTACGCCGCGTCCCACACCCCTACGCTAGAATTAACACCTGTTAGCACGTTAACAATAGCGTCATCATCTAACTTGTACATCTCGTGAATGCGATTGTCTTCCAACACTAAAGGTCTATTGTATCCCGACTCTTTAATATAAAGACGAAGAATAGCGTTGTTTGTATTTAACCACTCGCCGTGTTCGTTTAAGAACGCATCAACCAATGCGGTAGGGACACTATAATCATGGTGAGTTACCATGCGTATTGCTTGTTCAGTATTAAAGTGATAATAAACACCTTTAAATTTATCATCACGTACGTCACTTGGTACTAAGAGCACGATATCGATATCATCATGATAATCGATGCGGTTGTTATCGTTTTTAGGCGGGTGCAATAGATACTTGATGCTATTATCTAGCGTAGAGTTAAACGTAGGTAGATCTTTTATAACAAAATCTACAGTACGTGACACAGTGCTTTGATATGTCATCTCTAACACATCGCCTATCTCAACATCCGCTGGAGTAAGGTAGCCGTGCTCGTATCCGTTTTTCATTAAACGAACATGACCCACTTCTTGCTGATAGTTGTAAAAAGTATTAAGTATGTCTAAACGGATAGCAGGCGTATCAACGCTCCCACCCTTAGTTACAATAAAGGGCTGAGAATGGTTAGCGCTTCTATCAGAACTAATGTAGCTGTTATGATAAAAACGCATATAAAGGCGCTGTTCCCCAAGCGGGGGTAGCTTTGCATGGGTTTTAATTGCCACAATAACAGTACGGTTAGCACTGACCATCATATAGGCAAGTGACTTTGCTAGCACGCGGCCATTTTGCGTATACAGTTCAATAAGTAAATTGTTATCGTTACTAACTGTTGCTAAATCCACCCACGATCGTAACGAAGTCTCTATACCAAACGTAGAAGGCGGTAGTTGACCTAGTTTGTATACGTGGTATGTATCGCTATCCGTGGGGAGTCGTTGGCTATCCCACGGTAGTTTTACTGTTTCTTTAACACCACGTTTATTAGTTAAACGGTGGGGTTGGAAGACAGATGGTGTATCCATATAAGGATTGCACCACATGTGCTTGTATCCATAATCGGCTAAATAGGTTAACACGTGAGGTCGCTCCTGTTAATTTATATATACAGGAACGCCAATTAACGCGTTCCTTGAACCAATAGACTGATAGACTTAGTGTACGACTTAAGCCCGTCTTTGTCTTTGTATTGTTTATATAGCAGGTCTGCTAAAGTAGAACGTTTATAGGCACTACTAAACGATGCAGCAAATACCATGAAATGCCATGTTGGTGCATGTTCTAGAGCTATGCCTACAACCTCTCTACTATGCGCTCCACGCCAGCCTGACGTGCCGGTAGCGAGTTGCAATATCATTGCCGGTGTTAGCAATTTAATACGAGATGATGAGATACGTTCATGGGCTAGGTTTACAGTCTGTGCTAACGACCCCGTCATCATCCACTCGCCCCAAATTTCAAGTACTTTATCTACCGGAAGTCTTAATACTCGACCGATACGTGTTGCAACACGTCCTCGTTCTGAATCTGAAAGCTCATCGCCAATGAACCCATGCATCCCTACGTAGTGTAGTGCGAAAATGATTTGAAGTTCGATTTGTGAGGCTGGGTCTAAACCGATGTTAGCAGCAATGCGGTTAGCTAGCCAGTTAACAAACACCCACATAGGCGCATCGCCAGCTAGATAAAGTTCTCGTGCATCACCATCTTCAAACATGGAGATCTCTAACAACGCCCTGCCTAACAACGCCTCGTAGTCCATGGTATCTTTAATACCATAGTTATCTTTAGTCCCCTTTAAGAAAGGGCGGGTATCTACAGCAAATACAGTCTCATCGTCACGTGTAGATAACGTTACTGACATTGGGTGAGCAAATGCATCTACTTCTTTCACATCAGGAGTGAGTAGAAACAGTTTTGTATTGGGGTTAATAAAGGAACGTGGAAGTTCATTTTTAACGATGGCTTCTTCTAACTGACGCTGTAGTTTATCGCGGCGATAGTTTCTAGTCACCATGGTATTATAACTTGATCTGTACATGGACTTTCCTTATAGTTTGCAAGCTAGTCGCCTTATGCTATGGCGTTAATTATTTACATATGTCTATGATGCGTGATAGACGTTGACCGATACATAGAATTGGCATAGGTCTGATACTTGACATCGTACATGGCGTACTTAAACGCACACGAATTAATTTAGCTAAATTAGTTTTGAAATTTCATGCCTTATAGTAAGGCGATTTAAGGAGTCGGAAATGACAATTACGAGCGCAGCTCCATTTGCTAATTTGCGCGGCATTAATGACCAGTCTCGTGGTCAATTAGAGCCGGTTGCAGAAGCATTGCCGATGCACTTACCGATGGTCCATCTTTTGTGTGAACGTGGTCCCACCACCCCTGTACTTGGCATAGGCACTGCCCTTACTAGTACGTTTGGTGAGAAGACGTTTGATTACACAGAAGCGTATGCTAACCAGGCAACTGTAATGGCTAACACCATTATGGGTCAGGGTAACAGCATCATGGTTCAACGTGTAGTTGCTGATGACGCGAAACAAGCACGCCTACGTCTTTGCGTAGAAGTAGTTCAAGCAGAAGTTCCTCAGTACCAAGTAACTGATGACGGTGCTTTTGTTTTTGATGACGAAGGGCAGAAGATCCCAACAGGCGACGTGATCTCAGGTCACAAGCTACGTTGGTTTACTGAAGAGATGGCTGAAGGTGAGCTTCTAGGTCAAGCGTCACAACGCGCTGGTGATCTTGCTGGTGTACCTGAAGCAGTATCTACGGTTTATCCAATAATGGAAATTCCGGCACACCACGTAGGCAAGTACGGTAACAACCTTGGTTTCCGTCTCTATGCTCCTACTACTAGCTCTTCAGTAGAAGTTGATGGTGACATCATCGATGACCAAGACGCATACTTGTATCGTCTACAGATCGTAGAACGTGCAAGTGCAACTTCATCTCCAGTAGTACAGCAAACGTTGACCAGTGGTCAGTTTGTTGAGTTCTCTTTGAAAGATGGCGTAATTAATCCTAAATTGGATACGCAGCTTTCTTTTGATCGTGTTGTTGATCAGGCTTATACCGACATGGATACTAGCAATGGTTTCCCTGCGGTGTATGGTCCGTTTGGCCAAATCGAAGTGTACAAGAACAACATTCAAAACGTACTTGATTTACTTTGGTCCGCTGAAGAATCTTTCGTTACATCTGGCGAAGACGCACACCGTCTTAACTTCATGTCTGGTGTTGATTATGATAATGCCGCTTATAAGACGTTTGAAGTGGTAGGTCCTGCTGAAGGTGGTATTTTGCTATCTGAAACCGCTACACATTACCTTAAAGGTGGTGATGACGGTGATCTTAGCTGGGCTACGTTCGACCGCCTAGTAGGTGAAGATGTTGCTAACTTTGAAAACAGTGAACACAACTTGATGGATGATGCAACTTATCCTATCAGTGCTTACTGGGATCCAGGTTATAGCCTAGACACCAAGCGTAAGCTACTTACGCCAATTGGTCTTCGTAAAGACATCTATGTAGTACTATCTACACAAGACGTTAGTGAAGATCAGAACACTGTTGCTGAAGATTCATCTATTGGTGTAGCGCTTCGTACAGCAGCACGTCTGTATCCTGAATCAGCTTTCTACGGCACGGCAACTTGTCGTTGTATCGTTGTTGAACAGGCAGGTACATTAAACGGCGGTAACTTTAACGGCCTTGTACCTCAGACAGTTGACCTTGCACAGAAAGTTGCTACTTTCATGGGTGCGGCGTCAGGCGTTGCAACCGCAGGTCGTGGTTTTGATCAGTCACCGACTAATCAGATCTCTCTACTACGTGGTCTTAACAACACGTATAAGACTGCACGCGTGCGCAATGCAGATTGGAATAACGGCATGGTTTGGTCACAAGCCTACGATCGTCGTTCATTCTTCTACCCTGCAATTCAAACCGTCTACGATGATGATACATCGGTACTTAACTCGGCGATTAACATGATGTTCTTCACTGAGCTTGAGAAAGTGTGTCAACGCGTATGGCGTGATCTATCTGGTAACTCTAAGTTGACTAACGCACAGTTCATTGAACGTTCTAACGCGTTAATCGCTCAGCGTACCGTAGGTCGTTTTGACGGGCGTTTAACGGTAGTGCCAGAAACCTTCTTAACGGAAGATGACACTAACCGTGGTTATAGCTGGAGCTGTAACATCAACGCCTATGGTAATAACATGAAGACTGTAGGTACCTTTACGGTAAATGCATTCAGAAGTGAGGACCTAGTATAATGGCTCGTGTAACTGAAGCAGTACTAAAGGCAGGGGTTGGCCATCTAGCGACCTCATCTGACACTGGTGTGGATTTAACTAAGAATGGTCAAAATGGCTTCTTAGTAGATTACAACAGCGTTCACTCTAATGCCGCTTACGTGAAACGTAACATTATCCCGGTACTACTTGAAGCCCCTCGTGGCTTCAGTGATCTACCTGATAGTGAAGTGTGGATCGCAACGCTTAAGAACCTGGTTGAACTTCATGCGCAGACTATTGAAGGTCTGACTTCAACCCTTACCGCTGAATACGTTGAAAACGCAGTTGGTGGTGGCGGTGAGATGCAAGAAGACATCGCTAACGTTACACGTGAACGTTCAGTGCCAGTATTTGGTTTCCCTGAGAAGTATGGTCGTGTGATCAACAAGTTCTTCGACGGATGGATCCTTAACTTGTTAATGGACCCAGAAACTAAAGTACCACGCGTTGTTAACCTAGCGGATAACGTTCCTGCGGATCTTCTGCCTGACTACGTCAGCATGACCATGATCTTCATCGAACCTGATCCAACACATGCGCGTGTAAACAACGCATGGTTAGTAACCAACATGATGCCTAAGACTGGCGGTGAAAACATTGGTCGTCGTGATCTAACTGCTCCTGGTGAGTCAGTACTTCACTCGATCGAATTCACTGGCCTAACTCAGGTTGGTACTACGGTTGATGCAGTGGCACAGTCTATCTTAGACACCATGTCACTATCTGGCGTTAACCCGAACAACCGTGCGGCGTTTGTTGAGAAACTAACAGCTGATCTTGAAGCGGTGGACAATGGCTTTGCTGAATTAGTAGAGCGCGCGTCTACACCTGCTGCATAACAAAAAAGAAACAGCATAAGTAAAAGAGCACGAGGAAACTCGTGCTCTTCTATGCCGTCATGGTTGAATAGGGGTAAATACAAGATGAGTGATGACTCGGTTAACGAAATCCACAGGGTCTATATCTAACAATCCTATTTGATATAATGCAGCTTCAGCTATAGCTGGTGAGGTTAATATTAGATCAGAATCCACTATCATCTTGTTCATCTCCATATATATCCCCATAATACGCTCTGTGAGCTCCTGTATGTTGATTTTAGGCATGAGGTTATGAAGTAGATCAGTTTGTTCGTATATGAGCTCTGAGACGTCTACAGACTGCAATTCGCTTAGATACAATAGAGTAGAGTCTATTAACGTTTCACGACTATCTATAGTGTCCAATAAAGTAAAACGACGTGAGGTCTCCAACCAACTTAATTTAAGATGGGTAGGTAAAGCAATAAAGTCTTCTGGCGCAGCATTGGCTAATGTACTTCTAAGGGCAATGATAAGTTCTTCTGATAATGTATTTACATATACAGGCGTGTCGCTTACATCACTACAAGGTATCCCTAGTGTTTGTACGCGTTCTAAATTCACCCACCTTTGATGTTTAAGCGGGATGTATGTTTTAAAGGCTGGTAGATGTTCCGCTAGTGTAAGTAGAGGGGTGGTCATAGGACGTTCCTTATAGTAGGGATACGGTCATAACGCAGAAGGTTTTACCCTTCTGCGCGATGATAAAGCTATTACGCTTCTTTGGCTTGGAGGGTTGCGAATTGCTGCAACGCTTCGTTTTGATATTGGACTGTTAACTGACGAAAAGTTACAGGATCCCATTTATCATTGTCGTCCATGAGGCGGTTAGCGGTAGCCATTACCGTTGTAACGTAATGTTTAAAACGGCTAGCTAGCTGTTGATCTGTTTCAGTTTGGAAACCGGCATTATCAGCAGCGGTGTTAACAAATGCTTTCTCTTTGTCTAGCTGTTCTTTAGGTAATGGAATTTTACCTAGAAAACTGTTAGCCACAGTGAGGAAGTTATCTTTTCTTGACATTAGTAAGGCTCCTTAATTAAGCACGTGATACAAGCTTGTCATAGTTATTACGCGCTAGATGAAAGGTTATCTAATGCCTGTAAGGTTTGGTGGTATAACTCAGCTACACGGTCTGTGTCGAAGAAGTACGCTTCGTTTAAGAAGAGATAAGCGGCATGATCGTTGATTATGTTGTCAATCAGATTGTTTATCATGGTTGTCTCATCCCAGCCCGAGTACTGGTTTCGGTATATCCAGTAATGAACATAAGCATACTGGTCGAATGTGCAACTCGCTGCTTGTGTACTTACTGCATTGTAAAGTGCGCGTGCGCGCATGTGATCTTGACTAGTGATCCTTTCACCAATCGCCAAACACTGTTGATTGAACATGGACGCCAACGCATGGGTGTCGCTGTTTAATGCAGCGTGAATGAATGGCGAGCTGATCACCAGACGTAACTTTTCAGTATGCATGATACGTCTCCTCGTAGTTAGATTCATAACACCTGAATATGAATATAGCCCTCCTTAGCAGGGTTCATAAGATCTACTATTACATGTAAAAAAAAGAATACGGCATAGATGGTAGAGACCTTATAGTCTCTACCATCCTTGGCTTACGTATAGGCTTTCCCTACTTAGACAATAGCTGCTTAGCTAGTGCTGCCGCGTGCGTACGTACCGCTGTTACGTGGCTAGACGAGCTCTTACCGTAGCTCGATGTTGCTTTAAGGTCCACGTGACCTGGACGTGCTTCAGTAACACGCTGTCCATCTTTCGGATAGCTGATATCTTTAGAGCGATGCACGGTAGCTTCTAGTTTAGTATACTTACCTACAGGCATGGTGCCGGTTACTGTTGCAATCTCGCTATCTTGCACCATCGCATCAATACCTACTTCTGATACACTTTGTGCAAGTGCAGTTGCGCACTTCTTATGGAACTCGCCAACTTTATCAACAGTTGCCATATCTAGGCCTTCAGGTAATAAACCTTCTGCTAGGCTCTTAGGTTGGTTGTATGTGATAACACCATTAGATACAGATTCAACCTGACCGGTGATTACGTTAGCGGCTTCAATCTTAGGTGCATCAACACCGATTGTTGATACCTTGTCTAGTGCTTCGGTAGTTTTCTTGGACAGAACGAATTGTTGGAATGGGCTATTCTTTTGGGCTTCAGCCATTGGAGATCTTCCTATTTGTTAATTGATTGATCGGATCAATGTTTTAATTAAAAGTACTTTATTACACATAGGCGATGATTCACTCTACGCTCACAATAGTAATATAGGTGTGTTTTTTAATACAGTCGTTTATTCATCCATAGGCCATGTGGGGACATGCCATACCTCTATGCCTGTATTAGACATGAGGTCGTTATTGATGATGTCAAAGCGTGTTATTGCGATGTCATCTTGTTCTATGTTAGAACTTTCTGTTAATAATTCTAACATAGCGATTATTCCAGCTACGTACGCATTATAGCAGTCTAACGTCGCCTTCCCTTTAGGTAGGGGTGGTGTAACATCTTTAGCGAGAAACGTTTTAAAGGTATCACCTAACTTACCTTTGATGGGCGGATGAGCTGTACGATTTAACTGTCTGGAGTAACGACGAAGATGCACTTGGATGTCTGCAAGGGCTTTAACATTCTGCTCTAGCGACGCATCGTCGTTACCGCCATCTACGGCGCTATTTTTAAATAGCAACCCACCGACGTAAAAGAACGTCTTAACCAAACTCCGTTGAGAGGATGAGATGTTCATGTACTCTGGATAGACTTTCATGAAGAATGTATCAAATGTTTCTTTAAAGGGCTGTGGATGCATTAATGTTTATCCTTGTTGTTTTGTGTAAATAGTTAACTAACGTCCCGCAGGATTGCACATAAGTGTAATATAGGGGTGTATTTAATTCCAACGGCATAAAGCCTTACCCGAAGGCAAGGCTTCGTTTAACCTACCAGCCTTTAGATGCAAAGCTTAGATCCTGCACCTTAGACCATCCTAGCTCAGTACGTACCATAGTTGAACTAATTGCGTTCTCCATAGATACACCTGCGCTATGCTGATGACGCTCAGCCACGTCTAGCATAGAAGGTACAATTTCAATATCTTCACTAATACCTTCAAGTGCTGGCGCTTGGTATTTATTTGCTACCGAGATACCTGGCTCGTTAACATAATCCCAACAGACTAACACTTTCATGTGTTTGTGTAGCTTACCGGCAACCATACGGTCGTTAGTCAATGAACGAACAGAAAAGGCAACGTTCTCTTCAGTGTTGTTTAACTGTTCTTCTAATGCTGGGCCGTGGGGTCCGCATGGTTTTACTTTACCCATCACTGCAATAACCGGCTTACCGTGCTCATCTTTAACGTTATCTTTATCAATCCAGACTTCTTTAAAATGTACACAGATTGCTGACTCTTCAATACGTAGAATGCGTTCTAGGTACTGTTGATTGGACATGCCTGGCAAAGGCTTAGGGTGCCCATACTCGCCACGACATTGCCCATTGGCTATGCGGCGCATTAAGCTACTTGAGCTTTTAAATAAAGCCTGAGCAGATTCAAACGGATAAACAGCTCCTGCAGAATTATCAAAATCATAAGCACCTAAGACCATCTCACGATAACCATGCTCGTCCGCTTTTAACTTACCTGCTTTATTCGTACCTGCCAAGGCCGTACAGCTATACTTTGCAATGTTTGACATCTTATCTCCTTAACAGGTCTTCAACCCGTTCTAGACGCTCTGCAGGATCAACCAAAGCAGAATTAATCCCTTCATCTAAATAAGCGCCCATTAATTTCGCAGTGGTGTTAGATGCACCATCCTGCACGCTTCGCAGTGCTATTATCTCAGGCGGCTTATCTTCTAACTGTTTAGTATCTTTAAACTGATGACGATAAAAGACCGTACGGTCACGCGGTGATCTTGCGCGTGCGGCAGTAATCATCTCTAAGATAGCATGATTGGTATTTAAGTTAGCGCCACCGTGATATAACGCAGTATCAAACAACTGTCCTAAATCACGATAGCCTAGATACCATGGCGTGTTGCCCTTTGCTACTATTTCATCAAAGATCTGATAAACCAAAGTACCTTCTTTAACCAAGTTAACGTTAGGCATAAACGTATCGCCTGGTTGAAACTCTAATGAGTAATATTCAACATCATCAACAATGATTGTATTGATATTAGAAGGCGTTAATACCATCATCGCATTAACTAGGGATACGCCATAGTACCTATCATCGACAACGATACCAAATATACCCACAATGGATACAGTAGATCCAACATTAGCAAGTTCTTTAACCGCATAGCGTTTTGGAATATGCACCGCCAAGGGCGAGACAACCTTAAGGCTGTCTTTTACCCGACGTAAAGCCTGTTGGACGCGTTTAGCATCCCGTTGATACTTAGACGCTTCCATACAAGCTCCTTAGCGTGCGTTACGTGTGACATCGATCTGAGAAGCAACCCATTCACATACTAGATCAATAGTAGCCAACGTTGCTGCCTCACGAGGTGATAAAGATGGATTGTTCTGCGCATGGGCATCAATATCGCTTAAGATACGCAATGCTTGGGTGTGTGGGAAGAATACTTTACACACAACCGTACGCACGTATTGATACGTTGTTAACGAGGCACTGATTGGCGTCGCCGCTACCACGTCTAACGCACGAGCACGTAACGTGTCTTTTGGATCAATGACAATTGATTTATCATCTTCATCCACTGCGCTGATATAAGCAAGTAGCTGTTTACGCATACCGACCGCCATAGCGCTATTACGTTTAGCGGTATTTTGCGCTTTATGTAAACGCTCAGCACGATCATACATGCGTTGGAACGTTTCAGCTTCGCTGTTAAGTGTATTAGGTGACGGCATGCGCTCGCCTGCAAGACATGCACCCATCAACCACTCAGGTTTGCCGCCATCTTTTAGATACTGATTATAAACTTCACCTACTACTAGAATAGGCTTTTCAGTATTGCTTGCTTGAGGCATGTCTAGAATCAAACGCTGCTGACGTACAAACGCTTCACGCTGAGCAATAACACGGTATACGCGTCGACCCGCCTGAGATAAATGCATCGATACTGCTTCTTTAAACTCAGGTAGTGAAACGCTCACGCCTTCAGGCGTATCTTCGTAGAAACGTTTAGCAATGAAAAAGCTCAGGATAGCGCTGGCTCTATCTAAGCGGGCTTTTGCTTGCTCATCTAGACCAACACGTGAAGGTGCTAGTTGGGCACGGAACGTACCTTGATAGAGTTCAAATAAGAACTCAGGTGCGAGGTCAGTAAGTAACGTATCAATGTCATTATCGATACGTGTAATGCCTGTTTTAATAAGCTCACGTAACTGACCGCCATCGTAGTCTGGGAAGATAGCAGAAGACATAGGCGGTGTTGCCACTGCTGTTTCTGCATACTTCTCAACTAATGCAACAATGGAGGCATTAGAAAATGCATCTTCAAGGAACACCGGCAGAATTTCATGACGATGACCGTGGTTAAGTTCTTCATCTAAATACGCATCAAGCATTTCAACTTGATCTAAGATGATAGGTCTAACCACGTTACGCGTTATATTAAGCATTCCTGATACCGTGTCTGCTGCTAACGCTACGATCTCTTCCATGGCTAGATCATGCGGTATAGTACCGCCTGCGTCTTTAAGCATGGAGTTAGCACTAATGGTCTCAGATAGCGACATGCTATCGTCACTAGGTGAAACTAATGACGTTCCAGCTTGAATAAGTTCAACAAGCGGAGTAGCGGGTTTAGGGGTGAATGTCACGTTTGCATCGGCATTTAACGTGGCGGTAGTAATACTGGCATCAAGCACATGACGGTGTAACATTACACGGCTCCCTTCTTAGACAATTGGCTATTAATACTAGCAACGCACGTATCTGCTAGCATAACAGAGAGAGGTTGCTTTTCTACGGTATCGGCAATCTCGTTACCTGCTACCTCTTTAATGACGTTCACGGCTAACTGAACAGCGCTACCTAGCACTACTGTGTTATCGTGAAGTTTATCGGTTATTTTCATGTTACACCTAATTCATGTTATTAATACGTGAGATCTACAAGGGAGGATTACTCCTCCCCCTCATACAGTGCGAGTGCTCGCTTAGATCCAACTTCTAAAAGTGTGTTAGTCGTGCCTATGATCTCAGTAGCAAGCGCGATACGGTTAGAGATACTCTGATAGGCAAAGATCATATCTATCGGAGTACCGCTTTTGGTCTCGTGCTTGCCTTGTAGAACACGAGATACAACAGACTTCAGGTTATTACCTAACACTAATTTATCACCTGCTTCTTGAGAGGTAAGTGATGATAATGTCACGATAATCAACGCATGATCTAATTCTATACGTTGTTTCTCTATAATAACCGGCTCTGTCACACGACCTGTGGTAGCACGACCATCTTTATACTGCTTTGCTAACTGACTGCGTTGACGGTCAGCACGATTAGCAATGGCTTGTAGCGTAGGACTCATATCAGACTTATCACCATGATAAAGTACATCAATGCGTTCAACGTTACCCTTAAGTTTAGCTTTAGGGTTGTTATTAGCCAACGTTTGTAAACTTGCTAACGTTTCTTCATCAAATAACGCCCCATCATCAGTCAGGCCGTCTTCAATGGTACATAAAATACCATCAGCCTCAAGGGTCTCACCGACTTTAACAAGGTTAATTACTTGCTGGTCAAAGCGTACTAAAATAGCACGTGTCTTAACCGTTGGGGTACTTAATGCCTGTGACAATCTTGGTGATATTGCGGACCCATCCTCTAATGTATCTGATGTTTCCATCAAAACGACTTTTGCCATAGCTCCTGCTTTATAGCTTACCTGCTTAGGATCAAAGAAGTCAGGCTCAAAGAACGCTTCATTATAAGTAATCACGTCACCTTGTTTAACTGTCTTCCCTACCGCTATATCGCATTTAAGCACATGCTTAGCACTACCGTCGGCTACTTTAGCATACTGCGTACCTATAGGCTTAGTTACCTCAGTACCGTCTTTATAAGTAATGGTTACGGTAGCGTCATCTTTAGCAGTAATCTTGCCATCCTGTTTAGCTGTATAGGCGAAAAGATCATCAACACGGTGTGCCATGACTTTCTCATAGCCCGTACGTACCGGGGTACTTTTATAGCCCACTGCTTGAATACCTGAAGAGTGCTGAACCGAGGTCATGTTAGTACGTTTAGAACTATCTCTATCTGCACCCGGTGACAACAGCGAGACACTACTTACATATTTAGCAGGACCATCACCAGGCGTATAGTGGTCCGTCATACCACGCAGGTTACGTATTTTGGCATCCGGCGTTAGGTAAGTGGTGATGGCTACCTTAGCACTATCTGGTGTTGACTCTGAAATAACCCCTAGATCATTCTTATGGAACATCCGTGAACGGCGTACCATGGTCTTAGTTGAACGACCTCCTTGACCGGCGAACGTTAACGTTTCATGTTCTTTAAGGTTGTGTACTGGGTTAGAGGTTTCAACCAATTCTGTTGATTCATCTTGGAGTACATTCAACCAGACGGCCTTAGGGTTAAGGTCAATAGACGCTTTAGATAACATAGGTTTGGCACGGTATTCACGAAGCGCCTCCACCATCTGCTTGTAAACCATCCCTGAGAAACGCTCATAGCCTCTAAGTCGCATAAAGGCGCTGTCCATCTCTTTAGGATGCTGGTCGGTTGCGACTAGCTCCACACTTCTAAATAACAACCCTTCAAAGGTAGTAGGTTCACCCATCTCCTGTAAGATTTCTTCAGTGATAGGATCAATGAACATTGTATCCATCAACTCCATCTCTTGGATGAAGCGGGCAGATAAACCTTGTTCGTTAATGATGTTAAAATACACATCAGGCTGATTGAAGTCATCTACGTTGTACTGTTTGATGGCGTTCTTGTAGCTAGTAAATCCACCTAGGATTAAACTGGCTTCACGATCAGCACGTGATACGATCAACGACTCATCAGCAAAGACAATGCGGTATTCTTGAGGTGCTAGTTGCACGCGTGTACCAACAGGAACACGTTTAACTTCTACGCCAAGACGTTTAATCAGGTTATCTAGCCCTAACTTAAAGCCTAGTACCACACCCACCGGTATAGCCTTACTAAATACTTTAACCGTGGCCAACTCAATAGGAGGCTGACCGTCAGTAATGTCAATGACCTCGTAAAGTTCACCAATAGGCTCCATAGTCTCGCCTTTATGACGATAAACCATCTCGCTACGATCTAACGTGTAGACATACTGACCATGCTTACCAATAACTACTTGTCCATCAGTTTCAAATGCCGACACATCATCAATATTTAATACGCTAGCACGGTTAGGATAATCCCACGTAAACAAGACGTTATTATAGGTAAAAGTACGTATCTCTTTAGCGATGGCCGTATAGCCTCTGGGTAATACAACATCCGTAACCATAACATCGGCAAATGCAACGTCAGATAGTGGGCTGTTGTCTTCAAGCGTCTTTAATGTAAGGTGTTTAACTAACCACTTACCGTAGTCGTTGACTACTTTGCCTGAACGCTCTACAAACGTCTTACCATAGTAGCTGGTTAGCGCTACCGTAGAGGCTGATGTTTTCCTCAACGGAACGTCCGCCCTCTGGACTCTATAACGAATCTTCACGCCTCCTGCTAGAAACGTACCGTCCTCCTCTACTACAGGAAGTTTAAAACGAACGGTTGAAGGCTGACCTTTAACAGGGGTAAGTTTAACCGTATACATGTCGTACTTATCAACGGCATCTACAACGCGTTTAACCTGGTAGTCCGTTACCGCCACACCCGCCTGCTGTATACCTAACGTCATAGCAGCAATGTCTTTTGGCATAACGTTTTTCACGTATTCTCGATGAAAAGCATTAACGGATGTTGACAGCATGCTTTTATCTGTCACCCCTTTGATCTCAGGTAACGTGTCTTTAGGTGGCGTTAGCGTGATTGATGCGCTACCTGATGCAAGATCTTCTAACGAACCTTCACCATGTGGGTTGGGGATACGTGTGAATTGATCGGCAAGTTTAACCATGCGGCGATATTCGGCACCTGACAACACCCCAGCATCCGCTAGCTCGTTAGCCTGGCTAACAATAGCATCAGTACGTCGCTCGGCTAACGGTTTAATAGCAGGTGTGCCTGCGATAGCATCGTCTACTTCCTGCTCATGATCGTTAGCAGTTATAACGGTACGGCGTTCAAACATCGCCATATAGAAACGGCGTAGCTTATCGTTAAGGTCGGTATCTGTCTCTTTCCATTCAACGAGGTTAGCTAGCGATAAAACCACCCATTGACCTGACTCAATAAAGACTAGGTTAATGCGGGATAGTACCTCTGATGGTACTTTACCTAACATGGTTACGCCCATCTCGCCACTTAACCACAAATAAAGGTCTAGATAAGTTAATGATGCGTTTTCTTTAAATAGCGTCACTAACGTACGCGGCATCTCGCCCGGTGTCACCTTACCCACAGCGCGTACAAGATCATCACGTTCAGGTAGGACTTTAGGTAAGCTAACTGGAATGTAATGTTGACGGTCTGTTTCTTTAGCTAGGTTAATGATTTCGCTATATAACGTAGTATGTAAGTTATAGTAGCGGTAATATGCAGCTAAAGCATGTTGACGATACTGATACACGCCTGTGAGTGAGGCATAGTTGCTAACGATTAAGCTACGTGGATCACGTAGACCGCTTGCAAGACGGCGCAGTAAACGGTGCTTTCTAAACCGCTTGTGATAAGTCTGAACGCGCTGCTTATATACACCTCGATTAAGACGCGGTGCGCCTAACTCACTACTTAACGTCTCAATGTGGTGAATAAATACATCGCTGTCATGATTAAGGAGTAGTGGATCACGCGGATCGATACCTATATCCGTAGACGCGGTAGGGAGGTAGTGAATAATACTATCGCGTGGTAGTTCGAGTTCTGATAGGGGAAAGGTCTTAGGGTTGACGAGGTGTTGAGGAGTTCTTACTCCATGTTCTCGGTAAAACGCGTCGTATAAAGACATACGCTTGCCTCTTTAGTTACGGCAATGGATCAAAGCGACGAAGCTGAGCCTCGACCATTGCAAGGGTAATCGGATGTGTCGTTGTATCGTTAATTAACTGCTGCCAGCGATGTAGGCGTTCATAATTGAAACGTAGTTTAAGGTAATCGATGGGGTTGAAACGTGTCTGTACAAGGGTCAGGTTATAGTACAGATCTACGTCGCCTTCACCTATCTCCACTGTCGTAAGTTGTACCCAAAGTGCGTTGCTGGGGTCAGGTAACCGGTCTTTAAACGCATAAAGGTCCTTATCCGCCTCTACCAACCCTCGAAACTGATGAAGGGTGATAGAGGTTAATAAGGGAGCGAGATACTGCATTTGGCCTAAATGACTAATCAGACGTTGTTTAAAGGAAGACTGCTGGCTAGCATGTTTAAGCACACGGTGGCTCATCTCCCTGTGGTAACGCATAATTAATGCCTGGTGTCGATCATGATTCATAGCGCGGCTTCAACAAAGCAAAATATCCTTTGTCCTCTACAACATTCATACAGGCGCGGTACGCTTTAAAATCCGTCTCAGTGATCGTGATGGATGAAGGTCCAGGTACGCCTTGTTCGGGAGCCACCATGGGGTTAAAGGTATTAATCAAGGCCAAGCTTCGACGGTACGCTAACGCTAGGCTCATGATCTTTTCTTTTACTAACGCCCCTGCCACATACATCGTAGGGTAGGGAACCATCAGATAAACCCATTGACGTTTACCGCCTGCAATGACGGTATTAACGGTAAGAGGGTACATGTCTTTATTATCAGTGACTGGAAACGGACTAGCCTGGAGTATGTAGGGCGTGTCTTCTACACAACTTAACATGTCGTTAATCACCACATCAACATCAGTATCGTTATCCATATTCATCAACGTAGAGGTATAGGTTTCTAGATCGCTATAGAAGTGCGTCAATATAGGTAACATGACTTTATGTAGGTCGGTTATATGGTCAACGATAGCGTCCATGCCTTTATGCAGGTGTCTGTTGAAGTTCACCGCATCGGCGTGCTGGTAGGTATAATGATTCATGCGCTAAGGGTCCTTTCTCGGAGGGACTAAGTGAATTAGTTTAAGGTCACGCGCCTTATGTAACACACTTAACATTAACCCTAGATAGACCGTCTCAATAGGCGTGTCGTCACTAAGGTCATACTTCTTTTGCCGTGCCTTTAAAATGTTACGTAACCTTTCTGCATGATTATAGCAGGTATGGTATTCGTGTAAAGGACTTGCACCGATAAAGTTAAAGACTTTAACGCGTTTGCTGGCGGTGAGGGTTTTGAGGGCTTCAATTAAATAATTTAAATGTTCGATGGCATCACCGATCCCAAGCGGTGTTTGGTCATCGCAGGCGATGGTGCGTCGCATAGTGTCATCCTTACGTGTTATGGGACGGGTTCATAACGATGCACTTTTCCTGAGGTTTTTTCTCGTTTAGTTAACATGGGCTAGGTTTACGTTTGGGTTTCCCTCTCTTCCCCCGCGACCCCCCATCTCCACCCTTCCTCTCCTGGGGGGATTCTAATAATCCCCCCTTTGGGGGAATTGGGTTGTCGCTACGCTCCGCTCATACCTAATAAACTAGAATGTTACAAAATAATTCCCAAGCAAATTATAGTTATATTTTTATAAAAGTACAAGTAATAATTATTTTAGAAATAGACGAAATTACAAGTAACCTATATTTAAGAATAAATACAAGTAACTAATCATTTAAAATTAAGAAATATAAACAAATTAATGAAATACAATCAACCAGACAAACAAATAGTTTTATAAATTAAAAATCAAATTTATTAAAACAGAAATTAGAAACACACAACAAGTAGGCAAATTTTGGACATCGCGTGAGCGGGCCGTGGCGGGGTTTTCCACCCAACCCTGTAGGTTGGTATAGGTTAGCCATTATACTATCTTTAAATAGAAATATAGACACATATTAAGGCAAAAAAGAAAGAGAGGCAAGAAGGGCGTGACTGCCCCTTCCTGAACTCCCCTCTTCTTTTTACTATTACAAGACAAGAGTGCGTGACAAGTCTTGTAAATCGGCTAGCGTACTACCTTGTACTTCATTTAGATGTAGGAAACGTATAGCAGATTCTAGCATCACCTACTACGGTTTCTATCTCTAAATTATCTAAAGCATCAACAATGACAGCAAGTAAACTTTCACGTTGTTTCTTATTACCCTTTAAAACGATGTCTTTATTCACCTTGTTGTTAAAGGTAAACGTGGTGATACTATCTTTGATATACATTGGAAGATAACTATTGATCAGACCAGAAGCCGTGTTTAGAAGGCTCCATTCAACTACTGTACGGATTATCTGAATGCAGAAATACACAATAAGGTGTACCGTTCTAGGCGCACTAGGGTCACATACTGCTTCGTAGTCAAACTGTTTAAGAGCGTAAAAGGTATCTATACTTTCTGAATATACATTCTTACCACGCAACGCATAGTGGTTAAGCGCAGTACGGACAATTAACTGCTGGTTAGACTTACTGCCATTTTGAGCAGGTGTAAATGGATAATGTTGTCTCATTGGTTTGTTTCCTTGTTATATTACATTAAGGGCTTTACGGCATAGAGCAGGGACTACCGTCCCTGCTGTTTAAATATAGTTAAATACTCATTTACAATATCATAACCATACCCTACTCGCGGTAGAATATACTTTAAGATAGGATAGATCTTGTACCGACTAGCGTTAGCAATAGTCATTGTACTTCGATACTTGTCAATATCTACGATACTGTGGTCTTTGCTAATTGCATTGTTAATGAATGTGACATCAGGTATGGTACTTAACGTCTTAATAGCATCTACACGTTTTATTAGTAACTTAGGATTATGGTTACCTATACCTTTATCGCGACAGGCCTGCAGTGTCCAAAATAGAATCAATGCTTTACCTTTGTGATAATTAGGTACACCTAAATTAGCAGTGAAATTAGTATACAACGTATTAACTTCGTCATATAACGTTTCAATAATAAACGTAGCTTGTTTAGTGTGGGTGTATTCCCAACGGGTTATTGCGGTGATGATTTCTAAGAACCGATCACGAAAACGCTGCTCTTCTTGATTTAACTTCACTGGCAGCTTATAACGACTTGACGTTACCATGTACTACATGTCCTTGCTTTACGGGGTAGTGAATCTATTACAGTCTATGGCATGTAGACTATATACTTCAAGACTAAAGCGTCTCACATCATACCCTGTTTCATACGTACTTGGCTAAAAGACAATAATGCCTTTCTTAGTACACACCCCTCCTGTTACCCATCCAAACGCATCTGTTTCTAACGGTTTAACTTTAATACCATTATCTTCAAAGATAATAATAGCATGGTAGTTAGGGTTGCCCTTTTCAGTAATGAATACAGAGTCAATTAACGATCTAACCAGCGGGTAGTATCGGTCTACAATATCACCTTGTAAATACTCTTCCTGTTGAATACGATCATCATTGCCTAAAGAATTAACTTGATTAAAAAGATCATTGAGTTGAGCAGTGTAAGTGCTGTTAGCGTCCATAGTAACTATTCCTAATAGAGTAAAAAGGTTATTGCCTAAAGATAATATAGGTCTCAAAAATACTACAACGGCATAGATAGGATGGCTGCCATCACCATCCTACTACTTATGCACTTACTACAGCAAACTTCCAACCAGACATATCATCATCACGGTGATCACAATCAGGATCGTTGATGTGAAGATTACATGCACGGTTAGTTTCGATCTTACCTGTAGGCATGATCCAGGTGGTACCGACGTCATGCGTCAAACCCTGCTTAACCAAAGCGCCACACTCACAGGTGTAAATTGCGATCTTTGGCATATGCGGGCCGGACGTAAGCGTCATGGTCGATGAACACGATTTACATTTCATGGCGCACTCCTTGGTTAATTTAATGAATAGAGACTCATGTAATAGGTAAACGCGTGTAAAACCTTAAGCACGCGTAAGATTATACAAGGCCCAGTCTATTAGGTCGGTGCTTGCCTGTTGGAGACCTCCACGTGGATCGAGATAAGCCTCCTTACTATTCAAATACTGCTCTACTTCATCTTTGGCTTTCTTATCGTAAAGATAGTTAACTGAGATCATATCACCGTCATACGTTACCTTCCGCTAATATCGTTACTATTAGCGCGCGTCATTATACGCTGCTAGGGCTCTCACCCGTACTGATATGCACACCGTGTCCATTCACGGTTAGACGAGACCATATCTTCACCCTCCATATCGGATAGGGTGGCTTCTATTTCCCCACTACTTAGCAGGTACAGGGTGGTAAACCCTTGGTCGTTGAACGTTCTTCCCATTAGGAAGCTTCGATGCGGATCACCCAATCCCACACTCTTTTACCATACCCGCGATCATTACTCGCGGCCCCTAACGCATTACTACGTTAGGTTGGTGTTGTGGGCTCTCAGAATTCTAAGTGTCTTAGAACGTAATCTTTAGTAACATTTCGTTTATACGGTATACGTATAACCCTATAACCCTTAGAATCAAAGAATTCATCTTTGATTCTATCATACTGCTGCACGCTACCATTTGGATTGGTATTAGACCACGGGTGGTCTTTATCCAGATGCTGTACACCATCCGCTTCTACGACAACCCCGGTGTCGACAACATGAAAATCCACTCTTAACGGGTGGCCGGTGGAGCCTTCTAAGCCAACAAAAGACTTTTCTGTTTCCACTTCTCCAAGTATATCTGATAGAATTTCACCTACGCTTTCTTGGAAAGCTGAAGCAGGTCTGTCATACCCGCGTTCTCGATTCAATTCTACTACTGATATATTGTGTTTAGTAAGGGTTTTGCTAGATACTTTAACTCTTTTCATGACATCAGTCGTAGTTAAGTATCTGCCAGCGTCATCTATGGCGGCATTGATACTAGATAATAACTCATCCTTAGTTTTTGCAGGCTGTATACAGCCTGGATTATTATTAAGGCGAGCTTTACTAGCGCATGATTTGCTACAGTATGTCGTGGGTTGGGTATAGCTATAGCGCTTATCTGCACTATGACTATAAATGTTACTATACTCTGCACCACAGTGCAGACATTTACGTTTTAATAACTCATTCATTCCGTTTGCACCTATTATATTTTTTAATCATACAATAGGTTGCAAAAAGGGCTTCCCCGTCAATTAAAAAGCATTCAGTAACGGATTACGCCGTTACCGGACTGTTTTAACATATGGCTTAACTGAACCTCCACCACCTACAATGTAGAGTGGTTCAACAAAGTCACCATCATTCAAATTCTTTATTTGAAACCCGTCTCTCACGTATTCTTCACCACGCGCTATTCTATTTGAAACGGTCGTCTCGGTTACACCAAGAAACCGCCCAGCAGCACTATAGCTTTCAAATATAAATAAACGACCATCTTCTACCCGACGCAATAGAACCTCAATGTTCTGAGTCCTTAACCCTGCCCGGACAGCATGAGAGTTATTTTCAGCACGCGTACACCATTCTAGATTATCTAGAAAATCATCACCGGGAATACCATTAAGATGATTAACATCTAAAGTTCTAACAGTAGCTGGATATTCCTTAAACGCCATTAACATCACTCGATGTCTTAATTGATTCTGCGTTTTGCGTACGTCCGATGTCATCCGATAAGTATAATACCCGGTAACAGCTTTAGATGCTGTAATGAAGACCCCGTCAGAGATCTTATACAATGCACCTTGTCGGTTGATGATGTAGTTTGAAAACTTAGGTATAAGATAGAAGCCTGGATATGTGATAGATTCAACAGGACCATTCCTAAAACTCGGTATTAATGTCTCAGGTCTGATATCGTCATCATCTAAAGTCAGTGCTTGTATTCTATCCCAATAAATAGGCGCGTGTTTGAGTTCGTGAAAGACTAAGACTATAACGTCTTTAATATCTTTAAGTTTGAAGTTGAATGTAGAATTAATTATCGATAGTGTTGTCTTAACACCATCTAATTCAAGTAAGCCAGTTCGACTTACGGTGACTCGTCTTTCCGTAAAGGGAAGAAAGTCCTTGTTAAGTGTATTCTTTACTATGTCAAGCATCGTTATCTCCTAGTATCATAGGATTAGGATGTTCTTTGACGTAGATATGTTAAAAGTTAATCACCACCGAGCCCAATCAACCTAGAGCCATGAACCATGGCACTGTCCATGTAACTATCACTGTGGTCGGTATTTGGCATCTCTTTAGCTAGTAAACGTTCTTCATCACGTTCCCATACGTCATTAAGTACATGACGTACAAGACCGGTAGTCGTCGTTCTAAGGTATACCCTACTATAATAAGTAGAACCGATACCTGTTACCGGATAACGTGTTACCACGCATTTAACATCATTAAAACGTTCATAACAGCTTAGGTAAAACAACTCAGCCCAGGTAACAGGCCTAACGTGGCTTAAGTCACGATCATCCGGCATTTGATTGATGTCGTTAAAGATACGCACCTCTTGACCATTATCGTAAATAAGACCAACATAATGACCGTTTACGGTAGCGTGTCTATTTCTAAAATGGCGGTCTTGGAATTGATTAATTAATTGCTCAATACCTTCAGCACTACTCATTTTATCAATAGTAGTAGGATCTACATCAACAGTAACTAACTTAAGCGTTTTAGGATCGACTAGCCTAACACCACTATCGCTTTGGCTGAACACCTCACCGATGAGTCCGTCTCGTATACAAAAGATAGAAAGAGGCAAACATCCTTTTAGGGTTTGAAACAACCCCACCATGGTATCGTGTACGTCAGGCATCTTAGGGTCGTCGCTACTTACTGCAGAGGTTGTCATAGCAGAGATAACGTTACGTGTTCCATTGAAGATCTTACGACGGCCCCATTTGCTTTGAATGAAACCACGCTTACCTTCGATCATGGTTCTAAGTGTTTCGTATATCTGATTAAACGCTAGTTGCATACTCCATCGTACAGAGTTAAATAACTCACCGTCTAAATTACCCTGGGTGACGCTAATAGTTTTAGCAATACTCAGACATCTACGATATAAATCGTTGATCTCGTCTTCTTTAACCCGCCCACCGTCTGTATTTTCTAAATCACGTAACCCAGCAGGAATTACAATGAGATGCTTTACTGTTGCTACATCTTTGTACTTTTCAATAAGATCAATTTTAAGATCACGTTTCTTAGATCGATTACGCTTTAACGTTAGCGCTTTAAAGTGTGACATAAAGAACGCATAGCCGGTTTTACCGTCTTGAGCATTCGAGGCTTCAAAGTCATTAATCTTGTCGTTCCATACGGCGTACGTTTTACCGCTTAGTATATTCTTATACAAAGCACGCATGGTCGTTAACGTTTTGAAGATCACCGGATGCAAGACAGCAACCTTCATGTCTATAAACGCAAATTGATTATCACGACGTACTTCACCCATGCGTCCAAAGATGTCGGTAGAATATAAACCTTCTGGGTGAAAGTTAAGATGGTCCTGACGCTCGTATATATCTAACGAGCGTATTTCAGGTAGAGATCGGGTAAAATTAACACTGGATAACAAATCAATGTTAAAGGGAAGTTTATCGACTGACACAGGTAACCTCCTTAAGGGGTGATATGTCGTTAAATCTATGATACGTCACTATATAACGTAGACTTTTATTTTATTACACTAGGGGTAGGCTATGGCCGATGATATTAAATTCGATGACGACCTAGATGATGATCTAGGTGGCGACATGATGGACTTCGATCTTGAAGCCCAGAACGATGATCGCAACCCCGCTACTATATTCAGACAAAGCGCGCTAGCTAGCGTAAAGACAACAGTTAGCGACCCTAGCTTTGTCGGTGATGTGGTAAAGAAATCACTTCCCACTGGCTATAAATCTGCTTTGGATGTGGCTGATAATCTTGCAGGAGGGATCAAGACCACCTACAACGAATCAGTACAAGCCCTCAAACCATCTATCGACGAATTCAAACGTAATGCTCAGGTCCATATACCTAAGCTTAAGAAAATCCTACCTGATAGCGTAGGTAATCGCGTCGAAGAGATGTTGAAGATCAAGCCTAAAATGGAAGATAGCGTACCATCTAAAGAACAGATGGAAAACGCCGCTATGTCTTCTGATTTAGATAAGATATTCCAAGTTCAGGCTGCGTCTGTTCAAAGCCAACAAGACCAACAAGCCCAAGAACTACTTCAAAATACTATCTCTGAAGAACGTACTGCAGCGCGTCATGATGCTAACATGACTGCTAATGAGAGAATGATTAATGCGTTTAATCGTTTAGTTAGCTATCAAGATAGCATAACCTCTCAGTTCCAACGTCGTTTATTAGAATTAAACTATCGTCAGTATTTTGCTCAACGTGACTTAGTAGATATTGCACGAGCAGGCTTTACTGATCTTGCTAACGCGTTATCAGCGATCGTTAAAAACACAGCCTTGCCTGATGAAGCCAAAGTCAATTTATCTGAGACCTATGCGGATGAGGCACGATCGCGTCTTGCCGGACAGGCACTAGACCACGTTAGTACCCGTATTGCAGGCATTAGTCAGCGCGTACGTAGTACGTTGGGTCAGAAGGTTAAACAGCACGTTGATAACTTTAAAGAAGGGTTAAATCAAGGCTCTGCATTAATGGCAACGGCCGAATCAATGCAGGGGTTAGAAGGATTTGGTCCTAAGCAGACAGGCAATCAGAAAGCGGCGGACCTAGCAGGTAGTTTAGTTGGCGATACCATAGGTGAACGTATTGGTGCTAAGGTGAGTGATCTTGCAGGTCGTACGTTAGGACGTAATGAACGCGTTATGGCAATGTCTAATCGACTCCAAATGAACGCGGATAATATACCCGAACTACTTAACCAGTACGCCAGAAGCGCAACCACGTCCGATGGCGTTAGAGGCGGTATTGAAGATTTCTTAAAGAGCATCATAGGTACCGTTGGTGGTAACGATGGTGAAGTCTTGCATAACCTCAAACAGGAAGCCTTAACTGCTACCAGTTTCGATATCATGACACGTCGTTCTATTGTTGAAATCATTCCTGGTTACCTATCTCGTATGCTTCAACAGTTAGAGATCTTTAATAATCAAGATCCTAACACTGAACGTTTACAATATAGCGTCGATGGTGAAGACTTTGTTAGAGCCTCTACACAAGCTGATCGTGTTCGTGAAGCGGTATTCTCTACTAGAGATAGAGAACGTCTCAGCGAGTCTACTGTTGATGTCATTAACAGCATTGACCCAGAAGACGTATTAAGTGCTGATGCTAAAGAAGCATTCTCTATTCAAATCTTAACTGATCTTAGAAACGGTCGCGGTTATTTCCCTGAACGCTATTATAAAGATAGCACATTTACAGAAGTAAGTGACAGTAACGTTATTGATGAAATTAGAGATTTCGTTAAAGAACGCTATACGATCAATAGCGAGGGTAAGGTAGGGTCTAATCTAACCGCTACTCAAAACGCGTTGAAAGATAACCAAGCTGTTAAACGTCTACAAGACCATTTACCTAACTTACAAGAATCGGTAAATGAAGCTGTATCGGTAGGTGATAAAGACGCGTTACGCGAATCTGGGCTAATTACTAAGGCAGAAGACGGTGTTACCGATACAGTCGATAGCGGTGCGTTGTGGTCTATGATCCGTAACGATATCTCTACAGTCGTAGATGGTAAGTCAGTGATGAGTCAGGAAAACACGTTTACTGAGACCCAGGTAGACGATACCCAGGTTATTCAGACCACGTTGAATGACTCTATACGTGACCTTGATCCTGAATCACAACAAGCCGTACGTGAATCGGTACAAGCGTTTACACAGGAAGTTGATCCAACGGACACATCAATACCTACGTTAGATGTATGGTCTGCTATTCACGAGACCCTAATCCAGGGTAACGGTTTAACTACTGCATTAATCGCTCGTATTGATACGTGGATGAACCGCGATCAAACAGTAGACGATATACAATCTACAGGCGGGGATGATCCATACATTCCATACCTAATGGCGCTTCAAGATAAAAGCGTAACCTCAGATACTACGTTAACGGATATTAAACTTATCCTGACTGACCTATCTGCTAAGATCACCACATTAGGTGAAGGCGGTACCGGGGACGGTTCGACAGTAAAAGTAGGTCTGGGCGGTGTTCTAGGTAAAGGTCTAGATCTTGGTAAATCAGCAGTCACCAACACCATGGGTGCAGTTAAGTCGTACTATGGTGGATTGTTCAATCTAGGTGGTTCAGCACTATCTACCGCTAAAAATACCGTCATGGGTGGTGTCAACTTTGTTGGTAATAAACTAGGCAATATGCCTGGTGATCTTTATATAGCAGGGCAGCAGATCCCAACGCTTCTAGGGAGTAAGCTAAAGCAAGGTAAATATATCGACGAAGCAACCGGCAAGGTGATTCAAAGTGCCAAAGATATAACGGGCGCTGTTAGAGATATAGATACTGGGGAGATTGTACTGTCAGTTGAAGACTACGCTAAAGGTCTATTCAACCGCGATGGTGTAAGTAAACTTACTGGTGCTGCTAAATCCATTATAAAAGCCCCTGTTGACTTTATACAAGGCTACTATCGTGGGCTATACGGCATAGGTGAGATGGCGGTTAAAGGCGTAGCTAACGTCTCCTCTGGCATTGAAAATATGCTTAACCGCCATGGTGATGTTTACGTCAAAGGTGAAGATGGACCGCGCTTACTTAAGATATTACTAGACAAAGGGATGTACTATTCGTCTAGAACCGGTGAGGTAATACGCTCGCTAAAAGACATCGATGGTGATGTAGTCGATGCGGATGGTAATGTTGTATTATCGGTTGAAGATATCAAGAAAGGTCTAGTTGATGAGTCAGGTCGTCGTATTGAAGTTAAGTCTTTATTAAACCGCGCATTAGAGTTTGGTAGAGATACGTTACAGGCGGGTGTGGGAATGGTAACCGGTGCGGTTAAACGTACAGGTAAATTCCTATTTGGCGGTAACGATGACGGAACGCCTCAAGGTGGGTTATTCTCACGCATAGGTGGGATGTTTAGCACTATCACTGACAACGTAAAGGGACTGTTTACACGTAGTCATGAGATGCAGGCTAAAGAAGTCATTATCAACTCCGACCTAACTAAGGTATTTGGCCCCTGGATGGATGGTGATCCTAACGACCCTGACCACCCAACCACTCCACCAGATGGTGATAGCTTTGATCCAAGTACAGTAGCTAGTAATAGCGCGCAGCACTTTGAAAAGATCAAAAACACATCAACCTATCAGGGCGATAGCAAAATAACGTCAGTACGCGCTGATACGCTAGCAGCTAACGATAGTGTGTTTAGATCAGACAATAGATACGCGTCATCGGTAAATCAGCAGAGTAAGGAACAATCTTACTTTAGCGACCTTGTTCAACGCAGTCAAAGTAAAGCAACAGATCTGGCTGAGCAAACCATGTTACGTGTCAATGAAATGACAACAGGGTTATATTCTCAAATTAGCGAGAATGATACCTTAAACCAAAACGTGGTAAGCTTAGTTGATACTACCAAGGACGCATACACCACGGTTTCAGATAAAGCAACCGACGCATCTTTACAAGTTAAAGATTCCATTGAAAGCTTAAAAGAAACTATACTTGATACCTTTAAGAAAGAGAAGGTGTTAGGCGATTCAGACGGTGATGGTATCCGTGATGGTAGCTATTTAGATCAACGTAATAAGGAAACGTTAGCTGAGAAAGCAAAAGCATCAATTGCTAAGTCAGCACCTGGCGCAGCGGTGTTAGGTGGAGTGGCTAGCTTCTTAGGAGGTCTTAAAGATAAGATTAAAGGATTTAGCTTATTTGGAGATGACGAAGATGATGGTAGTTTCTTTGGTGATGTAGCGGGTGATGCGGCTAGTGAGATAGCAGGCGATGCCATTGGAGACCAGTTCGATAGGGATAGTCGTGAAGGTCGTAAGGCGCGCCGACAGGCTGCTAGAGAAGCTAGGCAAAGTGCTAAACCAGGCAATCGTGGTATCTTTAGCAAGATTAAATCATTAGGTGGTCGTGCTATGAGTGGTTTAGGTAGTCTTGTTAAAACACCAGGCCGTGCTATACTTGGTGCTGGTACGGCGTTAGCTGGAATGGCGGGCGGTGCTATTAAAGGTGTTGGTGGTCTTGCTGTTAAAGGCGCTAGTGCTTTAGGCGGTGCGGGTAGTGCGTTAGCTACATTAGGTCGTGTCGGTCTAGCGGTGGCACGTGTAGCTTCAGGTCCGGTAGGATGGGCTGCTACTGCGCTATGGGGTGCTTATAAAGGCGCTCAATACCTTAACAGTAGAAGCGATGCTGATCCAATAGAAGATATGCGTTTTAAACAAATGGGTATCAATACAGACGAGGGTGCGCAGTTACGTGCCATTCGTTTACTAGAGGAAGAGTCGTTAGATAATATTGAATTTAACGACCGTGGCGAGGCTTTTCTACCTAAGGTGGATTATAACGATCTTATTGAAGAGCATGGAGAACGCTTCAATGTAGATAAGAACAATCCACGAAACCTTGAAGCCTTTGTACGTTGGTATGAAGGAACCTTTAAACCTACTCTACTCACCTATGCTACGTTAGCTAATCGTGTGGAAGAAGATATGGATGTTGATGATCTGGATGATGATTTACCAGAAGATCAGCTGGTACCTTTCACCAAGAAGGCATATGAGCTTTTAGAGAGTTCACCTGCTATAGGTAATACTTCACCTTACTTTGATCAGACCGTTACCCGTTCATCGGTTGATGAGCAGTATAGACGCGTTATGCAGGAGTATGGTGGAGAAGTAGATCTACCCAAGGGCGAAGCTGAGGTCGATACGACCACACCAACCTATACACCACCTCCGGTTAAAGAAGTAGCGGTTCCTGAAACGGTAGTTAAAGAGCCTGACGATCAACTTACTCGCAAGTTGAAAGCGGCTGCTGTTGTTACCGGTGCTGGTGTGGTAGGTGCGGGTCTGATAGGAGGTAGTTCAACTAACACGTCTTATCAAAGACCTGGAGGTCGATCTACTCGTCCTATTGTCCCTACCGTGGCGCTTGGTGCGACGATGGGTGGTATGGTAGCAGCTAATGCCAGCGACTATACTCAACCAATACCTAATGATAACGTCTCACCTATACGTGATGATATCTATCGTGTTAATTTAGACGAGGTTATTAATCAACAACGTCTACGTAACCAGCAAGCAGTGCTGCGTGAAGAAGAACACGAGCGAGTGGTACTGGACGATCACATTGGTATGGTAAATCAAATTGCAGACAAGCGTATAAGCGCAGTTGATGCTCATCAGCAAATGTACTCTGAATTAGCCACGGAACAATTAGGACATATAGGTGCTATCCTAAATGAATCACTCTATGTACAACAGTCCATGGATGATACGTTAAGACGCATCTATAAACACCTAAAAGGTGATGAAGAGTTACCAATGGGTCAAAAGCCAACTAGCGGTGGTGAAGCAGCAGCCGAGCGTGCTAAGGAGCGTCAAGCTGCGGCTAGACGTAAACAGTTAGCCACCCAACGTCAACGTTCAGCCCCACCAGTAGGTATGGGTAAAACAGGTTAGGAGTAGCCAGACAAGGACGTCACCTCTTAATACCTATAATCAAACTAATTCTTTAAGGAAACCGTTATGGCTATTCTTTCAGATATCTTGGAAGACACGGCATGGTTAAGGCAGGCGTTTTTATTACGCCGGTCAGACATTGACGATGTCGATAAGAAACGTCGCGTGTTTTCAATGGCATCCACTAAATACACGGATACCACGTTAGGTGGTAATTATACCATCAACAACCCGCCTCAATTTACCCGCCATGCTGATATTAAAGCAAAGGCACCCTTTAGCCCGTCTAAGGGGATGGGACGTTATTACAGTGAGGCGATAGACGATAACTCTATCACTCTACATATGCGTTTTGGTGTGGCTGAGTATAACTCATTAACTACGTTCTTTACTAACTTCTTCGATAGCTCCATGGGGACGTTAGCGCGTACCGGTGAATCGACCGGAGTATTATACAACATTGGTAAAGTAGCGGGATTCCTATTTGCTATTCCTTTACTTCCTTTTGTAGTAGCAGGGCGTATTTATCGATTCTTAGATGATAAGCCGTATAGTAAGTACTACTACCTTAAACCCACCATGCCTCTCTATTGGGGTGCGGTTAACACCATTGTTAATAACCTAGCGGTTAATATGGGTCTGATAGGGGCAGCCGATATCGATTCCTATACCGTCAATGCTGAAGGTAAGGCAGAGCCTAACTACGAGGCAGGGTTAACGTCTAAAGAGATTGAAGCGTTTAATAGACTTTTACCTGATGTCTTTCGTGGGGATGGCGGGGTTGATATCTACGCTATTGCTAACCGTGCTCAGCGCATTCGCAATCGACAGATTGTCTTACAGCAGGCTGCTTTACAAAATGCCACAACCAGCGATGGTCTAGCCAGTGCTGCTACTAGGCTAACTGAGCAGGATATTGGACCAGTACCAGCAGGTTCGTCACTTAAAGCCTATATGGCGCGCTATCATTCGACGTCGATGGCGCGCGGTGCTGATGCCGATAAGGAGAAACAAGACCCCATTGGTTCTTGGGAATCTGGGTTCTTTGAGCATTTATCCAGTGAATTGTCAGATGGTTCACATTGGGTAAGTTTCAAAGTTAATCCTGACCGTTCTATTAACGAATCGTTCAGTAACACAACTGGCGAGTCTGATATAGCTAGTAAGATTAACGGTATGTCGTCCTCAGCACGCTCTGCAAGGTTTTCTACTTTAGATGGTAATATCGGCGATGGTGTCATCTCCGGTGCTATAGAGGGGATTATAGGCGGCGCTAAGGATGTATTAGCAGGGGTGGCCGATGGTGTAGGTTTATCTGGATTAGCAGCGTTAGGTGGTAGTGCGTTTGTTGATATCCCTGAACACTGGCAGGATTCAGTTGCTGAGCTCCCTAGTGAATCTTACACGCTTGAATTAAGAGCACCGTACGGTAACAAGATGAGTATATTTACAAACATCTATGTTCCATTAGCGATGATCTTAGCAGGTGCTTTGCCTCTATCTACTGGTGCCCAGTCTTACACAAGTCCTTTCCTTTGCGACTTGTTTGTTAAAGGACGACAGCAGTCTAGACTATCTATCATTGACAGCGTATCCATTACTCGCGGCGTGGGCAATATAGGCTGGTCTGTAGACCATCTGCCTACTGGTATCGACGTTACTATTTCTATCAAGGATTTATCTACGGTCATGCATATGCCATTAAACGATAGCCCTGGGCTGTTTGATGACGATTCTGCGTTTAGTGATTACATGGGCATATTAGGCGGTCTTGGTCTGACTGAACAGTTTTATCCTGTTCAGAAACTCAAACGTCGCTTTGTACAAGCAGCGCAAGAGTTTGACAAATGGACATCACCTGCGTTCTATGCGCAGCATGTCTCAGCGTCTATTCCTGGACGTATATTAGCAGCAGTAGCACGTAACACCGGACGTGGTTAATACGGCATAACCTACCTCTACCCATATCAGGTAGAGGTAAGGTTTTATGCGGTTAGACCGTTAGCGTAGTTTGTTTTATTAAAACGTTGAAGCAGTGTTGACTGACTTTCGCTAGGCGTTGACTCTGCAATCATTATAGCAGTAGAGGTTTCTTGTTGCGTAGATAACACTTTCTTAGCATCATCAGACATACCACGAAGACTACTCACGTCTTGTACGTTATCACCTAGTGTATCGCTTTTCATCCAAGAAGGATCTATTGTTTTAATCTGACCTATCAGCGTTGCACCAGCATTAGCGTAAGCGTTGGGATTACTTTCATTGGCAAGAGTGTAGTTCTTTAATAACGTATTGACAATGTTAGGGCTTTGTGCTTTGAGTTTCTCAGATCCTACCAGACGAGATAAAGAAGCTAAACTAGCAGCATCGCCTCGTTTAGCCGCAACAATACCCTGCTTAGCAATACGGGTGGCATTAAAATCTAAACCCGCTACATCAGCAAGACAGTCTATTAAACCAGCCAGACCCATCAACAGGGCTTCGAGTAATAGCGTATCGTTAACCGCTCTTGCAGTAGTTCTATCTTCAATACCCAACCCACTACAAACTCCATGGATCTGCTCAACCATGGCTTGAAACTTCTTAGACTCATTAAGTTCAGTAGTGATACCTTTTACAATAGTACCGTCTAATAGTTTAACCGTTTTCTGCCCTACTGTGCTATCTTCCTTTAAGAAGGTATTAAGGTTCTTAACGGCGGTCGCACTTAAGTTACTAATAGAAAAGGTAGAGCCCGTTGCTGACGATATATCACTACTTGATGCAGTAGTAGCAGTTTTTCTCTTTACTTCCGTCACCGCCCGCTCTATCGCACTACCGCTCTTATTAGTGGGTTTGCTAATGCTATCGACTAGCGACGATGAACTAGGAGCATTGCTCGCTCCGTCGCCAGGTGTGAATAAGTCCACTACCTTAGGAAGTGATTTCGTTGCCGTGGTAAATAAACTCATTAAAGGACTCCTTGCGGACAAAAAAGAAACAATACAATGGTCGGACCTGCCTGGGTTAGAGACAGGTCGACGCATCGTTAATTTTAGTAAAGGGCTTTACTTTTGTATTTTAATCTTCACCTGAGTCAGGTTCATGATGTTCTGAGAATTGAAGTTCTACACTATGTTCGGTTACTTTCTTACGAATCGTTAACTGAACGCTAAAACGTATCCGTGTTGCACCTAAAAAGCGCATCATCTTTAGAAACGTTTTAATCGTCATTGGGTCAGAGGCCATTTGTTTATTAATATTGCCTCTTGCCGTATGACGGGGTTTACCTGTACGTGGAAGTTCGTTGATAGGATCGTTGAGATACGTATCCATGCGACGGTTCCATCCCATAGGTGTGATATTAAAATCATCTAATATAACACGGAACAAGCGACTTAACGCACCTCTTGCTGCTAGTGTTTTCTTATTAGGGTCTTGTAATATCTCATGCACGCGAAATTTGTCATCAACCATAGTCGTTTAAAATCACTTTTTCAAGTGCCTCCAGCATTTGTCCTATATCTTGAAATAAACGCATCATCCGTCGGGAGTAATAACTGTACCGCGCAGTATCTTCTTTCTCCATGATTAACATACTATCATGAATAGGTCTAACTGCTTCAGTTATAGCGTCCCAAAACCGTTGGATATCGATGTCGTATTGCTCGTCATCTACCAGCCAGGCGTCCAAGGTTAAGGTGGTGCGTTTGGTGCTAACAGGTATTGCTTCCACAGGAATCTCTTCCTTGTTTTCAATAGCCTGCTTTACAATGTTTATGAATGCCATCATTTGCCCTGCATTAGCATGCCAGACAATTAACGTGATAGCTTTACCGTCTTTAGGTCGGTAAAAAGCAAAGTCTTGAGCGGTATAAAGAGAGACCAAACCACCAAGGATCTTTGCATTCATATTATTACGCATGGTTTTAAACTGGGTGCGAAATAACACAATACGCAACCATAGTTTAATGCGATACCAGCGAGAGGGTAATGTCATAGTTACCTCATTACTATATTATCATCACTCACCACAGTAATATAGGTGAATAATTTATACGAATCTTAGGGAGGCGAATATGTCTTTACTTGATACATTAAAAACCCCATCTGAAGACGAGGTCCTTACCGCAACCCAAAAGGCCCGTATGGCGCTACTAGAAAACATGACCAAAGACGGTATACCGGAGTGTAACCGTGATCGACGCGTCATGTTAGAGTTATTAAACGGTGCTGATACTACAGCACTAGCCATGAAACGTATGGAGCAAGACTCTAAGCAAAGCGAGCAAGATAACGCTGCTGCTATCATGGCTGCTAAGATCATGGCTAAGACCGGTGGTAACAATCCATTTGCAGGCGGTGCAGGTAACGGCGAGAAGGTTATTAACACGCTACCTGAGGGTGCGTTACCCGAGCCAGAACTCGTCGATGGAGAACTAGATGTAGGTGTTAGCGACCTTAACTACGAAGACTTTATGAAGAAATACGATTAGGCGTAGATGTTAAACGCATCTACATCTAAGAATTGTAAATTCATATAGCCAGTTAACGCTATCGTTGCTGCATCCCATACATTCATTTTCTTATAAAACATGGAGGCTGTCTCATCAAGGGACGCTTCCATGAGTTGTGCCGCCTCGCCAAACGCTTTTAATTTAGGCACGTACCAGACCATCTCAGACATGACCTGACTATGTATGGATTTATGATGCATGGTAAACCACGTAATAAAGTCATACATAAAGACCGTCTTATAACTGCCCTGAAAGAAAGCAGGTGTAGTAAGGTGTCGCGGTACGTTTATGGTCTTAACGTCAGTAATGCCTAAATGGTGAGCAATGCTATTTGCTATCACCTGACAGTGTTGCTCGGGAAGGCGATAGGGCGCAGTGTTGATATGTACTGCAACCGGGTCTACCATGGGTATGCCCGCAGAACCTTTATTGGCCTCTCTAACAAAGTCTTTTAGTACCCGTACTAAATTACTCATCATGGACTTAGCGAGTAACGTGAGATCATGACTTGTATAAAGACTATTAACCTCATGCGTGTTGATTAGCGTATCTAACACACCCCAATCATCAGTCTCTCTCGTTTCATAACCGTTAGCTAAAACGCGTTTAGCAGTAGAGACGCCATAGATCTCTTCAATGCAGGCTATTCGCGTATCCATTAACGCGTTAAGTTCAACGTATACGGTTTGATTGCTCATTTCGCCGCCTTACTGATCTCCGCCATCAGACGTTTAAAGTTAGGACACATTGCACTGACATAAAGCATCACGTACCAGAAATTGGCACGATATAAGGTTTCAAGATCACCATGGCTAGGAATGCTTTCTAAATAAGCACTATCTATCACTGTACCTTCGCGTTTGTTTTCTGTCAGACTTGTTGCAATCAATGCCACTAAACGATCGACATCTTTATCTTCATCAAAAGCACTCAGACGCCACTGCATGGTGATGCGTTCAATAAGCACTAACGTGTTTTTATTCTGACGTAACTCAGTCCATATCTTCTCAAGATCAGACTCATCGTAAACCCGTGCCATGTTAAAGCGTGCTAGAATAGCAAATAACGTTGCAAGGAATTGACGCTGCTTAGTTTCAGACTGCTCATCAATCACACCTATCAGGATAGAATCTAACTCCCCTATCACATCTTTAACTAATGTCTTATCACTCACTGAGATTATTCCTTAAATGCATGCCGGTTAAAATAGCACTAAGCGTCTCGGTTGATTTAACTTTAGACCCTAGAGCTTTAATGCTATCTATATCAGATTCACCGGTTTCTAATATCTGTCGGTTCATGGCGTTAAATGCTACCTCATCCCCACCACGTAATTTGATAAGCTCTTCAATAGGTCCATCTAAGCCTAAAGAAAGCAGTACGCCTAATTCAGGAAACGACAAAGCGGAGCCCTTAGAGATACCAGTAGCCTGGCCTGTAAGTTCATCTACGACGTTGTTGTTAGAAGGTGTAGACATCTTCTTATCAAGTAACTGCGACTGTCGTCTCACCGGCATGTCGACGACCATGTATTTATGGGGTGTGGTGTAGGTTTCACCTGTATCGCTATCGGTGAGTACAATGTTCTCAAAGAAACTATGCCCAAGCTCTTTAGCTAGTTTAACATTGCGCGTGGTATCTAACTTAGCATCGTTTAAATTAGGCGCAATAATGGGCAATACAAAACCATTTTTAATGTCCTGCATTAGCTTATCAAAATCACGATCACTCATGTCTTTAAACAATGCTTCATAAAGGGCACGGTTCTCACCACCAGGTAAGATCTTATCCATGAAATCTAGGATAAATGTTTCTGCTGCTTTACGGTTAGCCATAAACTTATTCTCTCATTTAATTAATACAGGTCTCATACCGATGCTGTAGATAACGGCAAGTTTTGACCCAAGAACTCACTTAAACTTCGAGACCAGCGACTGCGCTTAACCACACCAGGTAACTGCTGGTACATGCATTGTTCTTCACTGTTCAGCGTTTCAAACAACATAGCACATTCATCATGACCCATTTCTACTGCCACAGCACAGCAAAGACAAGCGCTATCTTCGCGTGTGTTTTTATCAAAGGCATTAAAGAACCCTTGCAAACTTAGAGGGTCTAAATGATGCTGCTTTCGTTGCTCCACTAACAAACAAGCTTCCTTAGTAGACAACTTATCAAAATCAATATCACCATTACCCATTAGATGTCTGATAAGTGCTATTCTGCACTCATCTTCTAATACGCTACGGTACGTCGCATCGCTGCAGTGATCGATTAGGAATTGTTTAATCTTTACATGGTGTTTACAGTAGAGTGATCGCATAATAGAATATCCTATTCATACCACGGCGGTAGTTCGTCGTAGATGTGGTGATCTAAAAGTAGTCGATGTTCTATGACAAAGGGTACTACATATTGAACAAAGTCAATAATCCATTGGTCTTGACTAACGTGATTGTTAAGGTATCCACGTACTTCTACAGTGTCGACACCTCTAACGGTCCCAACATGCATATGCCAGAACCGGTTCAACCGTTCCATGTGGATACGGTTTCTTGGATGTGCATCAGCAGGGCGATATTGTTGCCTAAACGCTTCTGCAATAGATTTGTTTTTACGTGATAAATAATAATGGACATCATCGTGTAATGCCATATCACTACCCTCTATCAAGTAGGTTGTAACGTAATTGCATGGGTAGATCCTTTATCACGCATCACAATTGAAATTAATTCACTCAAGCTGATAACTTGCACTTCGCTTGGCTTAAAAATATGTTTCATGAAACCAGCATGTTCCCATCCATAATAGGGACATTCGTGAATATCGATAGCCGGGTTTTTATAACCATTATGCCATGGCCATTCATTGGCACCGGCTTTTAAGAACATTGCTTTGACAATGAGATAATCAGAATAATTATCGCAGCGTACTACCTTTTCAAATAGTTCAGGAATAGCGCGTGCATTAGCTTCCTCTACCGTTTTATCTGGATCTTCATGGTCAAACTTCACACCCAACATAGAAAGGAATGTGATAGCTTTAACATGACCTTCTTCACTTAAATCAAATATAGATTTCATAGACACCTCTAATATAACAGAATAAACGTATTGTCAGGATTTTGCTTATAGGCATAGTCAAGCGCATGCTTAGTACCTTTACTCACCCCATCCCAAAAGAAAAGGCAAATATCAGAAACATCAACCATTGTTTTATTACGCTTAAAGCCTGCTGATTTCCCATACAGATCCCACCGTGCCTTAAATTCAATAAATTTAAGACCATTAATCTCAGCATATTCCCTAGCTAACGTATCAGCTCCTCTAGCCCCACCACTTACTATGGTGAAGGTGTCCTCAAAGACACCTATCTTAACCAAGTAAGCGATGGTTCTACATAAGAGATGATAACTAACGAATCCGCGTGAACCCCCTATAAAGAGGGCTTGTTCTTCAACTTGGTCCATCGTCCTTTACTCGTATCGTAGGTATAATAGTCTACACCCTTTTCAATAGCCGGGTCGCTAGTGAACGCGCGGTGACCTCGTACTTTAACCGTGCTAGTGGTAACGTCAACAATTTCAAACCAAACAAAAGGTATACCTTGTACGGTTTCATTTGTTGCGTTCTTTTCTAACCACGTTAAAAGTGCTTTAGGTTGTTGAGCGCCTGTTTGAAAATCACCCATCCCACCTTTAGGTTGACCGGTACCTGCAAATAACCAATATCGTTTCACACTACACTCCTTTAGAGAACATGTCTTTTAATTTATTCTCAATACCTTTTTCTTTACAGTAAGCATCCCACCAGTACGGGTAGTATTCTTTACGCGCTAGTCGGCAAAGATCAACAGTAGATAGGAATCGTTTCTCTTCTACCGCTTCTAGTTCTTTAGGTAGCCAATATCCACGTGTATCGTTTAAGATAGTATCCCAACTAATACCCAGGTCGTTAATGGCCTTATAGAGATATTCAGGTGATAGCACAACATCCCCCATGCTCTTCCATAGCGTACTGATCATGCAAAGCTCGCATGTAATCTCTAAGGCACGTTTAAGCTTAGGATCTTGGTCAATAAGTCCACGTACTGTAGTTCTACCTAGCGTTCTATCCGGATAGATACTTAACGCGTAGTTTCTATCATTACCTTCTAAGCCAAACTTCTTCTCTTTGATGTAATGGAACTCACTTAATCCCATCAGCATCCCATCACGCTGTGAGGCAATGATCTCAAACGGCAAACCCGTTGCACCGCTCTTAGAACGTAGTACTTGGATGGTAATAAGCTGTAAGTCCATATCGCCTGGTGTGCGATCATCGCCATCGCGTGGGTATAGAGGTGTTTTATCCGCTTTGTTAAATAAAGGCGATGCGCTTAAACAGTTAAAGAGAATATTAGTTAAGAACGTAAAGTTCTCAGGACAACGTTTTAACTTAGTGCCCTGTTTAAGGAACTGAAGTTTCTTCTTAGATGGCGCGTATGGATCATCTAAGATCTCATCGCCCAAGTGAGCCGTAACCGTTAAAAAGATACCGTGGTTAGAAACCAGCTTGGGTATTTGTATAACCATCTGACTCTTTGCTGCACCGATACGGGCTGCTTCCATGTTCATCTTAGAGTCACCCACCTGGTTCTTATCGTAGATAAGGTCGACAGAGTCGATGCTCATGTTAGAGATAGAATCAATACCTGCCATAGTAGGTCTTAACATAGGTAGATTTTTACCTGATGCGTTGATGAAAGGAGTAGTGACCGTACCTTTCTTATCCTTAACCTTTTCTTTAGCATACGCTTTAAGCTGATGGAAATACTGATTGCCACTCATGCCGTTGTTATCAGTAACCATTACCGCACCTGAGTCATCAACATCCCACCCAGACAATCCTGGGAAAAACTCACCTAGGTGTTCGATACGAGCAGGGCTCAACGATGACTCACTATCATAAACCAGATACAGTGACTGTTGATTAGCTTTGTTGTGAACGTCACCATAGCGTGATAACGCGCTAAGGTTAAAATAGTTCATGACGGTAGTCTTGTAGGTGTTAGCACGACCGCACACGCCTAAGAAATGCGGATAGCCACCATTAAGAATATGCTCGCCGTATTCCCCTACGTGGTAACTACCCGACTGGATATCAAACATACTGCCAACGTTCAACATTGGTCTTATTTTAGGTACTTTAACGAAAAAGTCATTAGGGTTTGCCATAGTGGGGCCTTATTGTTAAATAATCATCTCAAACAATGTCTCATGTCTGTCGTTTTAAACACACACGGCATAAAGCAGGGCATTAATGCCCTGCTAAATAGCGTTGATATTCCGTATCAGATACCCGTCTAACGGATGGGTCGTTAAGCTCCATTAACACGACGCGATAAACTAAAAGCGTATCTTCCTGCATGATGTCGCTGTTATGTCCGTAACGTAACCAGTCTGGGGTAGAACGTTCTATATCATCCATCGATATTTTATTATGCGTTACTACCTCTTCTGATATCATTTCACCTAATGGTGTATTTCTCCATATGACTTCGGTAAACAAACCAGGCAGGTTAAAGGTTTCATCGTTAGGGGTCCAATCTAAACAGACCCCGTAAAGACGATTATAGTTTACCTCTCTATGGCTACGACGTACAAGAAAGGTAAACAACGTGGTTATGTAGAATAGACGTTTCATCATATCCGGCATGAAGCGTTTGCATAATGCGGTGGATACTGACATACGTCACCTCCTATTAGATAATCCGAGTATTAGCATAACCGCAGGCCCATATTCCGATGTCGTCCTCAGTCTCTAAGACAAACCCATAATTAAATGAGGTCTTAGACGATGGCCATGTTAAGATACTAATGCGTTTGATGACTTTAGATAAAGCAGCTAAGGCGTTACGTGATGGGATATCTACACCAAAGGTAAGCGTGATCTCTGTAAAGCCTGTAGTTAACCCCACGCCGTGTTCAGCATCTAACTTAATAGATTTAATTCCAGTAGGAAGTTCTTTGCTAAACTCGTAAACTTCACGTTCGTTTTTACCCTTGCCCTTTGTTACTTTATTATAGAATTTATCAGTAACGTCAGTTAAACGCCAGTTGTCAGGAAGATCGTTATTAATAACGTGTTTTAAACGTTCTTCTAGATTCCCTAAGACATCTAAAAGGTAGAAACTCCTACCGACGGGTCGCACTTCGCTAGTTAGCTGTTGTTTATCAAAGGTAAGAATATCTCGCGTTCTAGGTTTGCGAGAAGTGTGTATAGTGCCGTTGTTGTATAACTCAGGATAATTCCTTGATGAGAAGATATCGGTTAAATGACCAGTAAACATCATTTGCTCACCTTCTTCAACGTAGCGGTTCTGGTGATCTCTTAACGACTCTAGTACTTTATCGGGTTCTTTCAAATATAGGATGCTGTGTCCGGCATCTGATTCTGGCTTACCTATGATATCGTGATTACCACAATAATAGATGTGGTGGCCGGTCTCACTTTCGTTATTTACGTTTGTGTTGAAATACCAGTAGTTGTGACAGAATAGACGGTTATATGCAGGAGCTTTAACTTTGCCGTATTTCTTAGCTTCCGTGGCTTCGTGAAATGAAACATGGTGACCGTTAGTAGATAACATGACGCCCTTTGTTGCATTCTTATCAGCGGCCTCGTTGCCTTTGATGTCAGCGTGTCCCTTTATCCACTTAAACGTTACTTGATTACCCTTACCAGTAAACTCAGCGCGTGCGTTAGCTAAAGACTCCCAATAGCTTCTATTTTTAACAGGCTCGCCATCATGCCTTAGCCAGTTATTTGCTTCCCACTTCTCATAACGGTCATTGATACCATCGATCACATAACGTGAGTCTGACAATATAAGTAGGTCTTCAACGTTATATTGATCGGCTACCTCGATCGCTTCTTTAACGGCTACCATTTCTGCTACGTTGTTAGTAGTAAGCTCTTCAATACTACCCCATCCATCGTATACGTAATCGCCAATCTGACCGTGGTAGCCCCATCCTGCGAATCCTTTACCACTGCTGTGATTTCTGCAGCCACCGTCAGTATACAACGTGGCTTTTATGCTAGGTGTTTCATTACTCATTGGTCATGTTCCATAAATATTTTAATGCAGGTCTCTATAATTATTATTATTACCTGTAAAGCCCTACTGTGTTTTACATTGTTGGTTAAAACGCTCTACATCTTCAAGGTAGATGGTTCTTAATTTAGACGCATAGTCGTACAGCGCGGCGGTGTATTCACCAAACGCTTGAAAGGCTTCATCTTCATTTGCGTAGCTAGATAGATCGACCGAATCGGGTAACGGTTTTAAGTTAGGCGTGGGAAACGGTATAAACCGCCTACATGCATCCACAACGGGTTCTTCTATCCGGTCTTCCAGTTGGTTAATGTATAACGATAAACGTTCATGATAGCGCTTGAGGGCGTCTAAATAACGCTTAGCGGGATGATCTTGATCAATATCGTTATAATCCCAAATAAACATATCCATAGTTGGAGGCGGGCCTATCTGGTCTACAGGTTTATTATCTTGAGGTTGCTCATCGGGAACAACGCTTACACAACTTCCTAGCAGCAATGTAGTAATAAGTAACAATGGGCGTAACATTAGTTCTTCCCTATTTTATTAAGCGCATCCAATATACTTCTACGATTAGTATCAGAAGGCGGGTTGTATTTTGGTGGTTCAGACGGTCGAGCTAAACATTGATTTAACTCACCTTGTAGATGTTTTAACTGGGCATTAAGTTGAATAACCTCACCTGCTTGATCTTGCATGGTTTTTAGCTGAGAAGGGCTAGGTACACCGTCTCGCTTCATTTGGTCGATTTCATCGTTTAATGCCGATACCTTTGCAGTAAGGGTTTTAATCTCTTTCTCTTTTGTTGCTAAATTGAGCTCTATACCCCTTGCATCGAAATACAAAATACCTGTACCTATTAAGGAAGTTATAAGTAATAATAACAGTACCCTTCCTTTAGAGGGATCTTTATGTCCAGACATGTTAGCCTTCTCCCCCTTTAATAATGTGAGTAGAAACGGTAGAAATTGGGGCAGGGCTTTAAGAAAAGCAATGAATAGTGTCAATGTATCGCTCCCTACCTGAGTTGAATATGATGATTAATTTTGGAGTCAGTTTATAATGAGTACAGTAAAAGGGTTTGTCATTATCAATGATTTGATAAACAATGATAAGAATACCCTCTCCCCGGTTGGTGAAATGTCATCACACGCCCGTTCCTATTCACCTGACAATCGTGAATACAGTTCTAACACCTACCCTAATCTGCGTCTTGCACTGATGTCTACATTAGACGACAATGGAGAGCAGATTGCTATTGGGGCAGAGGTAGGTAACGTATTATTAAATTTAGTTGACTACATCGATACTAAAGCGCGTAACGGTGAACTTACTTCTAACAATGCAGTATTAAATGAATTCATCAGTAACGATTATCCATCTATTGCCGTTGGTTTGTTTGTATCAGGAGCCATGGTAGCCTCTGATGCAGGTTACTACTATCCCAGTTATATTAACTGGACTGCTAATGGTACTACGTTTACGTTATGGTTTTCTAATAACACGTTTCTACGTCAGTACGATGAGTATACCTTAATACCTATTGCGCCAGTAGAAGAACTTAACGACTTACACCGTCCGTACACCGAGATATCGGAAATACTGGTTAACGACCCTACAAGAATGTTAACGTTGGCTAATGACGTATCAGAAGATGCACCATACACCTCACTTACTCCGTTCCAAGTGACGTGGAATGACAAACATTCTGAGACCACCATGGTGTTAACGTGGTATGTGGTTCAATATGGGATTGCTGGCGATAACCCAGATGCTATTGCAGATGCTATTGCTAAATCTATCTTAGAGAATAGCGATTACGACTCTGTTGAATGGTACGATGTATTCCCTACCCTCTTTAGACCTACCGAGTTTATCATTGTTCCTATGTGGCACCGTGTAGCCATTGAAGAGCAAACCGGTCTTGCAGGAACATACTCGCCAACGGTAAACTACCAAGAGGCCATGAGTCTATCACTTCCAGCGCTAAAGAACTACCCGCTAGAGCATGTCGATGCTAATATTGTTGTTAGTCACGCCGCGTATAAAACGCTCGCTTTCACTGCTATAGGCGAGATAGGTAACAGTGATGGTATTTCATCATTTGATGAGAAATTCACAGACTATACGGCCGTGTCGGCACAAGAGACAGACTTCAATCGTCTATCGCCGGAAACGCAGGATTGGGTTATCCTCTTTCATAGAATGTTAAACGCTGCAGAGACAGTCAATGAGTTTACACAACTAGATAGCGATATTTCAAGAATCACACGAGACGGTGTTGATTTCCTTATCGCCACCTATAATGATGTAAATTATCTGATTGTTCAAAAGCAAAGTTTTGAGGAGTATTATAGTGACTACGTTAGTCAAGGTTAACGATAAAGGGATATTTACCTTAGCAAGTCCATTCCTTACGTTAACAGGGGTCGAGTATACGGTAACTAATATCTCGACCATTGATACAATGTTGGCACGTGGTGATGATGTTTTACAGGATGTATTTCTAGGCAATGGATTAACCGCCGATGATTACACTAGCGCCATTGCTAATAAAACACTTATTGTTACATTAACAAGTGCAGTCAATACAACCATCACCCTGCCTGCTAGCTACATTACAGGTACGCCTAATATCAATACTGTACCATACGCCAGACGCATCTTGTCGGTAGATCTTGGAAGTCTACCTACTAACTATCCGTTAGACGGTCTTAAAGTAATATTAAAAGACACAGTATTGGCAACCGCAGGCGTTACAGCTACCCTTAATGAATACACCGCCTCTACTACTGGGGCAGTCAGTATGGATCAACATGTTGCTTTAGAAGATGAACGTAGTCGTTTGAAGACAACAGGGGAGACGGAAAGACAACGCCGTATAAAGGCGGAGCAAAACGCTGCAGCATATAAGGAAAGAATGCTGGCGTTAGAGAAGATTGTTGTAGAACAGCAAAAACGCCTAGACGAGCAGGACGCATAAAGCCCTACCTCTACCCTTAACAGGTAGAGGTAGGTTATGCCGTTAGCCATCAGGCGCGTGTACGGTCTTACCATCGATCGGGCTAGATGCTTTAAGGTCTTTAAAGTCACCGCTCTTACCTTTAATGGTGCCTTCACCGGTTATTCCACCAGACACATTTAATGCGCCACCTATCTTCACATTACCTGTAAATTCGGTATTGGGGGTAGTGAATTTAGTTGAAGGGTTGTTAACGGTTAGGCTACCACCCGACTTAATAGAAATAGACCCTTTAACATCTACGGTTTCATTACCACCTACAGACGTAGAGTAGTTGCCACCGATGTCAAAAGCAACGTGGCGGCCCACCGTCATCTTAACATCGCGATCTACAGTAAATGTCATGTCTTGTGGGGCATAGGCGTTGATGTCTTTCTGATTAAGCTCAAAGAACGTCGTCTCTTTGTTGTGAGCTTTGATGTGCGTATTTTCACTATCTAGGAATATATAGTTATCCACATTATCAGTCAGTGTGAATTTACCTACCTTAGTATCTAATAAGAACTGGTAGGCAAAGGGTTCGCCATTATTCATATTAGTGACTAACTCGATCTTCTGATCATGGGTAGATATGGTTAAGCGATAACTGTTTTCATCAGTCATTGCTTCTACATCAGTTGTAGGGTCAGGGACATTTGACCAACGATATACCACCGTCTCTAAACGACGCAATACATCATCACGACCCATGCTAGTATAAAAGTATTTATCAGTATCCGCATATTGCCAAATAAGTACCTGTTCGCCTCTCATGAGGTCTGGAGGCGTTTCTCGGTTAGTTTCTAAACTTAACCACGTCGCTTTCAAGGTCTTATCAATATCCACTTGAGCGGACCACTCACCCCCGAATCCATCTAGACCTTTACTATAAAAGGTTTTCTCATCCTGTTTAATTTCACCTAATTGAAAGGGAAGGATCTCTATAGGTGTAATTAAGACTTCAGGATTATCGCGTTCTTTATTCTCGGCTACAATGCCGATCGATATAACGCGTAAACGTGTTTGTAATGTCATCGTTTATCCCGTATTAATGATTTCAATCACAACATTAAGCACAAGGCAGTAATTAGCAACTGTCGATTTAAACACAATAACACTATCTTTTGAGATAGGGAGATAAATCAGCATGGGTATAATCCATAAACGCTTTATAACAAAACGCAAACAAGCAGCCAAGCTTAAAAATAAGTCAGGTGCTTTAAAAACAGTAGCGAGATCAATGGATAACGATGTTATTATTTGTCGATGCGAAAAGACTATAGATGGGGAGACATACGGTCCCTTTACTGCATCGGTGTACGATAAAAGCCTAACGGATGTGGTTAATTATTACAAAGATAATCTACCTATCATGCCTGAACCTAGCGATGAAGGATTACGTATCCATCATGGTCTACGTGTAGGATTAGAGATTAAAGACTTTGTAACGTGGTTTCCTAACGTCTTTGCAGGACGTAGATTATCAAAAGCCGGGTTCCAGTTTAATATATATATACACTTCATCCATCTAAAATACAATGTGGTAAGACCCAGGTCGTTTATCACCCCGATAACGCTATTAAACTTGCAAGTATGGATTATGGGTCCATGATGAGTTTTTATGAACGTTGGGTGATGAAGAAAGGACGTTTAAATGAAAATACAAAAACTAATATTGAGCCAATACAGTAGATTTGCATTAAGCGAGATACCTTATATCTGTATCGATTTCTCAACACCCATGCAGTTGATACTAGGGACTAATGGGTCAGGTAAATCTAGCCTGTTAAGTGAGCTGACACCATTGCCTGCGAATCCTCAGGATTTTGAAAAGGGCGGCTTTAAAGAGCTACATGTTAACTTTAAAGGTGATGAGTTTATTATTCGCTCAGACATTAGCCGTGGTGCTAAACATTCCTTTATTAAAAACGGTACTGAACTTAACCCAGGTGGAACGGCCTTAGTTCAAAAAGACATGGTAGAAAGAGAGCTAGGGTATACTACCGCACTACACACGGTACTGACCGGTAAGATGCGATTTACCCAAATGGCTCCTGCTAAGCGACGAGAGTGGATAGCTAAACTAAGTACCACTGACATGAGTTACGCCCATGCTATATTTGACGCTGTTAAAGTAGCAGCACGTGATAATCAAGGTGCACTTAAACACGTTAAAGAGAAAGTCTCTCAACAACAAGCAAGATTAGTGTCGTTAGAAGCTGCTTCAAATCTACAAGACCGTGTCGATGAGTGCCATAAGGACATAGAGGCACTGTTAACAGACAGACAGTCTAATACCCCTACACCTCAGGATATTAAGCAGCAAATTCAATCTCGTCGAGATAACGTACTTAAACTATCTAAGCGGTTATTAACTACGGATTTAAGCCCATGGATAAAGACAGGCTTTACTACCGTCTTTGATTTTGAAGAAGCGATTGTTAAACTGCAGTTAAAAGAAGCAGAACTTAAAGCTAAGCGCGATAACTATACTGAGACACTTCACGATCTTCAGACTATGCTAACGCAGATGGATAGACTAGGTGCAGTAAGTTTAGATGATCTGTTAAAAAAGCGAGCAGAGTTAGAAGAACGTCAGACGCTTATCGCGTTTAGCGGTGAATGGGACATTCCCAAACAAGACGCTGAGGCGCTCTACAGGGACGTTACATCAGCATTTGTACCTTTGCGTGACTGGGCGGTAGAAATGCCGACACAGATGAAACCAGAGTACAATAAGGCGGCTTATCAAGAAGCAGTAGAGTATGTTAAGGGGTTAGAGCGAGAAACGTTAAGTTTAAAACGCAAGCTGGAAAGCCTTCAGCATCGCATTCAACACATGAAGCAAGCCAGAGAATTAGAATGTCCTAAATGTAACTACATATGGCGTCCTGGTGTGTCTGAAAATGAACTTAAGGAATCCCTAGTACAGCAAGAAACAATCTCTAATTTAATTGATAGTAAGGACAGAGAGTATAAAGGGTATGTTGAGAAACTAGAAGCCTATCAGCAGTACGTTAGAAATCTTAATCGCCTACAGGCTATCATGGAAAGCTATCCTAGATGCAGTGCGTTGTGGGAGCGTGTTAAACGCGATAAACACTACGACACATCACCTCTACAAATCATGCACACTTATGATACGTTTAAAGACTACGTCATGATGTTAAAAGACCAGCAAGCGTTGGATGATGAAATAGCGCTTATTGATGCGTCTATTAAGAAATGTCATGAAAGTAAGGGGTTAGATGGCTTAGAGGTGGAAAAGCGCGTAGAGGAGCTTGAGCGGCGTCTAGATGATGTTATTAAAGCAATATCTAAGACAAGCGATGAGATAGCTCGATTGCAGACAGGTAAAGGTGAGTTTGATCGTTACTTTAAAGACACAGGTGTGGTAAGTGATGCTTTGGTAGATTTAGAATCTCTACGTGACCAGCTTATTGAATCTCAACGACAATCAGTTATTGGTTCGGTATTGCAAGAAAGACAACAAACGTTATCGGTATTGTCATCTACGCTTAATCAGAAAGTTACACTAGAACAGATGATTGCAGAACTTCGTGAATCTCAAGCTCAATTGGAAACAGAAACACAAGGATGGCAAGACCTACAGCACATGTTATCTCCGGCAACCGGTATCATTGCAGATCAAATGACAGGGTTTATTAAATGTCTATTAGATCAGATGAATACTATCATTGCTAAAGTTTGGCATCATCGTCTAGTCGTACTACCTTGCGCTAACCAATCAGGCACATTAGACTATAAGTTTCCGTTTGTAGTAGGTGAAGATGATAAGCGTGTGGGTGATGTAGGACTAGGTAGCGAAGGTCAGATGGAGATGATAGACTTTGCTTTTATGGTAACAGTAATGCACTTCATGGATCTACATGAATACCCAATGCTCTTAGATGAGACAGGTCGTACATTTGATGCGGTTCACCGCAATCGTTTAATGGGGTATATTAAACTTCTGGTAGAGACTGGCCAAGCATCTCAACTATTCCTAGTTAACCACTTCGCTAGCTTTAGTGGTGGGTTTACTAATGCAGAGTTTTGCGTATTAGATGATCAAAACGTATCACTACCCTCAACCTATAACGAACACGTTAGCTTTACAGCATAAGAACCTAACCACCCGGCCTGATGGCTAGGTGGTTAGTTTATGCCGTTATAACAGGCTATAGAACCGTTTAAGTGTTGGTGGTCTTCTGTTTCTACGGGAAGTAGGGAAACGAGTAGGCGCAACGGCGATAGGAAGATCCATCAAGGTATCAAGCATTAATGTTTTCTCTTCTTTGACGCGTGCAGAGACGAGATAATCATCCTCGCTTCCTATTAGCGTATATTCAGCAATCAAACCCTCGTTGTCAAATAAAATACCTTGAGGGATAGACGCGCTGCGATATTTACCTGGAAGTCCAGTTTCTTGTAGACGTTCTTCATCTGTACAAACATTAGCATGGTCGATGGTGATGACAAAACTAAAAGGATGCGTCATATAGCGTCTAATAAACGAATTAGAGTGAATGTCTTTAACCTGGATGTTGCCGATTGGGTTAATCAAATCATCTAACTGAATATCTTCACGCGATAATAATACACGACGGATAAGTGGGTAGGTCTTAAGGTTAACTTTAATAGTGTTATCACCGATGACCTGATAGGTGTCATCTAAGGCGATTAGATAACCACCGATACACAACATCACTGTCTTATTACTTAAATCTACGTCAGGTAGATTGATAAGAAACTGCTCGTGAGCAGGGATGCGTATATCGGTAAGGATGTTTTCATCCTTTAGCCCGTAGGTGTTAATCTCACCTAGCTGAGAGAAGTTCAACAATCCGATATGGTTACCGTCAGTTCGCTCTAAGGTCTCTCCTGCACGCAACACATAAAGACGTTGGCTAGTGGCGCTAGTGCGGTGAAGGTAGCCGTTGACAGTAAACAGACTATGTTTAGCAAGCTGTACATAGTCCATATCGTCATGTTCCAATAACGCGTCAGGACCCTGCTTGCCTATAGTAGGGTTAGTGACGTGCTTAGTATGGTCAGAGCGAGTTACGGTAAATTCATGATCAAACACATCCGCATAGAAGGCGTTGATAGGGTGGTCTATATCAGGTACGTCAGGTAACCAAGGTAACGTAGAGGTGATGTTAGAGAAGTAATCAGCCACTAAGGTATTGGAGTAACGTAACGTCTTATCCATGTCGTTAAGCAACAGTGCCTTTTCTTCACCCGCAGCGACTATAATAAAAAGCACATGCTTATAGTCTTGGAACAATGTTTTAAATGAAAGTTGGGAAACATCTACCGTTTCCCATTGTCTATTTTGTTGTACAAAGGCACGTGATAAGGTATACACAACCTGTCTCCTTTATAGATATATTAATGGGCTAATCATAGTTTACCTACGTGGGGCTTAAATATTATGTGAACCCCATGTATTTTATTAATTATATTTACCTATGTTGACCAAAGGAGTCAGTCAGAATGTCAGATCAAAGCTACCTCTACGACTACGACCCAACTGGTCAGGCTGCTTCTAATTTAAGGCGGGATGAGAACCACGTCCTCACCGCAGATAATGGCGATAATTATCATCTCATTATCCCCGACATCTCTCCTTTCTATAAGGAAGGATTTGTCCTTACTCACGAGGATAGCGCTGACCCCTTGCAAGTAGGTAAAGATTATATCTTTACCCATCAATACACCAAGCCCGAAGATAACTTGGGTGGTGATGCTTTTGGCAGCATTACCTTACTAGATCGCGAACTTAACGGTAACTTTACCATTGAAAGTTATCAAGTAATGGGTGGACCTCATAGTCAGGAAGGCAAAGAACTTCTAGCCGCTATTGGTAATCTAGCCGCGTTTGCTGATACGCGAACCATGGCAGATATCATCGGCTTGCCTGAATTCTACCCGCCCTCTGCACACGTTGTAGATGGTGAGGATCTAACTGACCTTAATCACGTTATTGCTGCTTTACAAGAAGTACGGGCGGCAATCAGTGGCGAGTATAAAGCGAACCATACTCATGCCATAGACCAAATCTTAGGTTTAGAAGACCGCCTTAGCCAGATGGCTGTGGTTAACCGGTCTCACAAACCTGCGCCTGCTAATGGATATAGCTTTGCTAACCAAGTGGGCTCAGTAGCTATTCGCCTGCCTAAACTTAATAATGCACTTCGTGTCACTGTAGAAGTAGCGGTGTTAAGTGAGGATGAACCCACTATCTATTATCTATCAGGATTAGTAGGTAGTCGTTACCAAACGGTAGCAGGTGCTAGCTGGGAAGATACTACAGCGACTTATCAAGGTCATCGTCATGTCCTAGATGCGTTCTTTACTTATGACGTCGATAATTATCCTACCATTTATTTAGGTAAGGACGATGTCTGGAGCAACCACCATGTGGTTATCCGATCGATCACCATAGGGACGACCGTTCCTCAGATTTACAATCAAGGCTACGTGGTTTATTTTGCCAATGATGTGACTGGTGAAGCTACGCTTGTTGAGAAAATCCTAGGTTTGGATCGCATAGAAAGCCGTCTGACCAAGCTAAGTTTAAACTCGTTTTATCCCGGGCTATTTAAGCACATTTAAAACGACCATCTTATTCACTCCTAATTCTGTTTGAGGTGCCCTCTAATGGCCGATAATGATACTACGACAAATGCCGTACCAACTGTAAGAGAGCTGGTTAACGGACAATACGACCGACTCAGTAAGTTAGCTGAAGGTTCACGCACGTCTGAAGACATGTTCTATAATGCCAAGGCATTACAAGAAATCCAAAAGGCTGATATCTACAGCCTAACCGAAGCTGCTATCACCGCCGCCCACGATGCAGCAGGTGCTCGCGATGCGGTTAACCAAGCCGTTATTGATGCCCAGGCGTTTAACACGCTTTATGATGAAGGTCGTGTAGCACGTACCATGGTGAATGACATGGCTCCAGACGGCGACCTTGTACCATGGTCTACCTGGCTAGCCGATGTAACTGAAGAAGCAGTAACGCGTACGTTACCTTCTGACGATGCTATTCTTGATGGTTCTGAGATTATCATCAAGGATCGTTACGGGCGTGCTAGCAACTATGCTATTAATATTGCTGGACCGATTGAAGATGTGGCTGATGAAGATCCATTGACAATTTCATCAGATTACGGTTGGGTTTGGTTACGTTGGATGAAAGCGGAATCAAAATGGATTGTTATCGCTGGTGCGGTATAATCACTGATCATAAACACATCGATGGGTAGGGTAAATCCCTACCCATCTATGCAATCTCACTAAGGAGCGGGTTATGTTACCTGAATTACAAAAGTACCCTTTTGATCCTACGGCGGTGGCATCAACCAACGCGGTCTCGGGTGAAATTATCACCTTAGACACGGTGAGCAATCAGATCATCGTCCCTACCTATACGCCGTTCTACGCGCAAGGGTTCAGTCTAGCCCCGGTAGGTGGAAATCCTTTAGTCCCAGGTGATGACTATAAACTCGTCTATCTTTACCAAGAAGCTACCATGGACACGGGTCATGAGGTGGTGACGGCTATCGCGTTGTTAAACGATAACCTTACTGTCGATGAGTTAGTACTCAGCTATCAGACAGTAGGCGAGCGTTATGCTTCAGAAGCAGCTGCTATTCATGAAGTACTTACTACGCTTAACGTTTCTGACTTAACCGTCCATTGGGATGATATTAAGAATAAGAAAGAAGAGTACCCGCCGGAAGATCACAAACACAGCGGTTACGATTTGGTTGGTCTAAGTGAGTTGGTGGAGAGTATTGGTAATGTTAAAGACGCCATCGATATTTCTAACGAAGCGTTTGTTGAGCAAATCCTTAAACAACTTGCTAAGAAAACCTCAGACGTTGGCCGTACTAAGCTGATTACGCAGGACGAGGCTGCATTCTTACCAGGTGACTACGTTGGACCCTTACGTTTGTTGGTTGAGAGATCGATAGATCAAAATGCCATCAATGTCATTGAGTTTGAAATTGTATCACCAAAGGGCGTGGCACGATACTCGCTGTCTTATAAAGAAATAGAGAATGATAATGTTTCTGTATTCTTACACGGCTCTGAGTTATCAGGCGAACGTATTAAGTACTATTTTGAGTATTTTGATGCGACACGCAACGCTCTATACATAGAGCTAGACGACAACGAGCAGAATTGGGACGAATCCCATCTGTGTGTAACACGAATGACAACTTCTTGTCTTAGCGGGGAACGCTACCGTACAGGGTGGTTGTGGGGTAAAAACCCAGATCTTACGGATAAGGAAATGCGCTCTGCCGAAAGTGAAACGAAGAATTTACTGGTAGAGATTGAAGAAGTAAATACCGAATGGCGCAACTACGTTGACCGTCCGGAGAGCTTCTAAATTATCCTATGAGTTCACAGTAGTACGTGTACAATTAAGGCCGTTTATCGTCTTATAATTGCTTAATTAACGAAGGTGACATTGATGCCTTATGATTTATATACACTACTGCCTACATCCAGCAATGATACCGAGATAATCGAACGTTATCACTACCCTAAACTCGGACTGCGTGATGTCATGTTTGCAAGCCGCGTACTAGGCCGTGAAAGTAATGCGTCAAGTACTCGGTATCGGACGTTGAAGGCTGAGACTCAACAGTCATCAAGTTTATCACGCGATGCGTTTAGAACTGCTAGCGGCGATGCAGGTGTGTTTAAACCCTACCTGCAGCTCGATGGGCGTGGGGTGTTAAGTGCTGTTCACGGCATGAATCAACCTATGCGCCTACGCATTACAGTCGATGGTGAAGAAAGTGTGACGTATAGTAACAACTGGGACTATCGTCATCTTATCTGGGGTTATTGGATGCAAGGATCGGTTGAGGGATCAGCTAATGGTTTCTTTTTCTATAAAGGAAGAGAAGCAATTACCGACGAATACCGGCAGAACTTCTTTAAGGGTGGGGTTCATTTTGAATCTCAACTTAAAATAGAATACGCTAACCGTTACAGCTGGAGTTCTAGACAGACGCTAAGTTGTGATTATTTACTAGGAGATGAGACATGAGTGGTGTCAAAACTATAGTGTCGACCGAGAACCTAAGTCGACCCGGTGAGGAACCGGCTGACGGCGATCAGATAAGGCACAAATATTCTGACGGCACCGGTAAAGTGATTGTCTATCAAGAAGAAAGCATAGGTGTCGATACAAGCGATACTTTCATCATCACTGTAGCTGCGTTTCTAGATCGGTTAGATATAGGTTCAAAGTTAGATACAGTGTACGCGTGGGCTCAGTCAGGCAAGAGCGCCAATCCTCCAGACATGACGCTTTACAAGTACCTGACTAATCTCAAACAACGACGTTACATAGACCTGAACGATCCTCGTCTTCGTACCGTTATTGAATCGCTTAACCTCTACACCGAAGATGACCTTACGGCTATCTTTGCTCCAGCCACATTTATTGAAATCCCAGCGGGACTATAAGGAGATGCTGTTATGGCCTCAGTGACCACCCCCGGTGGAACCATATTGAAACCGGTCCAGCTGCGACGGTCTATCACCCCCAATGCAGTGCCCACGCCAAGTATTGTAGAAGAAGGTGAACTTGCAGCTAACATCAAAGATCTAATACTTTATACTAAAGATAACGAGGGCAACATCGTTAAGTTAGGTCAGAACTACGATGCCATATTGGCCGCTCACTTTCAAGCAAGGAATCCCCATGGGACTACCAAGGCTGATGTGGGTTTAAGTAATGTACCTAATGAGAACTTAAAACCTCTGTATTACTACAATTCAGGTTCTCGCACACTTAACACTCCACGTATCATGACTCGCATGGATTATGCAGCGGCAGCTAACGTTACCTACACGATAGATGCCTCTATGTATGCTGTTGGTGACCAGTTTGAAATTGCCCGTTTAGCAGACAGTGCTGGTGAGATAACTATCGCATTGAACGCAGGCGATTGGCTAATAGACGGAGCACGTAACGCCACCGACCTACGCATTAATGAGCAGACGTTCATGGCCATTCTAACAAAAGCACAATCTGACCTATGGACTGTTAAAGTTCAATATGTCTAACGTTTTATTAATTAGGAGTATCTACTCATGACTAACTTAGCCAATCGGCTCCCCGATAGTCAACCGCCTCTGTCGGCTGCTGCCTTTAACGCACGACGTGATATTAACCGTGACAAGTACGCCGCGTCGGGCTATATCGAACCTGGAAGACATTACGACGGGGCCTTTGCTGATGACGTATTCGGCCCTGGTGGCATGTGGACATCAAATGCAATTGTGCAAGGTATTCGATTTGGTCGCAATAGCCGTGACTCTACAGGAACGTCTAACTCTGGCAATCCTATCTTTCATGTTGACGGTTTGGTTATTACAATGGCCGGGCTTAACTGGGTAAATGAAGAGAATAATCAAATCGATCTTCCCGCCGCCCCTACCGGACAGATAGAAACTACCACGTTAACAACGCGTGATTACGCACAAGGTGACCACGTTGTAGTTGGCAACGACATTTACGTATGTATACATCCTGATGGGTCTGTTGCAGGCGATGTGTTGTCCGATACTGATCTATTTGAACGTGATGATGTGGTATCGCGTGAAGACCTAATCGGGTTAGAAGTTTTTCTAGTGCAACTCGGTGATGGAAATGGTGCAGTAGACGCCGTTTACCCGCACGGTAACGTACAGTACACCCCTACCACCGTCGATGGTCAGTTCTCACTAAGTTCAAACGCCATGCCTCAAAGCTACAGTGCAATGTTTTTAGGCGATACTGATACAGTTGGTCGTGGTCTTAAGTGGTCTACGCTAACGCCGGAACAGCGTAATCTGTGGGCGCAAAAGGCATCAAACAACATTTATGTTGAAGACGGTAAATATTTCCAATGGCAATACCGTGCTCGTGTTTTTAAATCACGCGGCGGCCAGTGGCATGTAGCTACAGCTTGGGACTCCACCTCATGGGCTATTCGTGATAGACGAAACTCTGATCAAAGTACGACCAATGGGCGCTATCCAACGCTTCAAGGTTCTGCCTTAACACCAAATCCAGATTCAGTTTCTACGGCCGATGCAGGATATACTGCTAGTTATTTCTTAACTACTTTAAATAATGGTTTTCCATTAGAAGTCAATAAAGGCGTTGCAGCTACAGCGAATAGTAGCAATAGTCGTACTCGTTCTGCTAACGGGATAGGGTATTTCCTATCGCTAGCAAAGATTACACGTCTTAACCAAGGTGGTTATCATCCTGTATATAACCCAACAGGTACAAAGACGTTCCGTCGTCAAGATATCAACGGTGATAACCGCTGGGATAATATTAACACATTCCGGCCTACTAGTACCGCTGAATGTTTCCAAATTGGTGAGACTGCGCAGTCAGAAGGTATTTATATATATTCTGGTCTATTAGGAAGTGCTAGATCTGGTCATCCTCAAGATTACCGTAGTGATATTGTATACGGTTGGCAGGTAGAAGACCTACGCATGGATGCTCATGGGTTTAACATGACACCAGATGAGTTTGCTAATAAACTACTCTATAACAACATGCCTGCGATGGAACCTGCAAAAGTGTTGCGTGTGATGGACACTGTTATTGAGGAGATTGTAGACGACTTTAGTTATTATGTCGAAGATAATATCTTAGATGAATGGGGTATTGTAGCGGCGTATCAGGGTGCCGGTTATCTTTACAATAAAGATAAACAGGAACTTATGCCTATAAGTATCTATCATCACAGCACGGGTCGTATCCTTATCCAACCTTTAAAAGATGAGATACAAGTTGAAAACATCGGACGATTCTATTCTTCAACTTTATTAAAGTCTGGTGATAGAAAATCATGGACGGTGGGTGACGTTGTTACATTTATAGGTTACAAGGAAACTAAGTACTACACTGGGATACAGGAGTGTGTCGACGTTATTGCCACGCCTGAAAGGCTATTAGAAACTTTCAGTGAATATGGTGTTGACCGTATGGTTAACGCTCTATGGACACCGGCTGAACTTGGCTCTAATCCAGGCGCAGGTGTAGTTGTCAAGGCGCGTCGTAAAGTTGAAAACGCTTATAACGCTTACATTAAATACTCGGATAGAATCTCAGTTAAAACGGACTATAACAATGATTTTGAGTTTAATGGCAATGCTGCAAGTCTGATCGAGGATGAAACAGCGTTTGTTATGTTTACTTATAACACCCCGTCCGTGGCTTTAACACCATATAACTTCGGTTATCGTTTGTTAGATGGTGAGTTTGGATCAGCGTGGATTACTGACAATAATGCTAGTGGTGAAGGCGGGACGCTAGCTTACAATCTAATAGGTAAGGTTCCAGTTAATCTTGCATACAACGAAGCTATAGCACTGCAGATCCAAAAAGCAGGCATGCAGTACAATAGTCTTGATTTTGACTCCGTTGCTACGTCGTCGTATTCTGAAATCGCGCACACCAATATACCTTATATTTTTCTAGACGATGGTGTTAAATTTGTACCTTTCTTTTCCATTAGCGAGCCTAGAGGTATTGTTAACGGTCAGGTGATGTTTAAAGAAGTAAGGGCAACTGAGAGTACGCGCGACTATCGTACCATAGACGTTAGTAGTGCTGTAGAGGTATCCTTAGTCGCAGGCGAACGCTTTAAACTAGTAGGTACCGGTCTGACTAATTTTGACAATCGTTATTTAGTAGCATTGTCTACCTATACGGTAACATGGTCACCAGGTGCTTTTGAAGGATATTCACTCGACACTGATGACGGTAGGATCTATACTGCCGCCGGTCATATCTGGAGCGGCGCGCGTCTTGATGCGCTAGCCAACGCAGATAGCGGTACCATTGAACCTAGATCTTGGATGTTTTACGACAAAGATTTAAACCAAAACGATATTCGCGTTGGTACAATGATAACCACTAGGCCTTTAGGTTTCTTACCAAAGCGTCAGCGTCGTAACAAAATGTAATTAAACTTATAGCCGGGGTTATAACCCCGGCTAACTTTGGAGTATCTATCCATGGGAAATTTAGCTAACCGAGTACCAGGAGCGCTCAAGGCGCTATCTAAGGCTCAGTTTGAAGCAAACAGACAACAAACCAGAAGTAACCTTGCAGGTTCGGGCATTGTTGAATACGGTAAACATGATACCCGTAACTATGTTATGGGCGAGGGAATGTTCGCTTTTCAAAACTGGCCTCTCCATATCACCTTAGGACGCTCACCGTATCAAGATGCGACAGGTGGCACTAGTGATAGCAATTACCCTATATTAAATATAGATGGTATAAATGTTCATGTTCGCGGTGGTGGTGATACCTCTACCCATGTGGAATATGAGAGGATTAAATTCGATGTGAATGTCGTTAGGTTACCTGACGCGCCAGTTGCACAAATTGAAACATCCACCACTACCACTCGTACATACAAGCGCGGTGATCACGTTGTAGTCGGTAACGACATCTACGTGTGTGTCCATCACGATGGTGCGGGCGTAGGTACGTCGCTGTTAAATGATCTTTATTTTGAAACAAGAGAATTAGTGACCGACGAAACGCTAGTGGGCATTGAAGTGTTCTGTGTGGAGTTAGGTGAAAGTGTGGACGCCGTATACCCTTATGGTAATGTTCAATGTCAGGAAACTGACTGGAATGGTTTCACATTAGATTCTACAGTCATGCCAGATCGCTATAGTGAGCTAGGTGAGTGGGATACAGAACCCTACACTTGGAACGATAAGACACAAATCTACGGCTATGGAAGACGCTGGAGTACTATGTCTGCGGCTGAGCGTAATATATGGTTATCTGAACAAGGTAATAATATCTACGAAGAAGACGGCAAGTTTTTCCAATGGCAATACCGTTTGAAAGTAACACGCGGAAACGGTGAGGCTTGGGCGGCACCTAGACCCAACATACTTACAAATTCTGCAATTAGAACCTCAACGGGTAGAACTGCAAGCGCTAACGGAATGCTACGCGTTAGAGGCAAGCGCGATAACGAATTTAAAGACGTTGGTCCAGACAATGGTGCTATTTTACTTACTCATGGTCATGCTGATAGACCCGTTGAGGTGGATCCAGGCGTTGGCGCTACACGAAAAGGTATTTCAGCCGTAACTGATTATATATCAGATTCAGGCATCGCATATTACTTGCCAATTGCGACAGTGACAAGATATAATCAGGGCGCTTATCACCCTGTTTATAATCCAATGGGTACTACCACCTTCAGACGTCTGGATATCGACGGTAATAACGCGTGGCATTTTAGCCAAGTCTACAAACCTCAAAGCGTAGCTGATTGTTTTAGATTTACTGAAGAAGCTCAATCAGAAGGCGCGTTCCCATATGCCGGATACTACGCCTCGGGTAGATCAGGCCACCCTATGGGTTACATGCATGATGTAATTTACACGCATCTTGTAAATGACTTGCGTAATAGCGCCCACGGTGTTAATCTAAGTGCTGAAGATGCCGCTTATAATCTGACGTTTGGTTTAACACCAGGCTGGGAGCCAATTAAAAAGACGTACTTCCATCGCAGTACGCTTAGTGCAGTTTCGTCAAATCAAGTAACGCTGGCGTCGATGCCTGATGCAAGACACTCTGGTGGTTATTTATTTAACGTCACTAAAAATCTAGTTACCGGCTGTATGCGTTTCTCAGCAGATGCAGAAAACTTAGATATTCTTTCTAACGATGTAAATCCAAAGGCAATGCCGCCAGGTACCATTACTGGCTCAGCCGGAGGCACGTTAGAGGGTAACTGGGAAGTGGGTGATACGGTAATCTACATTACCTACGAATACGCTAACGTGTATATGAGAGAACACATCGCCACCGACGTAATAGGCTCTCCTGATAACATTTTAAACTGGTTACAGGCGCACGACACTAATGTAGTATACGGGTTGGATTGGATACCCGAGATCCCTGACGGAACGGTTAAATCCTTTAAGGCCACACGTCGTGCTATCGAAGTAGCTGATCAATCACTTACTAGTAACGATGTAGGTGATAACTGGATAGCAGACACGTCTTTTATTGATAACTTCCTACTCCCTACCAACGCAAATGTACGAGAGATGTATCTTAATCAGATACAGTTAATTCAGTACGTGTATCGTTCGGGGGTGATGGGTTTGAACGCACGCTTGCCTTATATTAATGGTACATTTAGTAGCGTATGGGCGTCTACGTCGTCGGATGACCATAAAGGTGGCTTGATGGCAACTACGTTATTAGGTGATGTTCCAGAAGGTAACGGTGCTAGCGCCCTGCGTTATGCTATTGAACGCCATGGTCTTAAGAACCTAGGTGGTGTTTTCTACCACGACTCAAGTCAGTTACAACGCATTGCCCACGCTGAGATAGACAATTTGGACGCCTCGCACGGTATCAAGTACCTTATATCCTTAGGGTATAATGACGATACTGGGATGGTTTATTCTCAAGTGCATTATAAGAAGTTGTTCCACCAAGCTGATACAATTCCTGTTAACGATATAGATCTTTCAACAAACCCAACTGTAAATATCGAGTTAGGTAAACGCTATCGTTTGCTCAATACACGCAATTCAGATATTGAGGGTGTTGTGTTATCTGCGATGAGAGATTTTACAGGGACGTGGTCAAATGCCACATTCGATGACCATAGGCTTAACTATGATGATGGTCGTATTTACCGTGAAAATGGTTCCTTTATGACTATATTTGAATTAGCACCTATAGGTCAATTCGGCGATGATGGTGAGTTCTACAGCCCTGTTGAAGTAACAGGTATAGCGGCCTATGATGATTTAAATGGTCGCCGTTGCATATCTGGTAGCATGCTAAGTAGAAACCCGCTTGGGTTCCTTCCGAAAGACGGCCGTCGTTAATTAAACTAAAGGGGCTGGATATCCAGCCCCTAACTTGGAGTAAAGTTCATGACTCAATTAAGTAACCTTCTTCCTGATGCAGGACGGGGTATGACAATTGCTGAGTTTGAAGCTCTGCGTGAGCAACGTAGAAGTACGTTTGCATGTTCTGGTTATATTGAACCAGGCAGGCATTATGTAGATGCGTCTAACGTTGTAGTAAATCAAGGTATCTGGTGTACTATAAACGGCGGCGTGCCTAATGGGTTTAGAATGGGACGTGGGTCGGGTGATTCAACACAACACGGCGAGAGCGATACTAGTTACCCTATCTATAATGTTGATGGTCTGCGTATAACCCAAGCGCTAGTGGGGGCTAGTAACCGCAACACCATTGTATTACCACCAGCTCCTACTGCGGAAGTAGAGACTTCTACTACAACAACTAAAGACTATGATGTTGGCGATCACGTAGTGGTTGGTAATGATATCTACATATGTGTCTTAGACGCGCCTTCAGGGATGCTGCTAACCGACGTTACGTATTTTAAACCCGTAGACATGGTCTCGCGTGAAGACCTTGTGGGGATGGAGGTCTTCCTTGTCGAAATAGGCAACGAGGGCGAGCAGGTTCCTGCAGTCTATCCGCTAGGTAATGTTCAATATGACGGTAATAGTACTGGGTCTAAAAACTACACTGATGGGGTAATGCCACAGAGCTATAGTGCATTTGGTACGTGGGATACGGTTACATGGGGGCGTGGTTTTACTTGGGCATTGATGTCCGAGGAAGAGAAAGATTCGTTCTTGAACAATCCTAATAACAACATATATCGTGATGGCGATCGCGTATTCCAATGGCAGTATCGATTTAGATCTATATCTTCGGTCGGAGACGACTGGCGTTATAATAGCGGATTTGACGATTACGCAAATAATATCATTCGTAATCGCGGTGTTAAAGTACCGATTAGATTAACCGCCCAAGGTTCTAATCCAATACCGTTAAACTATAACAGCGGACGTTATTTCTATCAGATCAACGCTAATGATAGAGCACCTGGTGTGGATGGCGGAGTAGCTATAACTAACCCAGAACAGACTAGTAACCGTGCGATAGGTCCAATTTACTGGATGGGCATTGCTCGCGTTACAAGAATGAACCAAGGTGCTTATCATCCGTTCTATAACGCTATGGGAACGCTGCTTCATGCACAGACTAATAGCGGCGGTTCTACATGGGATTCAACGGCCACGGCTAAACTAGCAACTAGCGTTGCTGATTGCTTTTTAGGTTTTGAGCATGGCGGTTCAAGAATACGTAGTAAATACGGCGGTAACATTCAATACGGCGCAAGTGGTCACCCCCAGCAATATACCTACGACGGTGTTTACGATTGGCAAATGCAAGATCTACGTATCTCAGCACATGGTGTTGATGTAGACGCTAATGCGTTTGGCATTGATGTCATGGGTGGTCGTCATCGTGGATGGGAGCGCATTAAAGGACTAGCATTTGTCAGAACCACGCTTACTAGTAGCGATATCGTTGAAGGGGAGTTCACAGCACCCCCCGCAGGCAAGATTACCAAGGAAGATGGTCAGACGGTCAAACAAGGTGGGTGTTGGGTTTATAACGTAAATAAAAATCAATACGTACCGGCTGTTAAGATCAACCGCGATGATCGTGATGATTATTATTATTACCTGCCGTCTTATGTAAGTCCTACTCTATTTGAAGGTAGTGCGTTTACTAACAGCTCTAGATCAGTATTTTCAGAAAAGGGAACTCGGGTCTATGAAGGTTGGGATGTAGGCGATGATTTAATTATCATGATGCCTATACAGACGCCTTATTCATTAGAGCAGTTACCGGTTACTGAAGTGTTTGCTAATCCAGCAAATCTTGTGGATATGGTAGATCGCTATGGTGTAGATTACGTGCCGGGTTTAATATGGTCGCCGGTAATCCCCGATGACACATATAAAACACAGCCGCTTACTCGCCGTGTTATTAAGAGAAACAATCACTTATCAACCTCTCAGGATTTAGGTGACTCTTGGGTTAATAACAACACGTATACTGCTAGCTTTAATGCAAACGATAATGCAGGTTCGGTTATCATGCCTGCGTCTACCGTTATGTTGATGGAGTATACTTACGGGTCCAGCGTAATGGAGCCTATGTCTTTTGCAGAGCGTCGTGTATTGGCCAGTGCTGATTTGGGTCATGTGTTCGTACTACGTGCCGATGAGAAAAGCACGTTGATACCTACACTTATCGGTAAGATCGGACCTTACAACAGTACTGTTATATATAGCAAACACGCGCTAGAGCGTGCTATCATGACGTATAACGAAGATGAAGGTTCTGCCTTTGAAACATCTTGGTCTAACGATGTAATACGTCATAGTAACGTCACGATGAAGACGTTTGGTGATTGTGTTAAATTCTTACCATTTCTAAGTGAGGATTTGGTTGAAGGCATAGCCTATGGTAGCTTGACTTTCCGCGAGTTAAAGTATGATGACGATCCAAAATCGATTACCGAAATTGATCTATCCACATCAGTTACCCACGGTCTTGGTATTAACGATCGTTTTATACTTAAGAACTGCCCTAACCCAGTCATGAACGGTATTGTGTTTGTTACTCGAGGCGCGCCGGTTCCTACTTGGAACCCTACGGATTTTGATGGCTATAGTGTCAACTACGAAGATGGGTCAGTGTATAATAATGTTGGCATTTTACATTCAACATTCCAAGTAGATCCGACCAACGATGTAGGTGATGATAACGCCATGCAGTATTATCCACACATCACTTTCATGACTAACTTAAACGACTATCGAGTCGCCCGTGGTCTGTCTCGCACACATAGACCGCTAGGATTCTTACCTAAGGAGAAACGCTAATGTCGCGTCCTACTAAACCTGATCTGAGTCAATGGATCATAACACCTGAATCAACCGACGACGAGGGTGTTATTACAGAAGCTACCTACGACTTAAGTCATTTAACGTACGATATCAATTACTTGTATCGTCTAATGGCTAACAACGTAGCACCATCTCGCCTTGAAGCTGCTTTTAATCAGTTTAAAGAGTTCTTGAAAGAAACGTGGGTTAACCAAGTTCTCGCCACTGACAGAAAGAACGCTGAGATTGAAGCGTACAACAAAGAAGCGTCAGCGTATAACGACACGTTAACGTCAGATCAAGAAGACTTCAAGCAACCACTGAAAGATTACATCCCTTTCACCGCGATGCCTCAGCCTGGTGAGTTTGAAGACTACTTTACCGGCGATACCAAATACGCTACCTGGCGCAAGCTTAATGCGTTTGAGTTCAACGGTACCGTGTGTAGCGTGACTGAGAACGACCAGAACGGCTGGACGTCGATCGATCGTCTTATCGAGAAACGTGAAGCGGCAGGTGCTGACTGGCAACCTATTCCATTTAAGAACGAGAACGGTAACACCGTAGTTCTTGCAACGAAAGAAGAATGGGAAACCTTCTACTTCACCGCATGGGATAAACGTGTTGAGTTCTTCGGTGTAAGCGTATAGATCGACGCATTTAAGAGGTAGGGTAAAACTCTACCTCTCTTTTTACTACGATACTATGATGCGATCACTATCGTGCTTTTTTATTTAACGGGACAACCCCAAACCCCTTACTAGGAGTTTCACCTTATGACAACTGTCAATTCGACTTCAGGCGCAGAAAACGTAGCCATCGATTTGGGTCAGATTCAGTTTGACCGCTCGGTTACCTCTGGCGCTGCACCTCTTGCTGCTGACCTTGAAGAAGGTGCTATTGCACTTAACTTAGTAGATCGCAAGATCTTTACTAAAGACCACGAAGGCAACGTAATCACGCTAGGTCGTGACTACACTGCTGATATTGCTGCTGCACAAGCTAACGCAATCGCGCAGTCTAACACTTACACCGATAGCCAAATCAACGGTCTTAAAGGTGGCACGCTAGCTGCTGACCTAGATACCCTGTTGAAGATCGGTCAACGTCTTGAAACTGCTGAGTCTAACATCGCTCAGGGTCAACAAGACACCCAAAACCTAACCAAAGCTGACGTTGGTCTAGGTAACGTTGAAAACTACGGTATCAGCGACTCAGTTGCAGAACAGACGTCTACTCAGTACGCGTCATCTATGGCTGCGTATACTGCTCACCAGCGTGCGGTTGATGCTGAAGCAGCAGCGATTGCTTACGCTGATGCAGTTAAGTCTGACATCCTTGGCGGTGCTCCACCAGAAGCGTTGGATACCCTTCAAGAACTTGCTGCTGCATTGACAGACAACGACAGCGATATCGCTGCTATCACGTCTTCACTTGCAACTAAAGCAACGATCACTCAGCTTAACGATGGCTTGGATACTAAAGTAGACAAAACGTCTATCTCTGATTCAATCACGTCTAACAGCTCATCAAACGTTGCTTCTTCAAATGCAATCCTACTTGCATTGACTGACGCTAAAGCATACGCTGACGCTGGTCTTGCACTTAAAGTAGACAAGTCTGCTATCTCTAGTGCAATTGACTCTGTATCTGAAACTAACGTAGCTTCATCTAAAGCAGTTAACGATGCACGCCTACAGGCAATTAGCCACGCTAACGGCCTGGTTGCTGACCTCGCTGCTAATCTTGATTACGGCCGCAGTTTCTGATTACTCTGATTACTCTGATTCCTTTTAAGGATCAGTAAGCAAAAAAGAAACATAGCTAAAGATCTCTTCTCCCATTACAGGAGAAGAGATCTTCTATGCCGTCTAACCAAATACTTCTAAAGTATACTCCTTATCTAGTAGAGCATGCTCTGTAAGGTACCTGTAAGCCTCTCTAACGTTAGAAAAGATCACATGCGGCTCATTGGGTTGCTTAAGGATAACATCCTCTGAGACGCCCGTACAGCCCTTGTGATCGTTCCACGGGGTTGGATCCTCCAACGACTTTGCTAACCATGTGTCCTGTATAATAGAATAGTCGATGGTTCCTTCACTTAACTGCTTTGCAGACAGCTCGCATTTCTGTGCTAAGCCTTTTAGTTTCTTACCTAGTACTATTCTCCTTGATTCAACATTAACACCTACTAACATCCCAGTACCACGTCTTGTCATTATCCATGGTTTAAGCGAACGCTCCAAAGACCAGCCTTGTACGTAAAGACGTTGGTGTAATATTTTAAAAGGAACCTTAAACTGATCTGACAGTTCTACCAGTTTTACTTTCTTACCTTGATACTCGACCCAAGTTGTATTGCTTTTATTCCTAGCTTGAGTTTTAGTATCTACCCATCTGCAATTCTCTGGAGTATAATCACCATCGTTATCCTTACGGTCTAACGTATAGCCCTCAGGCGGCATCCCCATGTCTTCTAGGAAGTTAGGGAAATGGTCCCACCTAGGATCGACTTTGACACCCTTACCTCCATAGTTGGCATAGAAGTCGTTATTTGGATTATTACAGCGATTACGCATAGCCAACCATCTTCCGTGTAGAGGATGGTCTCTCATCCCGTGGGTAGTATTAGCCTTTCTTGCAAGTTCCTTTTGCATACAGCCACAACTTTTGGTATGACCTGAAGTTAAATCGTTAGTTGCCACCGAGGTTGTATTACCACAACTACACTGACAGAACCAATATCTTTTACCTCCCTTCTTTTTAGTGTCCTCGCCGGTTACTGTTAATCGGTTAAATGTTTTACCTGTTAAATTAGGGGTGGTAAGACATCCGCAGCTTTTAGCGTCCCCTGCCTTTAAGGATTTTGCCGATACTACCTTTTCAGTACCGCATGAACACCTACACAGCCAACGATGTCCTCTAGTAGTAGGTAGAGGTGGTTCTAAACTTAATACGGTGTATCTGCTGAAGGTTTGGCCTGTAAGGTCTTCCCCTCTCATACAGACACCTTACCCTTGTCAAACTGACACCCACAATGGGTGACGGTTCCGTTAATAAGTAAAGATTCCTCTACTATGACCTCATTCCCACAACTACACTTACACACCCATCGTTTGCTGTCTGATTGACCTTTAACTTCCACATCTGCAATACTCATCAAATACGCTACGGTGGTACCACAGTTGTCTGTTAACGTTAATAGTTTACTGCCTTTGGGGAATTTATAACCATAGGACGCCATGTAGTGGGCAACTGTAGCACCATGAAAATCATCCTTTAATGTAAGTCTTTCATCGTTTAAGTCTAAAGTCTTTTGTTCAATTAATTCTAAAGCTAATTCTTCTATCTGTTTTAAGTTCATTATTTTATTCCTATTTAAATTATCATCAACCACATAGGTAATATAGGTGTTAAAGATAATAGACTTTAGCTACCTTATTCTTATGAATCCTTTCACGCTTACCGCGTCGTATGCGGTTAACCAATAACGATACTAGCACGCTCATCCAATGGCCTGCTTTTAACTAGGAGTATGCAATGGCAACCTTCCGATTAGGTCCTATTGGATTTCCATACAGTAGTACACCAGGTGCTGTACCTGAACCTGAACTTATTAATGTAGCAGGGATAGCTATTAACATTAAAGATCAGATCCTTTATTCCAAGGACGATGAAGGCAATATGTTCAGCATCGGGTCGTCGTATGACGGAATCCTTGAAGCTCACTTTAGCGCTGTCGATCCCCATGGGACATTTAACGTCATTAACACCACCGGTGATGCTACCTTGGGTGGCTTAGCGGTCTATCACGTTATTAAACGTGTAGGTGCAGGCGATGGTACCCTAACCGTTGATATGGCAGAGATTGCCGAAAACGCGATTATCAAAGTTGATAACGTTTGGGACAATGCAGGTACCGTTAACGTTGTGTCTTCTGATCCTGCTACCGTGTTCCATTTAGATGAGAGCACGCAAGAAAGTTCAGTTAGCTTAACCGGCAAAGGCCAGTTTGAGTTGATTGTGGATGTTGAAAATAATAACATTTACCTCACCAACATCGAGCAATAAGATTTAACGTAGAAGAAGATCTAGCAATAGGTCTTCTTTTATGCCGTCGGGGTAGGTAATTAATCGTATGTATTGTTGTATTTGTTATTCAAAAGGACGTTAACGTGTTTAAATTAATTACAAACATTATTAGAGAGACTATCTTGCTTATCAGCGAGTTACCCTACCTTAAATTCATCAACGACTCAACAGGTCAGCCTATTCCAGAATTTGGCAATGAGGGCACCGCTATTACTAAAGAAGTAGAACGCCGTAGTCGTGTTAAACTTGCGCTGGCTATGGTTGCAGCGGGTGAAAGTAGAACGAAGATCTTAGATCGTTTCTTTGCCATGCCTGTTTACAAAGGTGAGGTTATGCCTATCTTAGAGTTTAATAAACAAGAAGAACATTGGTACTTCATTAATGGAATCATGACAACGCAAGATGTGTTTGATGTCAACCTGCATGGTTTATCTAAGCTTCTTAATCGCCCTGTAATGGGCCTTTACAATCCTACTAAGGGAATGTACCGTGATTTAATAGAAAGCGTAGTAGGACGCGCTACGGATAGCTTGACGCCTATTGCACGTGTTATGGCGCAGCATTTATTCTACGCGGTATTAAGCGGTAAGCCTATTAAAATTATAGGTCACTCTCAAGGGGCTATTATCTTATCAAACATTGCAAAGATACTACAAAGCTATGGGTTTGAATTAGACAATGTAGAGTTCTATACTATAGCAGGCGCGCATGATGAATTCCCTCAGGTGCCGTTTGTCGAACATTTTGGTAATGAGAAAGATTACGTCTACCGCATTGGCGCTAAACATTACCAAGCACGTATCTACGGTGAGCAGTATGTGAGAGACCTAAGTGGTCATCTATTAAATCGCCATTACCTAACCGGGATATATAACGGCGATTACTGCGCTGGCCGATCTAGACTACATAAACACATTCAAAGCAAAAAAGAAACAATATAGACAAGGTAGAGGTAGCAACGCGCTACCTCTACCTCTATGCCTATTGTGCCACCAAGGCTTCTCTTAAACCTTCCATGGTATTTTCTAAACGATAGCAGGTATTCATGAGTTCTTCATTACTAGCCGCTACATGTTCTTCATGTTTAGCTTTAATGCGTTTTGCTTCTTTCTGAAAGGCAACCGGGTCCTGATATAAACGTTGGGGATATAGCCAGATACCATCTTGACAAAAGGCATCTACTTGATTAGTGTAGCGTTCTGTCATATAGGCGGTGTCTACTCTATAGGCTGGAACACCTACTAATATATCAGAAGTATCATTGATGATTTTAGTTAAGTGTAACGTAAATGGAGAAGTAGGCCATAACTGAATAAATGAGGGTAGGTTGTACCCCGTCTTTAGTTGACGTATATCTCTAAAGTACTCGCCATCCCTTACCAGCTTACGCTCTCTGTTACCTTTAACAATATCCTTTAACGCCATGATTAAAAGATCAAGCGCTTTGACTACCTCAGCGTTAAACGCCATGCGGTGAGTTATAGCCTGTCCCACAAAGTGGTCAATTGTGTCAACATCAATGATCAGCTCATCTCTAAACACTAGACTAATGTCACCCCAGTTAACGTTAATGAGTTTTAATAACTCACGTTCTACGGTAGGCTTATCAACAATAGACCGTTCGACATCAACAGTAGATCTATAGCTAAACGCAGGCTTAGCCGTGGGCGTGTCCTTTTTAACCTGCAGCGTAGACGGTTTAGTGCTGGCTGTAGGAATATAGCGATACTCGTGAAGCGTAGTGCCGTCATTGCTAAGCATAGTCAACATATAAGGTTGTTCAATGTGCAATACCTTGTCATCTATTGTCAAGCTTGGTGGTCTTACCTTTGTATTTAAATGTGCACGTTTGGCTTGAATTATCTCTACGCTGTTGTCGTCTTTAATTAAAGATTCAATTTTAATAATCATTACTTACGTCCTTTTAACCAATTCTTAACAGATGGGATAATCGCATCACGATACAGTAAAACTACTAGGCTTGACATAAGGGCAATGTAAATAATGAAATCTAATAATGAGAATTCCATAGTCTTTTCCTTTATTAATAAGTTAATCTCCCTTAAGTAATATAGGTCTATAAATTGATGAGACGGCATAAGGAAGCGTCATTGACGCTTCCTAGATAGTGTAGTAAAGTAAAGGTAACAGCCAGGCACAGGCGTGTGGGCTAATTACCAACTTATAAATAGTACTCATGCTAAAATCAGCAGCGGCTTGACCGTCTAAAGCCCGCATCACGCCAAAGGCCATAATCACTAACATATAACCATAGAGAAACAGTGAGAACGCTTCAGTAACAACAAAGAACAATCCAAGACCAATGATAGTACTTGAGTCGCGTGCCCACGTCGATACTCTGTCATACCAGGTAATAATACGCGCATCTAGTTTCTGACATCGCTTACAGCGACTCGCTCTAAAGAGATACTCGCCGTCCATAACAGTAAATACATTAACACATAAAACAATAAAGACGGTAAGTAACGTGAGTGTATAGAAAGTCATATATCATCCTTGGAGACCTTTAATTTAATATTCTCAAACATCAACTTTAGCGCCCCTAGGAAACCTCCCATATAGGCCACTACTGATACCATTTGCCATTCTTCAAAGTTATCGAAATGATCTTTGTAAAAGGTGTGAAAATCGTAGGTTAGATAGCAGATAAATATTAAACACGCTACCTGCGCTATACGTAACTTCATAAGAAGATACGCCACCTCATGTATACGGTTATCTAACCGCCGTCGCTCTGGTCTTTCTTCAGTCATCATCCTGCTCCAAAAATGCTTGCTGTTGTAAGTTCCCCGCATCCTCTAATTCTTTAATAACCCCTTCAAGATACTGAATACGGTTACGTAACTGTTCAGTATAAAGACCCAGTTTAATCAACTGACTCTCTAACATAAACTGACCTTGTACGGTATAGCCGTATATAGCCCAGTTACATGCACTTTCCTGTGTCATGCCCGGATAGCGCTCATACACTTCATCTAACGTATAAGCATCATCTCGCCCGGCATCTTTAAACTCATCACAAACATACCTGTAATACGACGCGTCTTGAGCGGTTAGCGTAATGACCTCAGGCATGGTAATGGAGGGTTGAGGAATCGGTGCGGGTAGGGTAACTTTAGGAAGAAGGGGGACGGTCTTGACTTTGACTGTCTGCGTTTCCGGCAATGTTGCGCAGGAGCTCACCAACACGCATAGAAGCAGCGTTACCGCGCTCGTAAGGCGCTTCCAAGGCTTTAATAGATTCTGTCTGTCTAAGTCTATTGAGCTGACCTTCCAGCTCCGTAGCACGTCTTGAGGCGTCATTGTTTTGTTCTCCATAATCTACTAACAACGTTGCTTGCTTTTCAGTTAACGCAGTAAGTTGTTCTATTGTCATCTCTTGTTGTTCATTAACGGATTCAAGCGTGGCGATGTTTTGTTTTAACGTCTTTACTTCTAAGGCCTGTACTGCATAGTCGGTTTGTAAAGTTATCTTCTGATACCCTAACCACCCGGCTAAGCCTAAAGACGCCAGTAAGCCCGCTGCGGCTATTTTATAACCTAATAACATATCTCTATCCTTACGGTGATTTAGTAAGATCTACGCCAAGATATTTAGCAGCTAGTACGCTAATAAGTTTATCTAACGTAGATGGGGGGTTGGGGTCTAAGCCTAGGCCTGCAGCGGCACGTGTTTTCTTATCTTGCGTGCGGTTATTAAAATAACTACGCAATACAAAAGCCGGTAGCCCAAGTAATGCGGTTATCTCTTCCCAACCAGGTAAATCTATTTGTCCTGAAACCACACCCTTTACCATAGATACCATATATGTGGCATAAAAGGCAGTAAACAGAATAGCCATTAACCACGTAATACGTGGTCGTGTCTTACCACCCTTAGCATCTTCCTTAGATAAGCTCTCCTGAACCGCGTTAAACTTATCAATGTCTATATTCTTTTGTTCTAACATACATCATAACCTGTTTTTAAACTTGTTCATAAAATGAACACAATACATAGACGGCATAGAGAAGAGCATTTAGCTCTTCTCTAAATATTAAACCGTATCATCAAACCATAGCGACAATACCACTGCGGTGGTACCCGCATCGTATTGCTGTCTAATATGATTGATCAATGTGTCATTTTCATAACAAAACACACGCTGTGTTTCTAAGTTACGTATAATGATGTCAATTAAATCTCGCATATCACGATCAATAGCATCTTCAGAAAGTTTAGTATCTAGATGATGTCTAACCATTCCAACTGCTAAGCCTGCTGCTTTGCGCTGCCAGTTTTTATCAGTATGCATGTCGCTAACGACAGTATGATGTTTGGACGTATTAATGTGTTGACCACGTATGACAACGCTTGCTTCAAAGGTAATCTTCACCTATTCTTCCTCATCTGGATATTCTTCATCTCTACCATGCAACTGGTATAGTTCATTTCCACTGGTGTGATCGAGTATATGTTCTAAGTTGCCATGATCGTTAGTGAAACACATGCCTTTAGGTAGGAACGTGCGATGGAAACGATTATGCCACTGACCTGTAAACTTAGTGGGTTTACCATTTCTGTAATGGGTTGGTGCACATACACAACACAATACCATGTCGTTAGGGACGTTATCAAAATGTACTTCGTTACGACGAACGTTGTGGTATAGACCTAGTGCGGTGTTCTCAGCTACACCGCATTTAATACATTGGAATATAGACATACTACTTACTCTTAGATGGATTGATTTAATGCAAAGATCACATCATCAGCCACCATAGAGAACGTTTGGTCCGCATTGATAATTAAGGTTTTATTATCATCACCCATCACCTTATCATAAGCGCTAATAATCTCACCGTATCGACGATGCCACATCGTAAACGTACTAAGTGGCGCATCATCGTTCTTATCGGCAACATCACCACGACCAGCACCAGAGGTACAGCGCTTCTTAGCTACCTTAGGTGATACGTCTAGGTAGAACATAAAGTCAGGACGCTGATACGTGTTTGCTATCTCTTCAATAACAGGATGAAGAGGCTGACTAGAGTAATAGTCCCACTGATACGCTAATGTAGACATCCAGTAACGATCTAGTATTACCCACTTCCCTTCATCTAATAGTGGCTGTACTACATCTTCTAAAAGACGTCGTCTTGCTAGCCACAGTAGTTCAGTTTGCGTTTCAACACTGATATCGCTATCGGGATGTTTAATTAACGTCCTTACCGCTTCCCCTATGGGCGTGCTTCCCGGCTCTCGAAATGTTAACGCTTCAACGCCTTGTACTTCTTTTAACCAAGTAATGATACGTTCAACAATAGATGTTTTACCCGCACCCTCTATACCTTCTACAACAATAAGTTTACCAGACATACTACACCTTTGAATAAGTAAGATGGTTTTCCCATGCCGCTTGCAATGCGTCATGGATATAGTCTGCTACTTTATCGCTGGGAATATTTAAATCAATAGCAGTTAACACAGTAACCTCTAAGATGGCATTATCAGCAGCAGATTCACCAGACCGAGAAACGCACCAGTTGCGACTATAAGTACCTTCTTTATCACCGTGTTGTTGTCTGAAATGATTAAGTTGATTTTTACCAATATACCACGTATACAACGCTTCAAAACTCAGCCCTAAATCTTCCATAATACGCATGAAGTAAGTGATATCAGGTTCACGAAACTCAATGGTATCGTTAATAAAACGCTCTACATCAACGCAGAGTTCTTCCACACCCTCTGGAAAGGTTAACGGTTTCCCAAGCGGCCCTTCATTTAAAATACTATCCGCTAGGATAATAGCCACATCTTGAAATGATTCTTCTTCATCACGACGTTGTAATAGATGTGATAGATAGAAATGCCAGATATCGACAACCTCAAGCTGAGCCTGTTTAATGCTAACTTCGCCTTTCTTCCACCATTCCCAGTCAACCCATTCGGTAACCAGCTCAGATGCCTCTGTCCACATAGCGCGATACCAGGGACGTTCTAGACTTACCCAGTCTTCCGTTTTATTCATCACTACATTAACATCATGTTGTTTTTGAAGCATGTCAGTTAATGCGTTTATTAATTGCTCTTTATCCATTATCTTTATCCTTACTAGGTAAAATGTAATCGTTAATCTGATCGATAGTATAGCCTTTAGGATCCGAAGACCATAATACTTGAGAGATATCAACATTAAATGTGTAAGTCTTTTCACATACACTACATTGATGCGGTACTTTTTTACTTTCAACCCGACCCCACCAATCTGAAACACTATAGTCATCACGTAGAGGCTTTACAGGGTTACCGCATACATCGCAATCGTAGGCTATTTGAATAGGTGTTAGAATTACCTGTCTAGCGGGCATAGCGGCGCTCCAATTTAATTCTCATGTCAGTTTCTGAGTTCTCGGTGTTAACAAAGTGAAGAATCTGAAAACCAATACCGGGCGTTTTAGATTTCTCTAACTCGCTTATCTTTTCAATAGCGAATGAGTCTAATAAATCTTTATCAAAGAAAGCATCACAATCAAAATGCGATATTTTAGCATGCGAGATACGGGTGACGATATAACGGTCAACCCAGCGATGCATGGCCTTGTATACTTCACCGCCTCCGCAGATAAATATCTTAGTACGTTCACCGCCTGTGTCGATGGAGTCAGCCAGCGCCCTAGCTGTCCACATTGCATTTTCAGGACTAGACGCTACTATACACCCTTGTGCATTTATATTCATGTTTTTAGTAAGCACGATGGTGACGCGGCCTGGTAAAGGTCTACCTATACTTTCAAAGGTCTTACGGCCCATGATGACTATTTGTTTATAGGTGGTTGCTTTAAAGTGTTTAAAATCTTCAGGACAATACCAAGGGATGCTATTTTCCCTCCCTATACCCCAGCGGGTATCACAAGCCAATATACCAATAGCGTTATCATACATCGCTTCTCTCTCCAATAGCGTCTAGTAGTTCCCTAACAATAATCGAGGCTGTTTTAAATTCATGCCGACTATCGTGCAATGCGTGATGTAGTATCCCCTCAAACTCAATAGTGTATTTAGGATCGATTCCTAGCAATAACCGCCCTATCCAGACTATCGTACGTAGTGATTGGTTATCGCCATATTTCCAGGGTAGTTCAATACCTAGATCTCGATAAGCCTCTGTGATGATGGCGTTGTCAAATTCACTACCGTTCCCGGTTATATTGATGTGCTTAACATCATGTTTCTCTTTAAAATCATTAATGTCAGCATTTAACCTTAATAACGCTTCAGCCAAGGACATACGTGGTTGGTCTTCATCGAATATTTCTCTTTGAGCCTCTGGAGAAACAAGGGAGCTGTCTTTCCAGAATACCTCAAGAGTATCATGGTCCTTTATACGATCCTCTTGACCAGTCCCATTTATTCGATAATACGACTCTGCTAGAATATCACCGGTAACAAGATTGCCAATAACCAAACCTATAGTGAATATATGTGCGTTATTACGAAGAGACCCTGTCTCAATATCTAAGACACCGGCGATGGGGTTTCTGGTAATTGTTTTTACATCGTTGGATATCTTCAAGTCACTATTCCTTATTATCTAATTTAAACTGTTTAACAAGACTTTCAGAGAAATCACATCCCTCTAGGTCTTTCAAAAACATAAGGTAGGCAATGCAGTCTATAATCTCACCCTTCTCTAGATGGGTTTTTAAAGCGGTCACGCATTCTTCAGGGGTGTTAAAGAACCGTCCTTCGCCCACTGTAGCGTTTGGTGGCGGATAACGCCAGCCTTTAGTCAGACCATGTTTAACTTGCGCATTACGTAATTTAACCAGAACATCATCGGCGGCTCTAACAACAGTGTTGAATGTATCATCATGTAGATCTTCAACGTTAACTGGATTATAGCTACTCATCTAACTCTCCGTTGTAGTGAAAAGGAATGTCATAGTTGTTACAAATACGTTCAAACATTCCTATTAATAAATGACGATGACAAAACTCACCAGCCTTACAATAACAACCAAAGGCAACGTGTTCTCGCTTAGCCATTGCTTCAAAAAGGTTTCTATAACGTCTATAGCGATAACGCATGAGCTCTTGAAACTTCTGCGTGTATTCTTCTTCCGTAATCTCTTTACGTTTATAGGCCATCAGTAACCCCCATGTAGGAGCTAGCCAACGATGACCACTCTTAACCGACGCATTAATGATAGTAATATCTTCAACGCCTTCTATGGATTCTATCTTACCTATTTGATACGTATAACATTGCATGTTTATATACCTCTATAGGGTTTCTCAACGCTGTTAGAGTTAACACGGCATAGAGGTCAGGGTTACCCCTGACCGACTCTAGGCTTACCTACAGGGCCCTCATCAGGCCGTATAGTTTCAAGTAGATTGCGTGATTCTTCATTGATCCGTTTAATCCTAAGTAATAAATCAATAATCTGGCGACTATTTAATTTAAGTGATTGAGAAGCAAGACTTCTATCTTTTTCGATATATTCCTGTTTCTCATTCATCTCAGCAATTAACTGATCAATGATATCCTCCAAAGGTATACCATCTGGATTATTACGTGACATTAAAATAGGCGTGGTGCCCATCTTGTCTAACTTTCGAGTTACGTGAGTAAGTTGCGCCATTGGGTCAACTTTAGCCTGAATGACTTGCTCAATCTCAGCTAAAGTCTCATGACCTACATTAGTGGGTGTAACTAGAAAGAACGTTTTCATCACGACCTCTTCAAATAAGTATTAAACTGCATCTGATATAACCAATAGGCAACTGCTACCGCATCCACGCTATGTTCGTCTAAAGTCTCTACATTAAGACCATCTGCCCAACTAATACCATCATGGTCAATTAGGGCGCGTTGCATGTCGTCTTTATCTTTAGATGAACCTGATACCCCTAGGGCGTTCTTAACACTCTTAGGGTCTATCTCATTGAGCTTAAGGGCAAAGTCATGATAGATCAGCGCCTGGGTTACTGTACATACGCATTCTTTAAGCGCTCCATAGGCGGCAGGAAAACGTCCTAAGAAAGGTGTTTCAATAGCCACCGCATGAGGTTCCCATTGATCGAAAAGCTTAACAATAGCATTATAATGGCCATGTAATTTGGCTACACGATCACCATGTACTTTTGCAATATGCGAATAACGCTTAACATGATCTTTCCCTTTAAAGGTAAATGACTGGACGCAGGTAACTTTATAGGTTTTAATATCAACCTCTAAAATCCCCACGCCCATATTATCTACACTTGGATCAAATCCAATGATCCGATATGTATTTACGCCAAACATAGTTAGTCTAACCTATTATTATTAAGCCTGATAACCAGCATCTTACGCTGTGCGGCGGCAAGCGATAAATTAAAACGATGAACACTGCCGTTATCGTTTATCTCAAGAGGAAGTTTACAATTAGAAATGTAAAGACCTCCACAACGATTACAATGACACGGCCACGCATTAGCACCGTATAACTGTTCGCGTGTATTATCGCTTATCGTACTTAGCACCACGATACCGCCACAATCCTTTGTCTCACACTTGTAGTTTAACGTGTGGGTGAAGGTGCTTGAGATTTTAATATGGTCAGCTAACATAAGTCACCTGTTAAATAGCAAGTGACTCAGTACCACCTAAATTAAACTCAAGCGTTAAGCTGTTGTTTAACAACCAAAGTTGCTGATGTAGGGTGATGTGTGTGTTGACCTGAGCGGCGATTACCTCATTGTAGGTAAACGACCCTCCTTCATTGTTAACGGCGCTGTGTGTGAAATCTTGACCTGTCACTAGAGCAATTTCAGAAAGCGTCGCGTACTCCTCTTCACCATAGATGATCTTAGCCGCATTAACGATTTCATTAATGATCTCAGTAGTGAAGTTAAGCGTGATGCCTGCTGACGCCGTCAGATACTCGCCGTCAGATACATTAATACCCGTAGGGTTAGTTTCAACTGGCGTAGGCTGCAAATCGCTTGATGACGGTGTATATGGTACCGTATTTTGCTCACCATCAGTTACGGTGACACGACTATAGTCGATGTCTACATTAGTGTTATCTATACGTAAAAGATAATAAGCAATGTAGTTAACGCCATCAATCGTTTCTTCGCGACGCATACCGTAACGTGCGCGCTCTGCAGAAGTAAGATCGTTATCTTCTTCTCGTAATACAAAAGGGAGATGTTTAAACAACGCGGCATCAGATGCCCTGTGGGTGTTTAGACGGGTTAGGGAAGCGCCATCAGCACCGGTTGCGTTTCTGTGACCACCGCGACCTATTGCTAAATACTGCATGACCGGATACCCTTCAGTAGGATGGGTACCGTCTAAAATACCAAACTTCTCATTAAGCGTGGTGTTATCTACGATATCGTAGGGGATACCTAGCACTTGTGCTGATTGTAAAGCACTGGCATAGATAGTACGTGTTACATTAGTCATGTGTTATTTCCTTTACAGCTACTTCCACATTAGCAATACGTATTGAACCTAACGTACGTGCCTGGGTATGAAGTGATGCAGTATCGAGTTGATTAAGGGAGAACTGTGCATACGATGGGCTAACGTCATTTAACCTTAACACGGCCGCTTGACTATCTAAACGCCCCATGTCGGTTCGCATGCTGGCATCTTTGATTCGCATCGTCGAATGGTAGTCACCGTCGTTGTGAGAACCTGATATGTCCAGTTCAGAGATTTTAAAACGATTAGTATCAACACTGAACGCGTTTTGACCTAATAAGGTAGGAACTACGTTAATGTCGTAACTTGTTAATTGATTAAGAATAGATACAAGTGCCGCCTGTATAGACTCAGCAGTCGTATCGGTAGAGGCATCACTGCCTGTAGAGGTTTCAAGTATAACATCCATAAATGCTTGCGCATCGGTTAAACTGATATCCTCAACATCAATGTCATTGACGAACAGCCACTGATCATACGAGCTAATGTTGCTCAATGTTAATTCTTTAGACTGTGTGATGCGATTAAATAGAATACGCAGATCTGCTTTCTCTTCTAACTTACTCGCCATGTTAGATGCGGTTAGAATAGAAGCGATAACATTATATACCGCCTGAACGTGTTCAAAGAACCCTTCTGCGTTGATGATGTTAGATGTCGTAGGTAGGCTTAAGAACATACTACGATAAGGCTCGACGTATTTTGGATTAAGACCTTCGATAAACGTATCCCAGTCCTGCAAGACCGGTTCTACCGTAAGTAGTGTAGTAAAGGTAGGGATAGTGTCTAAGGTAACGCCCAGTGTACGATTAAACAAATACAGATAGAGAATAAAGGCATCCGCCGCACTGATCTGTAGTATGTTACCACTATGCGGGTTAACTAATGTAACGTTACCGCTATAGACGCCCGTGTTAGATAAATACGCCCAGTGTTCTAATAGTAACTGACTCAGATTCACTGCTTCAAAACTGTCGTTAATTTCAACCACAGATTCTACAACTTTAGTCAATACTCTATCACGCCCTGACCGCTGCATTTTAAGCACCCACTCATCCGTGAGTTCTTCTGCATTTAATCCATTATCAGACGCAAAGTCTTGAACTAGCTGCGTTAGCTCATCTGGCGTGTATATTTGAATAGCATCAGCGCTAACTAAGGAATCGTTAAGGGGGTAACGTATTACGTCTATTTCCGGACGAATAGAATCAGGTAGACTATCTGTACGATGACGCAGATCGTACGCGTATAGCGGTAGACCACGTTGAGTCAATAGGTTTTCTATTAACAACTTAAACGTTGATGTCTTACCTGAGTTCTTATAAATGTAACGAATGTTTCTATATAGAAACAACGCCTGGGCGGTACTTAATGTATCTCTAAATCCACTCAGTCCACCACGGCTAGCAAGATAAGTCCAAACATGATAGCTGTGGGCTTTATACGTCTTAGCGTTATCTAACCGTATGTTAACAATAGCGTTAGGGAGATGGCTATACATAACACCCATAGCTGCTGCTAAATAGAGATCATCGCTGATAGTATAGTCGTTAATATGCCAACGCAGCATGTGTCGACGTATCCATGTCTGGATACGGTTAACTAAATCAGCCTCGTTAGCCTCTACTAAGTCATCGTTGTAGTGTAGGATATCCCAATCCGCTGCAGACAATGCTACGTCTATGTCAACGGGATTAACAATACCACGTATTAGTGTTTCTTGTTCTGGGTAACGAGCAAGAAGTGAGAGGTAAGCTTCGGAGTTAAACGTATAGGCTTTCGCCGTAGAACGATGTATCTCTAAACTTTCTCGGGTGAATGCTATGACCTCTAAAGTATCAAGGGATGTTACCGTCATTGGCGTATCAAAACTATGATACTGCCCATTTAAATTAAGATAATACTTCCACGTACTCGGATCGGTTTCATCAACGTCTACTCCATAAAGAGTGAGCTCTGCATTAATAGCAGCAGCGACTTCGCTGGATTTTAAAATGATCGAACGAGCTAGATTAATACAGCTTTGTCGATAAAGATCGTAGGTAGAGTCAGACATATTGCACTTCGCTCTTTATTACAGTTATAGGTAAATACACATGGCAATAGAACATATTCGTAAACATGCCCATCCCCGCCACGATGCCGATCAAGGCATGACGCCAGAGATTAAGGCAATTGTTGATAAGATCGTCCAGCCAGGACAAGGCGACGGTCAGATACCCTCTAAGACTAAAGCACCATCGCTTAACGTCATGGAGACTATCTCTAATAACATCGCCACCAATGTCAATGACGCTAGGGCTATTTTTGAAATACTGCCTGATACAGAAATGGCCATGCAGGTGTTGGTGTCTTCTATTCTATCGCCTAAAGACATGATCTCTACGGAAATAACATTTACCTCAGGGATTGCTGGCGAGGCAGCAGAAGTGGCATCAGGTGTCATAAGAATTATCCAAAACTATTTCATCAAGGAATTTGGTTTACGTCGACGCCTCACTACAATATTGCAGGACGCGTTATTTAAGACAGGTAGTTACCCTATTGCTATCATTCCTGAAAATGGATTAGATGCGCTGATTAATGGTAACGACATTGTATCGTCAGAAAGCGTTAAAGAGTTCTTTGTCCCGTCTTCTAACAGCGTTAAACCTGTAGGGTTATTAGGTAACCCGGGTGCAGATAAGCAGGTAAGTTTAGAAAACCTATTCTCAGAACCCACCACGCCAGATAGCTATAAGAAGTTCAATGCGTATACGGAAGTTACTGATAACTTCAATGCTCTTAAAGTGCCTAGTTTATTATCTAAAGCACGTCAGCATGCTGTGGCGTCTGCATTTGAACGTCAGGGTGTAGCTGGGGTACATATCAGTAATGAGGCAGCAAGGGATAGTGAGGGTGGTGAGCGTGCGACGGTACTTAAAACAGCGTATCGCCGCCGCGTCTATACTCAGCGCTCTGCTGTACAACTTCAGACCAGTGAAACGCTTAACCGTGAATCTGTCGGTCATCCGCTAATAATGAAGTTACCTAGTGAGGCGGTCATTCCCGTTCACGTACCGTCAGACCCTTCTAACCACATCGGTTATTATGTTCTATTAGATAAGAATGGTAACCCTATTACGCGGGCTAAGGATGCTAAATATTTCACCAACCTTAAACAACGGGG